CTTTTTCTTGCTTCTTGCCAAATGCCATCAAATATTCCGTCAATAGAATCATCAAAAGTATTTAGATAACAACTACTCAACTGACTATGAGTTGTTCCACTATTAAACAAAGTTGGTGTGGAACTTACTACGTCAAACTGACTAAGTGTTTCATAAAACTTAATTGCATACTCTTGACGTTCTTCAGGTTTCTCGTTCAACGCAAGACCCATAGCAATACGCATCCACATTGCTTGTGGAGTTTCCATTCTACGACCTTCTATGTGCAGTAAATACCGATCATATATAGTTTGAATACCAAGATACTTCCAATCTTTTTCTCGTTCAATATTCAATATACTACTAAGTTCACGTAAATCAAAACACTCAAGAAGTTGTTCGTCCAAAATTTCTTCACGGACTAATCTACGCATATTCGTAATAAAACTTTTCCGATACTGAAGTTCAAATGCATCACTATCCACTCCTTCACCGAATACTTCTTTGTAAATTGTATTAAGAAGCATTCTTGCAGCCATATAAGCATAATTCGGTTCAAATTCAATTTTTGACCTAGCACTCATAATAAGAGATTTATCAATATCCATAGTTGTTACCTTATCAAACAACTTAATTTTTGCGTCAATTAGAACCTCACTAGCACTGACATTATCTAAATTCTTTGCAGCTCGTTCTGCACATTTGTTGATTTTATCAACATTAAAATTTTCTAGTCTACCGTTGCGTTTTTTTACTTTCACTTGTAACCTTTGTTTTGAATTTTATAGAAACATTATAATTTAATTATATAAATATATTTTACGAAATGCATCGTAAAAATACATACTATATATACGAAATTTTTTATCCAATATCTGCCACATCTTCGTTATTATATGAATTTTTATTGTTCATTTGATCGTACTTTGATTTTAAAATATTCTTTGTCCCATTCTCAGAATCATTCATTTCAACCATTATTTCCGCACCTTTTGTACTTTTTTCATCATATATTTCAATAACACCAGAAGATGTGTCTACTCTACTTGGAAAAGTCATGCCATCTGCACCGAACCTATTTTTAATGACATGAAATCTACCTGTATTACTGACTTTGTCGGTTGCCTTTCTCGACAAACTTATAACAAAATCTGCCGTCATTATTTTACGATAACTATCAGCGACTTTTTGTGCTTCAATAATATTATCATCTAATGACGAACGACTTGCTTGAGATGCCGTCCATACAGGTACTTGAAGTTCTCCTGCCAATCCTCGGAGATCTTCATAAATACCACCTTGCTCTACATATGTATTTGCATTATTACCAACTCTTCCTGGTGATAAGATGTCCGCATAATCTATAACCACCATGTCAACAGGATAACCCATTGTTTTTGCTAAATTTGCATGAGCAAGAATTGTACTAACTCCTACTCCTTTTGTTGGGTACTCTTTAATAAGAAGTTGTCCTTTGATATTTGAAATAATATTTTTCACCTTTTCTTTTTCTTCCACAATATCTTGAAAAGGTACTCCTGTAAAGCAACTATCGTAACGAAGTCCAACATAACACTCATTAAGTTCAAGGGTATAGTGTAAAACATTTTTACCACTAAGCATAGCAGATTTACCGAGTGATGCTAAACACCAACTCTTACCTCCACCAGCACTACTGATAATCACACCGAGTTCACCGGGTCCTAATCCACCGTTTGTTAAATCATCAATAACTTCCCATCCTGTGTTAATGGTGTCACGTGCAGTTTCAGACATTCTTAGTTCAACATCTTTAAGATAGTCATGTCCCATGTTTCTTTCGGTTCCTGCTTTTAAAGCATCATCTACAATTCTTTTAATAGAATCATATTGACCACCTTTAAGAAAATCAACACTTTGCATAATAGCATTTTTAAGTTTTTGATTTTTGCAGAAATTAAGAAATTCATTTTTAACAAACTCGGCATCGTTTGTGTCAGTTTGTGTGAATATAGTTCTTAGATTATCTACCACTTCTGCTCGCAATGAATCAATTGTAATATCACCACACTTTATTTTAAATACATCAAGTGTTGCAGTTCGTTTATACACATCATAATGTTTAAGAATTTCCGAGACAATCCACTTGTTTGCCTCACTTTCCCAATACATAGTTTCTATTATATCGTGTGTTCTATCAAGAAATGATTTATCATCAATTAAAGCACGAATTGTTTTGCTTTGAAATGCAGTACCAAACTTTTGTAGGGTATCCACATCGTTATTATTAGTCTCCGTCATATTATTTAATTAGATTATCAGAAGCATCGTCTGTAATCAAGGATTTTCTTAAAAAAATTAAGATTGTGAAGAAGTTGCATAGTTATTCAGAACGGTCCATGTTTCCATGATCCAATTATGGTGGTTTGGAAAGGCGGCCCATAATTGGTCTTCTGCAAACTTTTTGCTAAATTCAAACTTGTTTAAAACTGAAACAGATGAATCTACATGATCAAAAATCTTTGTTTGAATACTAGCAGGCATTATGCTATCTGTTAATTGCATTAAGTCGTAGTTTCTTTTTAACAACTCTTGAGTTTCTTCTTTTAGAAAGTTTTTAAAAAAAGGCATTTCTTTTTTTCGTTGTTCACATATATTGATTAAGTTTTCAACATTTAGTTTTTCTTCGGTGGCAAACTCAGGAAATGCAGTTTTTAGTTTCTTTTCACCTACACCTTTTATTCCTGCAATATTGTCTCCCCTGTCTCCGTCTATTGTTCTGTATAATAAAAAGTTATTTGGATGTATTCCGTATTCAAATAAAACTTTTTCCGCAGTATAAACTGTTCGTTTCGTTGGACTATAAACAGTTACATCTTCATCTACAAGTTGAAGAAAGTCTTTATCGGTACTCATAATAGTACACTTTTTCCCAAGACCACTAAAATGAGTTCTAGCAAGTAAGGCAATTACATCATCTGCTTCAACATTATCTATGCAGATTGTAGTTACAGGAAGCAAGTTTAAATATTCAATTAGTTTTACTATTTGATATTTCATTGAACTTGACTCTTCTGTTTGATCCATGTCCAAACTTAATGCACGATTTACACGAAAACGAACATTCTTTTTCATTTTATAGTCAGGAAATATTTTTCTTCTTCGTGTACTTCCACCTTTTCCATCAAAAACAATTACACAACGTGTTGGTTTACGTAAACGTATTGCGTGTCCTATGCTTTTTAGGAAACCTGTATATCCACCTATGTGATCTCCGTTTTCGTTTGTGGTTGGATACATACTCCAAACTCGCATGAAAGTATTCATGCCATCTATTAGAAGTGTATCTGAATTTAAATCTCTATCATGTTTAAGTTCTGTTTTCTGTTCCTCAGAAAACTCTTGAAATAAACTGAAGATTTTATTCTTATCACTCATCAGACACCGTTGCTAATTCTTGTTCAACAATTGTATCGTTATCTTCAAACTTAACATCTTCGTCAATGACACTATTTGCAGATTCATACTGCATAACAACTTTGTCGCATATGTGATTATATAATTCTTCTTTTAGTTCAGGATTTTCTGCTAACAAAGTTGGAAATTCTTTTGCCATAAACTTGTGTTCGTTTTCTTTAGAATCAACATAGGTATAGTATGCACCACCTTGCTTAAATACTTTATGAGTTTTAAGTGTGGAAATCCAACTTCCCAAATCATCAATACCACGATTGAAATAAATTTCAAAGGCTGCTTTTTTTTGAGGAGGACCCATACGATTCTTAACGATTGTTGCTTCGCATTTGTTTCCAATTACATCGGTTGTGGAACCCTGTTTAATTTGACCAAGATTCTTCAAACGAAGACGAACACTTGCGTGGAATGCTAATGCCTTACCACCACTTGTTGTCCACGGATCACCAAACATAACTCCCATCTTTTGACGAAGTTGGTTAGTGAATACTAAAGCAATTTTTTGACGTCCAATTGTTGAAGTCAACTTACGCATTGCTTTACTGATTAAAATTGCTTTGGTTGTTGCAAATCCGTCTTTACTATAATCTGCGGACATTTCTACTTTTGTGGATGCGGCTGCAACACTATCTGTAACAATAGTAACAAGTCTATCTTTGTTGCTTTTACGAATTGTTGCAATGATATTATCTATGGTCGCAAAAATATCTTCTACTGTGTCTACATGAACATACAATAGTTTGCTTGTATCAACACCAATAGCAGTAAGATACTCAATACTAACACTTGTTTCCGTGTCAATATACACTGCAACACCTCCCTTCTTTTGAGTTTCTGCTAGAATGTGACCACACAACAAACTTTTACCACTTTGTTCTAGTCCTGTTACTTCTGTGATTCTTCCAACAGGAATTCCACCATTCGGTCGATTTGAAATTGCTAAATCTAGTAAACTGCTACCCGTTGAAATCCATTCTGAAATCAACGACGGATCGTCCCCCTCGTTTAAAAAGAAGGCAACCTTACCTTCATCTTTATATGCGGTATTTAAACTATTTGCTAATACCGATGCCAAGTCCTCGGAACTTGTTTTGCTTGTTTCTTTTTTTCTTGCCATAAATTTAAAAGTTTATGGGAGTGGTTGGGATTTCCAACCACTCCCGTTTTTTGTTAAGACTTAAACAACTCTTCAAAAGCAGCCTCTACATCTTCAGTTGAAGTTGCATTTGGTTTGCTTTTTTCAGAAGTCGTGCTTTCTGCGGTTGGTGCTGAAGCAACGGTTTTTTCTGTCGATTCAACAACAACATCAGAATCTACTGACTCGGCAGGAGGAGCATCTTCTTCAGATTCCCCACTTACCCACTTTTCAAGTGCGTCTTTTAATTCATCGTAACCAAGTTCTTGATAAATATCTGTAATTTCAGGTTGATTGTTAGCAACATTCTCTACGATATTTTTATTATCTGAAATAGGTGATGTATTTGGTTTCACACGGATGTTTGTCTTTGGAAAAGAACGACCTGCTTCTTCTGCTGAAAGAAATTCAATTGTGATATCTCTTCCATTAGTTGCATCGGTGATGTCTCCATAATCGGGATCAGCAATAACACTTAATAGTTCTTGATAAACTTCTTTACCAAATCCCCAAAAACGAACTCCTTCTGCTTCTTCATCACGAACGATGACAGGTACAAATGTACGCATCTTCGGCATAAGAGAACGACCCATGCGGTAATCATCTTTGTCACCACTACGAGTTAACTTTTCAGCAAACTCAACGATTGGGTCAGGACGACCAAACGACTTTGGTGATAAGTATGTTCTATTATTGATTCCATAATGAAAATACAACTCAATAAATGGATTATCGGGTTGATGCTTGTATGGTACAATACGAACTTGTTGCTTACCAGGTTGAGGTTTCCATTGATAGTTTTTGCGATTATTTGTCTGAGACAAATTATTCAACTTTGCTTTTATTTTATTTAGGTCAATTGCCATTGTATATTCCTTAATTTGTATTTGTTATTATTATTCTTAATATAATACTATTCGTTTTGAGTTTCGTCAATCAGAATTATATTAATCAAGAGAATTTTCCGCCATTTTCAACGAAATTGTAAAAGTCAGAAGCAACTTCTAATACTTCATGTGTAGTTGGTAATGGTGGCATATCAGGAGAAACTTTTTCAAAATTTGCATAACTTTGCAATTCTTCTTTTTCCATGTGCCATCTTTCCCATACCATTTCTTTTGCACTTTTTAGCACTTCCAATCGAATACCGAGATTGGTTAATTTATCAGATTCATTTGTCATTTTTTCAATTATTATTATTCAATTACATTAACGAATTAATGCGTGTATATAAATATATTTCAGACTATGTTTTATGTCAATTTCAAAGCATTTTTTTGAATATTTTTTTCAATTCTTTCGCATGAAATTTCAACTGCTTTTTTGTTAATATCACATCCTATGTATCTACGATTTAAAGAATTAGCAACATCAAGTGTTGTTCCACTTCCGCAATAAAAATCTGCAACTAAATCTCCTTCATTGCTACTTGCTTTTATTATTCTTTCAAGTATCTTTGGATGTTTTTCTGAATAATAATCAGTTTGTTTTTTAACTTTTAGTCCAGATGGAATATCATCCCATACATTTGTTGGAATTGTTCCAAGTGCTAACTTTTCTGCGGTGATATTGGGACGATCTTGTTTTTTACTAATTACAGATTTGTATGGAACTCGGATATCTAAATCATTAAAAACAAAATCGTTTGATTTTGTATACACAATTATATAGTCATGTTTTTTTGCAAATTCTTTTTTTCCACGGCCACCTATATTAAATTTTACTACAATTTGGTTTCTGAAATTACTATAACCGAATATGTCATCCATAATATTTCGTATCCAGTGAACGATACGTAAATCCATTTGAAGGTATATTGTTCCTGCATCTTTTAATACACGATGCATTTCTGTTAAACGTGGAATATAGTGTTGTTCTATAACTTTTTTAGTTGGAACTAAATCTTCATAATCTTTGAATATCTTTCCAGTTCCATATAAAATGTCACAATAAATTAAATTTAATTCATTAGACTTTATATTATTTAATAATTTTATATTATCACAACAATAGATGTTGTTTTCTTTTATTATCACTATTAAACTTTTCCACCTTCGTATCGTTTCATCTCACCATTATTGTAACGATAACGAACCTCAACCTCCACACTTTCTTTTGCTTCACCATATCCTTCTTCAATTACATCATAAGTAAGAATATTAATTGGTTTTTTTATTATTTCGTGTAGATATGCCATAGTACCTGTTGCATACTTTATATCAAGTGGACGACCTTCAAAATCATGTCTTAACAAAATTTCTGTATTTTTATATTTCATATTTTCAAGATAAATTACAGGACGACCCATATTAATATGTCTGTCTATTAATTTCTTTTTAATACGTTTATAGTCTTTGCTAACTACAACATATTTGTTGGTTGACTTATCAAGTGCATATTCAAAATACTCGTGCTTCTCACAAAAATCTCTTGTAAAAAATTCATTTAAAAATGTAACATCATTATAGTTCTCACGAACTTCATATAGTTTTTCACGACCTAGATTTAAGTTTTTATTCCAGTGAAGTTTTTCAAAACCATCATCACAATTTTCATACTCTTTTCCGAATTTACCTTTATTCCATCGGTCTTCAATATCACGCAACAAAGTATTTCCAAGTTTGTATGGATTGTTCATGTTATATTTACCACCCAAAACTCCTGCGTGGTGTTTTGCATAATCAAAAATACCATCGTCACCTGCAAAATTGCAAGTTGCCATTATATAAGAATCCCAATAACTTGCCCAACCTTCGTTTAATACTTTTGTCATCCCCTGTGGTTGGTAGTAAATTGACTCATCACGAATCATACTTAAAATATTTTGTTGCCAAGGTTCTAAACGACAATGGTTGATAATGAATAACATAATATCTCGTTCAGGATGCAATGGAAACTTACTTTCGGCAAGTTTAGTTCTTTCTTCTCGTTCACGACGTTGCTTTTCGATATAATGAGACGGATTTACATACTTCTGCATATATTCTTTTGTATCCATTCTTGATACGTGTTCACGTGGACGTCGGTCTTCAAAATTAAACTTTGTTGCTTTCTTTAAACTACTTTCACGATAGCACAATGATGGATCAATTAAATCGTCAATAGCAAGAGCCGCATTTAAAAAGTCTTTTACCTTTTTGCGACCAAACCTATCCATGTACATACGAATTTTATCACTATGGTTTGCCATAACATTCATCATGTTACGATTCGTATGTTTGAACATAATATTATTTTTAAAGAAGTCACTATGTGCAGTTGCGTGGGCAACAACTGTTAAATTATCAACAATAGGGTTGTTTCTTTGTAGATACATATAAGTTGGATCTGTGTTTACAACCATTTCGTAAATCTTACCCATACCTGAATGGTATTGATAGTGGAGTTGTTCAAATTGTTGTCCAAAATTAAAATGAGGATAACGAACTGGGAATCCACCATAGGCTGCAATCTCAACTATTTCGTCCGCATCAAATTCTTCAATTACGAGTGGATATGGATCAAGTCCATTGTCATAACAGGCCTGTAAGCATTCAGGTATTAACTTTGCTAACTCAGGACTTACTCCTTCGTTTAAACTATCGATTTCCCATGCAATTCCCATGATATTAAAAAGGTACTTCTTCGTTGGAAGGTGTTAATAATTTTTTAAGAGTTTTGAATACATCACTTGCGTCTTGCATTGTAGCAGTTACAATTTTTTCAGAATCTAATGTTCCTGTTGATATTTCTTTTTCAATGTGAGGTAAAAATGTTGCCCAACTACGAACTGCTTTTACTTCGGTTATTCCAATTAAATTAGCATACTTTTGCATTGTTTTCAAATACTCTACACATAAATCATTATCAGAACCAAAATTTTCTCCGTCACTTAAATAAAATACGTAGATATTCCACTCGTTTAACGGAAATGCTTTTTCAATGATATCATTAACCAAATGAAACGCACTACTAATTTGTGTTCCACCACCACTTTTATATTTGTAGAATTTTTCTTGGTCAACTTCCTGTGCATGGTGATCGTGAACGATATATTTTACTTGTGTTTCCTGATAGAATCGTTGTACCCAATTATCAATATACCAACACAACTCACGAATTAATGAACGTTTTTCATCGTCCATACTTGCTGATATATCTGATACAAAAAATATGGCCGCATTGGTATCAGGTATTTCAACAGAACTCCAACTACGAAATTCTTTATCTTCTTTAATTGGATAAAAGTTAGATAAATCGTCTTCGTTGTAATCACCTGATGAAATTAATCGTTTGAATGCGTTCTTTAATGTTTTTCGTTTATGAAGAAGTGAATTGTTTCCGACTTTGGCAATACGATTCCATTTAATTTTTTCTTTAACCATTTCACCATTTTCTTTTGGAAGCAAGTTAGGCAGTTGGAGTTCTTCTCCTATCATATCAAAATAAGCATCCATGCTAATTCCAACATCCATTTCACGACCGTCTCCACTTCCTTCACCACCTTCACCAGGTTGGTTTCCACCTTGTCCTTGTTGTTGAGGTCCGTCACCCACTTCGTCACCTTCACTTACTTCACCATTGCCGATACCACCACCGTCGGATGGTGATCCGTAACGGAAACTTGGGAGTTCAATTTGAGGAACACGAACTACCACGAAGTCTTTTCCTCTTCGTGATATGCGTTGACCACTCTTGATGTGCTTTTTTAATTTATCGTCTACATTGTCATGTACAATGTCACGATATTCACGATGGTCTTCTCTGATTCTACGAGATGGCATAATGATGATTTTGTTGACTATTAATCTTCGTCTTCGTCTGCATCACCTCTTGCAAAAATACTACCTACATATGTAAGAACATCAGAAGCACTATCTGCATCGTATCCGAATGATGTAATAAGACGTTGCTTGAGTGCGTCAATCTTTTCAAGAAGTTCTTTGTCAACTACGGTTGCAGTATCTTGTGCAAGAGCAGATAACTTAATGCTATCTTTAGTATCTTCAAACAATTTCTTTTCAAGTGCTTTGTAAAGTTGCTCGTTTGAGTCATACTTAAATTCTTTGCCCTTAGCGGCAAGACCACCCATATAGTTCATAATTTCTCTACGGAAATCATCTTTCATACCATTAGAAATACCAATTTTTTCTTCGATGCTACGCATAAGTTGCTCGTTTGCAGTTTCTTCTTTTCCAGTTACAGGATTTGTAACTTTTTCATCTTGAATATAAGCAACGATATTATCAATGTAGTTTGTGCAAAGTGCTTTAATTGCTTCTTCACTACTGCTGAGTGCTTGTTGTACTTCACGTTTCACGATTCTGTCATATTCTTTTTCTACAAGTTCAAGACGTTCAAACATAATCTTTTTGTTGTCTTCACTTTGAAATCCACTATAACTTTTAAGTCCTTCACGAATTTGTGCGAATAACATAAATGGATTTAAACTCTTTGCACCCATTCTTGGATTTACAATCGCATTAGAGAATTGATTCTGAATAAAACGAGCAGATACTCCACCGTATAATCCTTCTTTTGGAGATTCTTCTTGCATTTCCTTTACGTGTTCATCTGTGAAACCATGTACACTTTGTCCGTTGTAAAGTTTTGCTTTTTGAATGATGCTCATATCTTGCTTTGAACTTTCTTCTAAACGACTTACAACCGCAAACAACGCAGCTAAAAATGTTGTATGTGGTGCAATATGCTTATTTACAGTGCTTTTATTATAGAAGTGATCATAAATTTTCTTTTCTTCCGAAATCTTCAAAAGATACGGAATATCAATTTTAATAGTTCTATCACGAAGTGCTTCCATGAATTTATTGTTGGTTAACTTTTCAAACTCAGCATTATTCGTATGACCAAGAATAACTTCATCAATAGGTACTTGGTTGAAACGACGTGGTTTAACACGATGTTCTTGGGTTGCACCAAGTAAATCATACAAGAATTCAGTTTGAAGTTTAAGAATTTCTTGAAACTCAATCAAACCACGATTAGATACCAAGAACTCTCCATCAAAATCAAATGCACGGGGATCACTTTCACTTCCATATTCAGCAAGTTTTCTGTAATTAATGTCACCTGTAAGTTCTGTTGCATCTTGTGACTTTTCGTCTTTTGGTTGAAATGTTCCGATTCCGACACGATTCTTCTCGGACAAAACAACACGTCTAACCACTACATGATCAAGAACTTTACGATAATCACCACCGTGCATTTCCATAAGTTGATTATAGTAAAACTCGTTTACAGGATTCAAAGAACCATCAAGTTTTAATTTATATTCATCTGCGGAAATTGTTTTATTTAAATTATTAATGATCTGAGAACGCACATCGTCAGGAAGAAGTTTGAGTGGTTCTTCGTTCATTGGACATGGAACTAATACATCATCACCATTTTTATCGGTTACTTTCCAACTAAATGAATATAAAGCACCTTCTTCAGTTTGAGTGTATTGTTCTAGTCCTTTCTTAAGAGCAGTAACAATAGTTGACTTACTACTTCCAACAGGACCATGTAAAAGAATAACACGACGTTCAGGACCATAGTGACGACTTGCACTTTTAAGAATGTCCATAAATTCCATTAAATTCTCTTCAAGTCCATAAATAGATATGTCACCAAGGTTTTGGAAAAATTTATACTTAACATATTGTCTCTTGCAATACTTGAACTCGTCTGTTCCATGAGACATTACCATGTCGTATAATCTTTGGTAAGAATTTCTTGCTATCTTTGGATTGCTTTCCAATAGAGCAATGTAATCCCAGAAACTTCCTGACCAATTCAGTGACTTATATGTATCAATGGATTTGTTGTTTTCAGATTTGATTAAAGACTTTAGGTCACTTACAACCTTTTTTTCTTTTTTTTCGTGTCGTTTTTTATTTTCCATAACCATTACCTTATATTTGTTTTGTTGATTCGTCAAATAATAAATCAAATTTTTATTATTTTAAATAATTTTGTGGGTACTATCTTCAAAGCATCACTTGTTGTAGTGTCAGTTAAAAGAATTGAATTTGTATAATCATTCCAATTAACCATGTAATTTTGATCAAGTATTCCGTTGTTTAGTGTTTTAATTAGTGCGTTCAATGAATTTATAGTATAGATTGTATTAGAATCTTTTTTTCTGTGAACACTTATTGTGTTGGGAAAAAAAGAACTAGTATTTAATGTACTAGAATCTATGTTGTATGTCAATAGCAATTCGTTAACATTGTCTTTGTTTTGCAAAACATACACTTTGTTGAATAATATCTTATAAAAATTTTTGATATTCTCTATTGTATTAGAATATTCAGATATTTTTGAAAATGTACAAAGTAGTTGAGTTCTCATAATCAGTATAACCTTTAGGTAATAATAAATATGAATATATTTTCTCAAACCTTTAGTTCTTTTAGATTGCCATATGAATTACCAACATAAACTCGTAGTGGAAATTTATTATTGTCAGTAAGTTCTTTGATTATATCTTTAATTAAATAAAACTCATCTTTATGCATATCCAGCATAAAAGCATCATAATGATACAGAAACAATTTACTTCTGTGAGTTTCTAATCGTGAATTCAATTTTAATATCATATCACAATTTTGTTCCGTCTCTGCTGATTGAATTAAATAGTTAAATAACTTATATGGATTGAGTTGAGTAAAATACTCTTTACTTATTTTTCTACTATATTTCCAAGTAGTAACATAACCCTTGTTATTAAATTCACTCCACACAGAATCAACATAATCTGCCACACACTTCATGAATGGAATGTGTTTTTTAATATCTTCTGATATACCTCCATATATTAAATTAAATGTTACTTTTTTTGATAACTCATATTCTTTTTCATTCAAATGCTCTTTATCGTGATAAAACTTTCCAAGATATTCGTGCAAAGAATATGAAGGTAATTCAAAATTTAAATAGTCACCGACTAATCTTAAATGATAACTCTCATAATCAATCATTACAATACCACCCTCGTTTCCAAATCTACTTACAAATGAATCTCGTTCATTTTTCTTTTTATTAAGAGCCGCAAAGTTAATTTTAGCAAATCTATTACTTGGACGAGTTGTTGGTGTATAATAATTATATTGACTATACACATAATTGCTATCGTCTATTAATGATAAGTCACCTAGATTAAATGTATCTCGGTTTACATAAACTCCATTCGTTTCTATATCATAAAAACATTTACATAAATTATTTGATAATCTTGTATTATTATCATCTTCAGTTCCGATATAAGAATTTAAAAGTTTCAAGGTATCGTCGAAACTTTTTTTTAGTATCATAATAGGTACAGATTTTATGTCGGAAAACCTTGGATATTTATATGTTATTTGTTCAAGAGTAGTAACATAAACATCATACGATAAATCAATAAAATTATCTACATTTAAAAAATGATTTGCTTCTTTTTTATTTAAAATATATTTTTTACATCTTGTATCAATTAACTTAGTTAAACATCTATTATCGAGTAATACTACATCAGGGTGACCAAATGATAATACATAATTTTCATTTGTTTCTCTGTGATGCACAAACAAAGCAATCAGTTCTGCTTTACTCGGATGTATTCGTTCATCATATATCAACTGAAAAAAACTATGTCCTGAATTAAGTTTATTCAGCAACGAAACAAACTCATCATAAGTTTCTACAAAATTTAACATCTAGGTATATTACACCCAAAAATATAATAAGTCAAATAGTTTTTATAAGACTTCTGCTGAATAGAACTCCGTTAGACTTCTTATTTTGAAACCTATATCAGGAATTATTTTTCTAATTGACTTAAATACTCGTTCGTTATTTTCAATTACACCGATTTTTATTTTAACTCCGTTCTCGTCATAGGTATCTCGTAGAGGTCCTGCTATTTTCCATTTAATTTCTTGAACCTCGTAAAAAGGATTTTTCAATAAACGATTATATTGTTCTCTATCTATTTCAAATACCGTGGATTTTGGATCACTTGATTTAACTGCAAAATATCTATACATAAACTCCACCTCATAATCTTCATCTTCGGGTTCTGGTTTTATATCAATCGGTGATTCTTTAATAGACGATGTTTTTAATCGTCCATTATCAGTAAGCAATCTTTGATAAAGTATTTTACTTTCTATGTTATCTTGAATTTCCATTATGATGTTTTGGTACTTGGTATATATTCACCCGAAATATCTGTTAACCAATTATTATCCGATATTGTGTGTTTTACCGATTGTATTCTCCAATGTCCATTTATGAAATAATGTGTAGGAACTCCTGTACACGTAAATACATCTAGCAACCTTAGTCCTTCAATACCATCTAGTGTTAGTGAAATTTGACAACCATCAAGAGGCATATTATTTTTAACGCAATTTAATTTATTGTTATCAAACTTCATTGACTTAACCATTCGGTTTTTGTTAGGATCTACCATTTCAACATCACTTCCACCCCCATCAACAATAAATTTTTCTTCTGATTCTATATCTTCCTCTTCGTCTTCTTTTTTTCCATCGTTTCCACTAACTGCATCCTCCACAACCGGACGACTACACGCCTTTAATAATCTATCGTTACGACCACGTGCATAGAAAGTTGCTTGTGGATTGTTATCAAGGTCATCTTCACTTTCATCTTGCCCTTCACCACGGGATGCTTGAAATAAAACCTGACCTGCAACTTCCTGTGGAACTGCAACGTCTAAACTAAGATTTTTAACGATACTATTTTTTGTATGTGATTTAAATCTAAATAATTGGTCTTCTTTTTGTATATCATATGCAGTTACTAATCCAGGATATCTTCTATCTATTAAATGAACACGATAACTACAAGGTGCTCCTGTGTCTGCTTGTACTAAATCAAAATCCCAAATACCACCAGCTGCATCCGACACTTTTTTCATAATTTCTTTTATTATTTGTTTTATATCAGAACCGTTTTCCACCGCATCTCTAATTACATTATAGTTTACAAATAAATCTTGTATTCTTCCACTATATCCCTGTGTGGGTTTATCGTTTATTTTCTTGAAATCTGGAAATGAATTTACGGCATCTTTAAATCCATTTTTTTCTGCTCTTTGTGATAAAATATCGTATAAGTCATCACGTGGAGAACTTTGCAATGCTTGGTCTAATCCTGCCAACTTAGAACCTTTTCCTTTTTCGGCATTAATGATTTTTACAACAGACTCTGAATCCATGCTATTTGATAGCATGGATTTAATTTCAGATAATGCTTTACTTGCTACACTACCACTTGCTTTACCGTTTCTTCTTGGTGACATTCTGTTCGGTATTAACAAAACTTTACCATCGGTGGATTTTATATTTGGGTGAGCAACACATCGTGAATTTGCTACACAAAACTTATATACTGGTATATTTGTTTCCTCTGAGGTCTTTGCGAAAAAGAAATTCACAATATCAATAAAAAATCCAACTGTAATATAAACATCTTCGTGATCGGAGTGATAAGTTTCTTTTCCACTAATTGCTTGGTCAAACTGATAAAATCTGCCTCTTGCAAAAGATCCTGCGGAAATTTTTGTTGCATTTGCTCTGTTGTCGGTGAATAGATCGGTTATTTTATCCAAGAAGTCATTTGGATCATCTCCCTCTAATATTTCATCTAACTTTGTGGATATAAATAATTTAAAATCTTTTTGTCTATCATCAGGTTTTGCAGGTGCGTCTTTTTTAACTTTTGTCGATTCGTTGTTTAATCCTGTGGCCATTTGTGAAAATGTTGTAACTTTAATTTCACAATCGTATCCTCCGTCATCCCGAATACTATAACTATAATTTGAAACAGTCCCAGCCGCAAACGAATAATTTCCTTTTCCTCTTTTAAGATGCTTTGATGCATAAACAGGATCCGTGAAAAGTCCTGCTAATCCTGTTCCACTTTCTGTACGATAATCGTTGGTTTCATCTATATCATCTCCACTTATAGGTCCTTTATCTTCATCTGCTTTTCTTAAATTGTTAATTGTTGCGGTGGAATTTTTTGCTTTTTTTCCTTTTACTTCTCGCATAGGTTTTCCCATATCAGTTGGGTCTACGAGAACTCCTTCTCTTGGATACGTATTCCAACCCCACTCGACCAAACAAGTAGAACCAAGTTTAAAGAAATAATCATCGAGATAATCAAGTTGATTACGACTATGCACAAGAAATTTTATAGTTGTTTCACGAAAGTTTGCACCAGGTTGTTTGTCTTCTGATGTAATTTCTGTGACACCAGGTGATGGTTTGTGTTTAAAATCTTCCTCTTTGATTGTGTGTCTTACTTCACCCGCACCCTTTTCACCACTATCCCACCCTTTACCAAGATAAGTTTCACCGTCTCCTTGTCCAGTTTTTGGATTGAATCCATATATCTCGTGAAAATCATTGAATCCTTGAAGTTCAAATCCATATATTTCTTTGTCAGTGTCAGGATGTTTTCCAATTGAATTGGATATAACACGCATCCATGCAGTTTTCGGACCACGATAAATAGTATCGTTATACGAAGCATCAAATGTTGAACTATTTTGCATTACTTGATAAGCATCATCGGCAAATTCACCTGCTTGTGTATAATACATTCCAAAGTTTTGTTCTCTCCGTGTAAATTCATTTCTTACCCAAGCACGAATGTGAGTTGTACCAAATACACTCGACTCACCAACTGTACTTGCTTCATCCATAAATGTTCCCTTGGGTGGAGGTTCTGGTTCTTTAGAAAGCAAGTTTGCAGTAGCCGACTTTTTATTTTCAAATAGTTTTCTTGGTGTTCCTTTTGCACTTTCTTTTTTAGCAAACGGATTTTCTATTTTACCTGCTCCTCCGTCACCACCACCTAATAAACCATTAAGTGCTCCACCAAGACCACCACTTGAATCTCCACCCAGACCCAACTTGCTTCCAAGTTTATTTGCAACAGCTCCAGCACCACCTCCTGATTTTCCTCCTAATAAATTATTAACTCCATTTTTGATAGAAGAACCGGCATCACCTTGTCCAGGATTATTCTTCTTCAGAGCATCCATTGCGGTGTCTTTTAATTGCCCTAATTTCTTGTCAAACATATATCCACCTTATCCGTTTGAATTAACTTTAGAATGATCCGCAATTATTTCTTGAATATTGCGAGGTACTCTAAGTTGTGTTCCTGGTTCTACGTACATTGTTCCTCCGATTGAGTTGGCATTGGCAATTACCCACCAATAATTTGGATTATCATAGAATTTATATGCAAGATGGTCAAGTCTTGTTCTTTCAACCATCATTATATAAACATCACTGCTTCTTTTTTTTATTCTACCCAATAAGGTCGTTTGGGTAATTTGCTTACCACCATCGTCTTCTTTTTTTGTTGTGAATGTGTATCTCATTATACGGAACTTAATACTTGGTTAAACGCATTACTTTTATTATCACCTGTTGAATTTACCTTTAAAGTACCAAAGTGATTTTGTTTCGTCTCAGGTGTTTGTTTTTCTAATGCAGTCATAGAAATTTGAAGTGTACACATCGTTGGATAACGAGCAACCTTAACATTTTCTTTATGAATTTCTCCATTTGCAAAATCGTATGTATTTTTGGCAGCTGCTCCGTTTGATCTATCGTTATTCAAAAGTTCCCATGTTGCTTCTGCTGGAATAGATGTACTTACACTTGTTATTAGCACAGGTTGGTTTCTGTATATGTCACCCAAATTGAATTTTACAAACGGAGGAATTATAAATCCATTTTCAGAATATGATGCAGGTTTAGTTAATCCAACCATATAATTAATTCTTTGCCACATTGGTAATAATTCATCAACACTAAAAGCAACTACATTAAAATCAACCGACATTGTACGAGTAAATCCCTTGTATACATAAACTTTATCTGCACGACCAAGGTACTGAGTATCTGTCCACTCTGCATCACTTTGATCAGACAATGAATCAATAAACGAACGAAACGGAATATATTTTTTGTTTACCAAATCGTGAAAATATAATGGAATAAAATCTTCTCGTGCCCAGTCTGGCATTGCTTCAAGTGTTGCATTCTCGGCATCTAGAATTCCTTGTTTATTATAATTGTCAATTCTTGTATTTTCATCTTTTCGTTCCGATACAATCATGTTTGCCATACCCGAATAGTCTGGTACTTTTTTACTTTTTAAATAATATGGATTGCTTACAAATCTTTGTTCGTATGTTGGGGTTGACGCACTTTCCCCAACAGGTCGTTTTCCTTTTGGATTTAATCCTGCATCTGCAAGTTTACTTAATAAATCGTAGGTTTTTGTATCATTAAAATTCTCAGCATTTGATTTTACTCCAAGATTTTTAAGTGCAGTATTATAATCTGATTTAAAATCATCTGTTATTTGTTGAAATCTACCTGCCTCTCCACCTGCCTGTGCATTGCTTGTTTCTTTTGTATTTTTTGTATTAAGATTCCTAATTGAATGATGTGGAGTTGATTGTTTATCATCTTTTGGAAGTTGCTCGGTTGTTGTTAATATATCATCTGAGTGATAACGATTTTTGTATCGTGTATCTATATCACTATTAGAATTGCTTCCTACCAATTCAGGAATTGTTTGAGCATTAATAGAATCTCCTAGATTTGTTCCTGAACGATTCGCCCCTCCTCTTATATCACTTGTTGTATCTTTACGATTTTTAATTGGGTCGGCATTAATATCAACATCAAACTTAGCAGGAGCATGAACTATTAATCTTCTATTTGAAAATGTTTTTTTGTAAGGTTGGTGTGGTGCAGATAATAACGGAGAAAGATCACTAGTTTGAAATTTAATAACACCACGACTTCCGTCTTTATTTGAAAATGATTCAAAACTCGCAGTAGTATCTTGTGATGTAGCAGCTTTCTTTTGATCTGGATCACCACCTACACCATCTTTTCCAAATGGTGAAGAAAATGTACCTGCTACATCTATATCCTCTGCTCGCAATCCACCCGATCTTAAAGAAGCATAATCTTTTGAATATGTATGAATTTTTGAGGACTTTTTATCTATTCCATACGGAAGTGAACCACCCAACGGTCTTTCACCAGGTGCATCGTATGTAACACCAAATATATTAGGATTGTTAATGTATTTATTTAAATATAAATCGGTTCCAGTATCAGTAGTGCTTGGAAGTTTTCGCCTTACAGGTGCCCGTGGAGTGTATTGCCAATCAGTTGGTGAATCGTATTTTGGAGTTTTATTTTGAGTATATGGTTCTGTTGATGTAGCTGCACCCCATTTTAGTTTTACTTCTTGTACATCAGCTGCATCGTTTGTTAAATCTCCCTCTGAATAAAGTATATTGTTATTGGTGATAGACGCAACATTACCACTATCTAGATTCAAACCTTTATACAATTCACCATATCTATCAGTAGGCATTTTATCACGATAAAAACTAAAGTCTGCGGCCTCACCTACATTTCCTACACCATAGTCAGATTCTCCTAATTCTTGTTTAAATGTAGTAAAACCACCTATTTTTACTTTTCCCGTAGCATTTCCGTTTGTGTTTACTTGTGAAGAATTTCCGTCACTAAATCTGTTTACTTTAGTTTTATTTCCGTATCCAAAGAAGTTAACACCTTGTCCTGTACCAGGTATTGTGTCGGACGCATTAACAGGTGGTATTTTGTTTGTAAGTTCATCTATACCAGGAGAACTGCCACTTATAGGAGCAGGCATTGATTTACGATAAAATGTTTTATTGTAAGATAATCTGGGTTCCATTCCTTTTCGTGAACGATCACTACCAGAACGAAACTCTACTTGTCCATCCTTTGCCTTGGTTCTTATAAATCCATCCGAAGAACTAGAATTATTCCCACCCATTGTTGGAAACATATCCTTGAACATATCTCCCAGTCCACCAAATAAATTAGAGATTTTCATATATTCATAAATATACAAATATATTTTTTTTATATATATTATGGAGATGCTTTTGCAAGTTGTGTGCTTACTTTCTTTCCATCCATATTTACTGCAATTCCACCACTCTTCATTAAATTAATTAACTCATCAAGTTTTGCTTCCACACCTTTGTCGTCTGAACTTGTTTTTTGCATTGGTGCAGGAGGTGGTACACTTGCTACTTGTTGTACTACATCAGGCATAGAAAGTGAAGGTGTACCTGCTCCTCCACTTGCCATTTCTTCGGACGAAACTCCTGTTGGAATATTTGTATTTGTTGATTCAAGTTCTGATTTCTCTTGCATTTGGTTATTTACATTCATAGAACCACTTGTTTCAAATGGTAATTGTTTACCTAAACTAAGTTTTCCACTTAAAGATTCTGTGACTATTCCGTCATTTACACTCTTTGAATAATCCTGTGGTATTTGATTTTCTCGGGTAGACAAGTTTAAATCGAATCTACTACTTGCCATGTTTCGTGCAAAAGAAGAAGAACTTTTTGCAGTATTCTTTATATATTCATTTTTAAGTCCACGTTTACTACTTGTATATGCGTTACTCGTTTCACTCCGTCTTCTAAGTAACTCTTGGTATTTTTGGTTTTTATCTTCACCTTTGTATCCAACCGTTACATCTTCCATTATTCCAAACTCACCTTCTCTTTGTTCGGTTATTTTGGAGGATTCATTTTCTGTTCTGAAAGCAGATAATTCTTTATTGGCAACTTCGTGTGCCTTCTTATTATCCATGTATTGATTAAATTTATCTTCACCCCCAACCTGTGACATAAATATTTTATCAAAATGTTTCTGTGCATCATAGATACTCGGTTTTGCTTCCACCCCAACTGAAGTATTTTGTGCTACTTCTACATTCGTATTTTTTTGTAGTTGTTCACTTGGTGGTTCTTCACCTGTTGTTTGATTTACTACTTCCGTGGTTGGTTTTGGTATTCCTCCACCAGCAGTCATTATTCCCATTAATATTGTACCGAATGTACCAAGTTCTTCAAGTGCTTCAGTAAATTTTAAAATTGACTGAGTCATTGCATCTAATCCCGATACCGCAACTGCATATATATCTGGATTACCAAGAAGAGTTAAAAGTTGTGACATAGGTGCAACACCTTTATCAAGTGCAGTCATTCCCTCACCAATACCTTTAAAACTTGTTCCTACTGAAACAAATCGTGTGATTGCATCATCGTCTATATCTTCAATCTCATCAAATAAATCTTCAAATCCATCACCCAGATCATCAAGTATATCTTCCGCATCATTTTTACTCAATTCACTTATTGCTCCTGCTACATTTCTAAGAGAATCGGCACCTGTATTTATTTTCTCTGCGTTATCACCCAATCTTATATAAACAGAGAATGGATCGTCCGAAGCAAACATACTTAAGAATGCACCGATTCCTTGTCCTGCTCCAAGTGCTACCATGGCCGCACCAACCGCAGTAAGACCTCCAGCAACTCCAAGTAATTTTACTCCATCAAGTTCTGCAAGTTTAGATAACCCTCCAAACATAGAATCAATTATACCACTTATCGCAGAACCCATTGAGTTTATAACTCCACCAAATGCTTCTAATGCAGGAGTTGCTATATTTAAAGCATACGCAAGTGGAATCAAAGCAGCTCCTAGTAATGCTAAAACTCCTGCTCCAATAGCAACAGGAACTGCTATTAAACTTAAACCAAATGCAGCTGCGGTTAATACACCAAGTGCTACTGCTCCATAAATTACATCACCCCACGATACATCACCAAACATTTGAAATGCAAATGCGGCCGGAAGTAACGATGCACCAAGTAGTGCAATTGCAACTGCACCTTTTATTAAAGACGATCCTGCTTTATCTATAAACTTAGACATTGCCCATAATCCACCAATCATAACTGCGAGACCAGTTGCTCCCTTTGCAACACCTGCCCAATCAACTTTACTAAATTGTTGAAATGCTTTTCCTGCAATATACAAAGCACCTGATAATATAGCAAGAGCAGCCGCACCTTTTAATACTTGTTTCATATCAATCTTGTTAAACGATTTAACAAATTTATCAAAACCACTTGCACCTTTCTTTCCACCCTTTGTTGATTTGGAAACATCTTTTGACTTATCAGATGCACCAACTTTTGTAGTATTTGCTTGCTCAGCTGCTTTTATTTTATTTTCTTTGAATCTCATGTCGGGAGTTCCATCTTTTTTCAACCCACGAACCGATGCAGGACCAAACATATCTTTTACCTTAGATGCCATTCCCTTGATTCCCCCACCTTCACCACCACCTTTAAATGCTCCTACAAGTGAATCTTTCAATCCCTTTGCACCTTTCATTCCAGAACTAAAGAAACCACTTAATGCACCAAATAACGATGATAATGTTGCTCTTGGATTTTTAAAAGCATTTAACAAAGATTTTCCTAAAGTTTTTGAACCTTCTAATCCTGATGTAAATAATGTTGTTACCGATGACTTTAAAGTATTTATTGCCTTACCCGGTTCCTTAAATGCTCCTAGCAATGCACCACCTAACGATTTAATACCACCCATAGAATTACTTATAAAACTTGAAAAACTAGGTCCTAGTTTTTTCAGTCCGTCAATTCCTTTTAAAAATCCGTCTTTTAGAAAAGGTCCTATTTTCTTGGCATTATTTGTAAATGTCATAAATATACCTTCCGTTCCATCGGATACTATTTCAGATGCCGACTTCATTACATTACCAAATGTTCCTGTTATATTTTTGAATAGTAAACCAAAACCTTTATCAATGAGTCCTGTTATTGGTTTGAATAAACCTGTTAGATTTGCGATCATTTGTTTGCCCACGGATGTGAAACTGAGTAGAATTCCACCAATTGCAAATAGAGATGCACCGAGTCCGTCAAATTGACTTTTTAGTCCATCAAGAGAACCTTCCCACAATCCTGTAATACTTCCTATTGCACTTAAAGTATTAAAAATAAAAATAAATGGTTGCAACAAGAACTCAACTATCTTTATTAGATATCCAAACCCACTTATTAAATGGTCTAGTATTGGTATTAAAATATTCATTGAAGTTTCAACCACGGGCAACAATACACTTCCAAGTTCATCCAATAATCTATTAAATTGATTTGCTAATTTATTTCTTATATTTGCATTATCCTCTGCTTTCAATCGTTCCATTCCTTGTTCTGCCAAAGATTTTGTTTCTCCTTCTAATGCCATACGTCTTGCCTCATCGTATTTTGCGGCCATTTTTTGTTGTTCAACTGTACCATTACGCATTGCTTCGATTTGCTTCATATGTTGTTGTTGCTTCATCAAAGTTTTAACATCTTTACCAAGTGCTTCAGAAACTGCTTTTCTTTCGTAACTATTCATTTTAGTTAAATCACCAATTCCTTCTAGAATTTTTGATTCTTCTGCCATATACTTGACCATATCACCTTCATACGAAGCTCGTCTCAGTGAATCTAAATTAATATGACGACCAAGCATAGTTGCCATTTTCATTTCTTTTGTAATACTTGATTCAAAATCTAACATAGATTCCATAGATCCTGCTATTTCTTCTATGTTTGTTCCAAGTCTTCTTGCTTCTACAGCGGCAACTGCAAGTTCTTTTCCTGATCCTCGCACAAACGCATACACAGAATCGGACGCACCTGCAATGTCTTCCATTACTCTACCCAATGGAACTCCAGCCGCAGCTGCTAGTTCTGATGTAACATAACTTAAATTAGTCGCAATTTCACTTGAACCACCACTTATCAATTTAAATGTTTCATATACCTGTGCACCAGTGAGAGATGCAATGCCCATTCCGTTTTCCAACAATGCTACAAGTTTTATATTTTTCTCGGTAACCATAGCTGTGCTACCAAGTATTTCTGTTAATGCTTTTGCTGAATCAAATGCTTCTTCTAAACTAACTCCGTATCCTGATAATGATCTTTGTACCTTTACGGTTTCTCGTTCAAGGTTTTTGGTTACTTTTGCGGACAAACCAAGTTCTTTTCTAAAGTCATGCGTCAGTTCTTCCACTTTAAAGAACCTACTTACTGCAGCTGCAAGTAAACCACCGATTATAACTAAAGGTAAAGCAACCGTAAGTAACGCAGGACCAAATGCTTTTGCAAGTCCTATTGCCCCTTCTAGCATATTTTTGGCATTTGTCATTGCTTGACTAAATTGACCCGTAAATGCGTCCATTAATTTATCTACTTCTAGTTTATCTGGATCAAATGGGTTTAAAGACCCATCGACTGACACACCCATTTGTTCTGTTAATTCATCCAAAGCTGTTGTGAAACCTGTTTTAAAACCTCTCCTAAGTTCATCAAAAGCAGGACCAGTTACCGTTTTTAAAGAGGTTGCCAGTAAACTTCCTACAAATGGAACACTATCTAAAATTCCTTCAATTTTTTGTTCAACTACATCAAAAGTACCAATTAATCCATCGTAAAATCCTGATAGTTTGAAGTTATCCATTGTAATTAATAACGCTTTTTGTTCTTGGAGTTCACGTAATGTTGCATGAGATAATTCTTCTTCTTCTCTTAACAGATTTAATAGAATTTCTTTTTTTGCATTTAATTTTTCTTGAATAGAAACAGCCGATTCACCGGATTCTGCTAACTCTTTTGAATACATAACTAATTCCGTATATATTCGTTCTTGACTCATTAATTCAGAATTGTATTTTAATAAGTCCACTTGTTGAGATTCGATTGATGGTATTCCACCACCACCACCACCACCACCACCAGGTGATCCAGGTGGAACTCCACTTCCCCCAAAACCTCCACTTCCCCCAGAACCTCCACCACCTCCAGGAGCACCACCGTCAGCAAGCATTACAGGTCCACCATGATGCAATCCAAGGTGACCTTTGCTATTTAAATGCTCAAGAAAACCTCGCCAGTTTTTGGCAACATCTGCACGAATCACAAATTCCCCGTCTGTTAACATAGCAGGAATTACATCTTTGCCCATAGGACCACTTACAAATCCACCAGTAGACATTTTAAGATTATTTAATTTTTCGGAATTTGTAATTGATGTTTGTAATTGTGATGCCATGTTTTGTTTGGCATTCATATTATTAGTCATATTATTGATTTTTTCTACAAGAGTCGTTGCATTTTGTTCTTCACTTCCGGTATTTGTTATACTGTTAACAAAACTATCGAAAGTTTCTGTACCAAATGAATCAGTTTTTATATTCGATAAAAACGACATAGAGTCCATTGTAGAAGAATTCACTGCCTGTGCTTCTAGAATTTGTTTATCAAGTTCCTTGATTTGCTCTTTTAAATCAATATCAGAAAGTCCACCTTTTTTGAAAAGGTCATCTATTTTTTGTTTAGAATCTATTGTATAATCTGCGATAGCATCCATTGATGCTTTTATATTATCTCTTGTTAAATCAAAAGTTTCTTTTATTTTTTCAAAAACTTCTGATAAGTTATCTTTAACATCTCCACTTACTTCTGAAAATTGCCCTTTGACTTTATCGAAAATAGAAGTTAGATAACTATCATCACGTGGATTGTTATTTTGATGTTCACCCAATACATCTTTCACAAAAACCTTCCCATCTTTATGAAGTTGGTGTGAGTTTGAAATGTTTTTTTCAAGTTGTTCAAAGAGAGATTCGGAAGTCATAGATTTGTCTCCTGTTCTACTTTGATCGTATACTGCCCTCAGTTGAGCATCACTCATACCTTCTGATCTTGGATCGTTTCTTAACTTGTCAAATTCTTTGGGATTTATTTCTTGTTCTATCATCCTCGTTGTGACGTCACTACCGATATTTGGTCTTGCTAGCTTAAAGTTACCTGTTTCTAAAAAAGCAAGGCCTTTACTTTCTTCGACCTGATGTTTCGTGGTTTTTTCGTTTGCTAAATTGTTTTCATTAAAAGTTTGAAGTGAGGCTGCGGTTTTTGCATGATCTAATGTTACCATCGCATTGAATCTGGTGTTAAATTTTTCAATCTCTTCAGATGCAATTTGATTTGATTTTGTTATTTCCTCTTGTTTTTGTTTTATTAGGGAAGGATCGATTATTTTATCTTTATTAGTTGGGTCCATTTGTTTGAATTTAAAATCAGTTCCAACTTTTAATGCTTCTATTATTTTTGCTAATCTGTTGTCATATTCTTTTGAGTAACCCAATGCAAGATCTTCTACTTTATCAGTATTTATTGCCGTAATTTCTCCTGCTTCGTTTTTTTCACCTATATCATCTATATGGTCTTCTATATTTGCTTCTATTCCACGCATCGCATTCGGATTAAAAATAGCATTTGCTCTAATTTTATTTTGCTCTATGTCATCCTCCTCAGTATGAGAAGAACTCCAGGGTGGGTTAAAACCACTCAAAGTTTCCTGTCTTCCCGTGTCATAATCACTGTTACCTTGTAGTGATATTCGTCCTGTGGTTGAATCAACTCTTGCATTACCTCTAAATTTTTCTTGATTTGCAAGTTCCCGTTGAATTCTTTCCAAAATTGGTTTGGTCAAATCGTTGGATGTATCTACGGTACTTGCTTTATTATTTAATGATTGAGCATAGTCAGGATTTAGTCGTGCTTGGTCATAACGTACTTTCATGACAGCGTCTTTATAAATACCCTGCATACCATTCTCACTTGCTTCTTCTATCAAAGAATCAATATCTTCACCTTCTCTTAACCGCTTTCCATACGCACCTAAAAAATCCCGTACCTTTAATTCTTGGTCAAAATCCATTTTCAGAAACTACTTTTTAATAAACCAAATTAATTATCTTAATTTACGGATTTCATTAAGACGAGTAGCAATATATTTATCTACACTCATTCCTAACATTTTTGCTTTTCGTTCTATTTCTTCTGGAGTACCACCGTATGTTCTTTGCAAATGCTTTAGCATCTGCATACGACTTTTTGCTACATCAACTGCAATGTCTTTCATCATTTTTTTGAATCTTGGGTCATGTTTTATGATCGTAGATACCGAGTTTGTAGCACGATCAAACAATTTATTTACTACCCAACCCAATACTTCTTTTAATACTTGTTTATCTTGATTTTTGTTGTTTTTCATGTTGTTTGCCTTTATAAAAAAAATTGCCGTATATATTGATAAATATACGACAATATAACTTTATTTGAAATTTATAGAAGTCTAACGATAACTTCGTTTACCTGCACCTGTTGGTGGTCTTGCAGGTTTCTTACTACTAGATTTTGCTTCTTGTTGTGCCTTTTTTACATCTTCGTTTTCTTTGGTACGGACATCTACAAGTTTGCGTATATAGAATCTGCGAAGATATACTGGGAGATTATACACAACATCTTGCGTAAATGCTCCTTGACTGTAATAGCAGAGATTAAAAATCTCTTCGTGAAGTTGAATCTTATACTGAGGAGGAAGGGTAAAAAAAGTCGACCCCAAGTGGGATCGTCATCCTTTCAGTATATCCTGTGTCCTCGGATTCAAAATTAAATGTCATGTCTAAATCAGGTGTATTTTCCTTGATGTGTTCACGAAATGCCAAACTATCACGTGCTAGAAGTTCTTTATCAACAAAACTTTTGATTTTGTTTTTATCTTCATCACCATTGATTGCTTTAATTACATACTTTAAACGAGTTGTAACTTCTGAAGTTTCATTTTTATTTTTTGAAAACTTCTTTAATGCTTTCATTTCAGCATCAATGTTTTGTTCGTCTTGGTGTGTAAGTAAACTCCAATGAACTGTTTTCTTACTAAATGGTAGTTCATATGAAAACAAATTTCTTCCTTTTTCGTGATTATCGAAATTGAATTCTTTAGGTTCAACCAATGCCAAATCAATTGCATCTTCTACATCTTCGTTGTTGCTTGGATCTTTAAACTTAATCTTATAGTCTTTACCATAAGCAAGAATACGAGCAGCTACAAAAATAGCATTTTTATCTCCAACGAGAATCTCATCAAGTTTTACTCCAGGAGTAACAATAAGTGCTTCTAGCAATTTATCTAACACAACACCTTTTTTAATTAGATTCTGACTTGTGAGAATATCTTCTTCACGTGCAGTCATGTATTTAATATCAATCTGACCACTTGCCAATGGTGAAGATGGATCATAAAACCAACCTTGACTTGGTAAATCAACAACCTCACTTGGAAATTCAAACTTCCTTGGTTGGTCACTTTGTTGTGTAAACACAGGTTCAGATTTAGTCTGTGTTTTAGGTTGTGTAGTAGCACTTTGAGTTGCTTCTTGAGTTTTAGCAGTTTGTGCGTCACGTTGAAGTGCTTTTTTCACTTCCTCGGGCATTTCTATATTATCGTTTGAGTCCATAATTTTATAACCTTTTAATTTTTACTATCAATATAGTAGTCTAATATATATATATACAAGAAAAAAATTTTTTATTAACCTGCAAGAGAAAATTTTAGAATTTCTTTGTGGTCATTATAATCAAAGAATGCTTTATCCTTTTTTCCTTTCCATGTCTTAAAAGCAGTTACTCCGAGTTTACCATCATTGAATACTACTTTCTTACCACCCTTGGTAATAAATACCATTCTACCAGAGTTAGTATCAATATCATAGTTTCTTTTAAACTTACCAATTTTTACTTGGCCTAACAAAAACTTTACCAAAGAAGAATATGCACTACCAAGTCCTTCAATTACTTGTTCTTCGTTATACTCGGATTCAATCTCGTTTAATATAGATAATATTTCAGACTTTAGTTTTTCGTTTTTCATATAACAATAAATATATATTCCACGCAAAAAATAAACAAAAAAAAACTTCCCGAGGGAAGTTTTTTAAAATTAAACTGAGATTTTGAATACAAATTAGAATTGCAAAATTGCGTAATCGTAGGAGATTGTCAATTCTACAGTCAACTTGTCACCAGTTTCCCAATCCAATGTTCCGAAGTTTGTATTGTTTACAAACGCACCTTTGATTGTCCACTCTTCAACGAGGTCACCAACAGGGCCGAGAACATTGATTACCAAGTCTTTCTTGTAGAAGTCTGCGTAACCATTACGACCTGTAACAGATTCGTGTGAGAGACGAACCCATTCCATAGCAGTTTGCGCCGCACTAGGAACAACCGGATCGTACATAGTAAGAGTGATATCTTGCCACTCTGCTTTACCAGCCCTCAACTTTCTCTTGATGTTGATGTGGTCCATTGTCTGAACATCTATAGTAAGATTTGGACGAGTTACTGATTTAATGAGGTATGCAGGTACTCCATCCATGTACATTATAAAACGATTTGAAGTTTTTGGTTCAAATGCCGTGAAAAACATTTCTTCGGTTGATATTACTTGTGCCATTTTTTTTATTCTCCAGTTTAATAGTTTAACTTTTAGTATAAATATTGAACAAAAATCCGAAACTTCATTTTTTCATTCAACAAATATAAATAGTTGATAAATTAAAAAATATATTTATTTATGTTTTATCTTTTCTTAGTTTTTGTCCGATCAATTTTGCCGAACCATATAATATTGCTCCAATAAATTGAACGTGTTGAGGACCAGGCCATGGGAATGTTAGTCCTAATACACCTGTCGCAAACAAAGTTAATAATGCCATTCCTTCAGGACCAGCAAATAAAGTTGATAATGTAAATCCACCTCCTAATGCCATTATCATATCTCCCATATCAAAGTCATAATCTGCATTTCCTGTGAATGTCATATTTAACCAAATATAAATTAATATACCTGCTACTGCTAATCCTGCTATTCTTTTTGTTTTAGGATGCTTTGCTAAAAACGCATCTAAATCTTTTAATTTATCTTCAGTCCATCGTCCTACCTTTGTACTTGAAATATATTCACCAATTGCTTTGATTACTTCTTTATATGCTTTGAATCCTTTTTTAACTAACTTAAACAAATAGTCTAAACTAAATTTTATTTTTGCGAAAAATTTAAAAACAAGTTTATTTAAAAATAGTTTTACCATATCTACCATTTTAACTTTTATTATATCTTTTAGTTTTACAATAAAAGACCAAACTTTTTTGAGTTTACCTGGAATAGCAAATTCTTTTAATACGATAGTATCTTCATTTAGTTTATTTTCATATACAAAGTTACAGAATTCTTCATATTGAATTTCATAAACAATATCTGCAAGTGAGTTTTCCATTGTAAATAAATATATATCAAAGCAAAAAAAAGACCCCCACCGAAGTGGAGGTCTTTAATTTTTAAGTTTTTCTTATTGCTTATGCTTCAAAACTTGCACCAGTTGGTGTAAGATTGAAATCAAGAATAACAAACTCTACTGCACGTGCAGGTTGTAAGAAGATTTGACCATATAGAATATTTCTATCAATCAAGTCTGGAGTATTATTGGACTCATCCATGATAACACGGAAAGCATACAAACCATGACGTTGTTGAACATTTTCCAAGAATGGATTTACAATGTTCAAGAATTTGTTTCTTGTAGCAGCCACATTTTGTTCGAAAAGCAAGAATCTTGCGGAACTTGCAATGAACTTCTTGAGGTTGATAAGCAAACGACGTACGTTAACTCTGTCTAATGCACTTGCACGACGTTGTAGGGTCTTTTGACCAAAAGCAACAATACCTTGTCCTGGGAACGCAGCGATTGGATTAACCTTACCTTCATAAAGTGTATCTCTCTCTGCGAAGTTAAGACGATCCATAACAGTAACCGCAGCCTCAATTCCACCACGATTTAAACCAGCAGGAGCAAACCACTCAGCAGCTGTTTTATCGTTAGCTGCATAAACAGACATCATAAGTGATGATGGTGGATATGGTTGCAATACGTTGGTTGCAGGATCAATAATCTTAACCCAAGGGTAATATGTAGCCGCATAGTTACTATCAATAGTAGATACTTGTTGAACTGCATCGTCTACACGACCTGGTTGGTTGTGAGCACTTACACAATCTAAGATGTAGAAACAATCTTCACGACTTTCGCAAAGGTCTACACCACGATTGATTACAGTTCTATGCAAATCTAAACTCAAACCAGGAGTTACTATCAAGTTAATATCAAACTCGTCTTGGTTACTAAGAGCTGCGAATGCACGGATATATCCTTTAGTTCCACTTGAGAAACGTTTACTACAATCAAGACCTTGTACATTACTTTCGTTAATATCCTTTCCTAAATAGATTGGATGTGTTGGAGCTCTTCCGTCAAAACCACCTTGGAAACCAACAAGGAATCTTCTAAGTTTTGCAGTAGCAATTTCTTCTACTTGTGGTGGGTTGGTTGGAATTGCATCAACTGCATATTCTGTTGTATCACCGTCAACTTCCTCAGTAACCATACCACCTTCATCCATGTAGTACCCGGAACCAGCGTCATCAGCACCATATGGTAATGGTTGAAATAACTCAAGAGTGTTTCTCGCAGAACGAGGTTGCTCAAGAATTCCGTCGGGACTTCCTTGGTTAAATACAGCACCATTGAAATATCTTCCTGGTTGCCTTTCGTATTGAGATGCGTGTGAGTATTTAGGTGTTCCAGTTTCTACACCTGCGATTGGTGAGAAATAAGATCCATGTCCATATGGCATAGCATTTGCAGGTGCTGTGCTATCAAATGGCATTTCAATGCGAATCCAATTACTTGAATTTACATAGTCACCATAGTCAACTAATTTACCTTTGTTATTAATTGTTGTAAAACGGTCACCAATTACACGTGGAATATAACGAGGACTTAATGGATCAAGTGTTAATCCATCATAGTTTTCAATTACATTCTGACCACGATCATTATCGTTAAACGCACGAACAATTAAACTAAATGTTCCATAATCTGTATCTTGGATAGAACCTGGAGTTCTAACATTATATATACCGATTTTGATTTCTCTGTTTGCACGAGTTCCTTGGTTGATAGTCCAAACCTTAAAAAGATTGAATCTTCTACCACTGATTTTTTGTGACTGAATCCAAGGTGTTTCTGCAGGACGGCAACTAAATGATACTGCACCTGGTTTCCACGGATCATCAAGAACTTGCTCGGTTGTTGGATCTTCGTATTCAAATACAAGTGCTTCACTTGAAGTTTCCACTTCAACTTTATACTTTGCACCATTCATTACATTATTAAAAACATCCTCTTGAGTGTTTTCAAAATATGAATAAAGATATGCAGGTTCAACATTTTTCTTTGGAGTTCTTCCGAAAATGTTTTGAATACTATCAGGTGCTTTTGGATCGATACTGAATACATAATCAGAGTCATAGTTTGATTTTAAACTCTGGATACTCTCAATAACGTCACCACTATTTTCATCTACTGAACGCACTGTTCTTCTAAGATAAAGTGTTGTTTCAAAATTACCAACGATGACTTCGTTACCTTCTTCATCGATAACTTCACCATCATAATACATTAATGCGGATTCGTTGTCGATCATAGAACCTTCAAATCCGTCATAGGTCGCATCCCTTGCAGGTTGACCATTGTCTGCCCACAATGTATTTGCGAGAACACCGATAACTGCTTCGTCACCAACTTGAAGTTCTGATTCTCCAGATCCACTTAATGTGCCACTCAATGTGCCACTGAAATCTGCTACGTCTTGTACGACTGCTTTAACGATAAGAGCATTCTCTTGTTTATATCCACCAAGGTCTCCTACACGAACAATAGTTACAACACCTTGGTGCTTTAAATATTCACGTGCGGTGAATGGTTGATAATATTTTCCTTCAGGAATACCGAATAAATCTTCTAGTTCTGCAACAGTTCTTATGATTGTTGGTGAGTACGCAGGACCACGACTAAATGGTCCAATGACTGCACCTCCAATCTCAGAAATGCCCTGAGATAGAAATGTATTATCGATTTCCTTTGTGAATACTGCTGGACTTACAATTCGTTCTGCCATCTGTTATGTCTCCTTTTTGGGTTATGGGTTGAAATTATGGATTTTTTATTAAACTTTATTGATAAATATGTTCTGAAAATTTGAAAAACATTATATTTATCAAATAAATTAACTTCTGATATAGAATCCAGACTCTAAGTCTATTTCCCCATCTCCGTATTTACGTACTATTCTTTCTTTGAAGTTCTTTTCTTTCTTTTCAACCTCTTCATATAACAGAGTATATTCTTGTTCAAAGTTTTCTATTTTTTTACGTTCTTGTTCAAGACGTTTTTTTTCTAAAGAAAGTTGTCCAAATTTTATTAAAACTTCTTGATACTCAGTATTAATCATTAGTATCTCAGATAGTTCATCTTTGGTTAATTTAGTTTCATTTTTTTTCATTACCATTAGAATATCTTATATGGTAAAAAAAATCAAGAAATATATTTTATTAAATATATTTTATTGTTATTATTTCTACTGATGATTCGTGTGTTGATATTCTTATATTTTTATCATTTAGTGAGAGTGTATGTGATTCATCTGTTTTCATATAAACCTCAGTTTCACTTTCATAATCAAATATAAAATAATCCTCTTCATCTACTGCATCAACCACAACTTTATATTCATTATCTTCTATTACTAATGTATATGAATCTTCGTCATTCCAAATTCTGATTTCAAATTCGTCACCAACATCACCGACCAAATATAATTCAGTATTTTTTCTATTGAAAATTAAATTCTTTTTAAAACCTGCATTTCTTATAGATTGAGGTCGTGATGACATACTCGGTGTATCGGAAATAACTTCTGTTCCAAATAAAACCTTTCGGTTGGTTAGTTTTCTTTTGGTAGTTTTTGCGTTATCAAACATTTCAGGGATCAAATAAGCATTAACCGTAAGTGAAAATGTTGTATTCACGACTCTATCATCGTCCGATGGAACTTCTACACTATTTGAAAATGTATCTACACCTACACGGAATTTTAATCTTTCAGGGTCTCCCCAATAATCATTACTTGCCCAATTAATTGCCTCAACAAGTGTATTCATTTGTTGTACATATTCCGTTGTCATTGTAAAATCGTAATTCAATACTACATGATCCGGAAAAGTTACATTATGAACTTCCATAACAGGTTTGCTTTGAGTTAATGCAGAAAATTTATCATACATATTCTTTTTATCAAACTTTTTTACAAACGGAACACTTAAATGACGATTAAATGTAACAAACGAATCGTCCTTAGAAACACTTGTTCTTGTAAAAATAATCATGGGTTTTTGCACCTGTCCTTTAGAATCACGGTAAACTCCATCCGCTTGAATTGCCCCCCATCGTTCAGGAGATGCATGGCGAACTGGAACCTGCAATAACTCACCATTTGCAGAATCAACTTGTGGATTAATAACATTTACAAAATATTCATATAGAATATTGTCAATATCCATAAGTGTTATTGAATATTTTTCAAACGAAGTATCTTCGGCAGTATCCATTCTAAGTTTATCAGAACGATTATCCGAGTATTCTGATTTATTTGACTTCTTTAAGTTAGACATATATTTGTTGTTACTTAAAGTTGGTGGACTTGTATTTAGTTTTGCTTTAAATGTTTTCTCGTCGGATCCAGAAAGTTTTCTTAAAGTAATAAATGGATTATTTACATTATCGTAATTCATTATATGTTTCTCTCGGTAAGATTTATACGACTTTGTCTAGTTAAGTGTGCATTGCATACTAAACTATAATTCTTTTCTGGTTGACCACCTAAAAATTGATTTTCTATTACATTAGAAATTTCAAAATAAGCATTTTCCCACTCTACAATATCACCAACTTGTGGATAAATGTTTTTAAGTTCACATAATTTTTGATGGAATTTAAATATAGTTCCTTTTTTAACATCAGGACCAAATCCCTCGTATATTGTTGATTCAGGATCAGTTTCTACCAAACATCCTGTTTCTACACCAGGAAAATATATTTTATCAATTGCTTCTCCGTATACATTTGCTTGAGTTTCTTGAGCATTTATTTTAAATATTACAACAACTTGTTCTATTATATCACCTAACAATTCACCGTTCAGACTATTCATAAACCGAACATCACGTCTTGAAAAATACCTACCTCTTGACATCTCATTATCCTATATATAAAAAGTTTGGGACCTTTCTTAAATTTTCTTGTAGATTATCTGATACTTGATTTAGTTGCTCACTCGTTGTACTGCGACTTGTTACTTCTAAATCCTCCCGTAACTCAGTTATCAATTGTTCTTTTTCTTGTTGTGCTTCTGCTCTTAATGCATCTCCGTCTAGAGATGTTTCACCACCTGGAATTGGAATGCTTTGATATTTTGCACGAATTGCTCCCAATAATTCTTTGCACAAAGATAAATAGTATTTCATTATCCATCGTTTTCCTACATCGTTTATTCCAGAAAAAGTATGAAATTGATAAGGAACATTACTAAAGTCGGTAATTGTACTATCTTCTGTTGTATTTGATGAAGTAGATGTAGTTGTAGAAGATCCTGAATCTACACCTGTTTGTGTGTTATCAATTACAACGTGTTGGGTCGTTTCTTCAGTAACACTTGTTTGTGTCTTTGGCATTGTATTAAACTCGTCTGCATCAACATAGTTTTGAACTGCAGCTATATCTCTTTCTCGTTTATAAACATAATCAAACCACAATGTAAAATCTTTTTCAGGTACAGGAAATAACGTAAGTTTATTATTTACTATTTCAAATCCGTATGCACTTCTACGTATTTGTTCGTTAAACTCGATTGCCTGTAAACGCATTAAGTCTTCGTTTAGAGGACGAAGCAGAAATTGTGTTCCAACAGGAGACATTCCAGCCCAATTAAACTCACTTAACAGATTACTATGACTCATACCAGAATTAGACATAGGATCATAGATTTTATTCAATGCAGGTGGTGGGTTATGAAATATTCTTTTTACCTCAATTTTTTCAGGTCTTTTTTCACCTGTTTTTGCATCTATATAATACTTGTCAAATAATCCTTGTAGGTCATAGGTTTGTACACCTTTTTTAACATTTAGTTTTTGCTTTCTCCAATCTACATTACCACCAACACCCACTTCCGCACCATATGCTTCTGATAATTTTAAATAAAACGGAAGTGGTTGTGTGTTCATAACCGTAGTAGTTAAATTTACACTAGACGAAGTACCCTTTAAACTATATAAGTTTTGCTTAATAGAGAATTGATTGATTTGTCCTGAATATTCTGTTACTGCTTCTTCGTAACAAGCATAAAATTGCATATCAATCATTTCAACATCAACCACAGGGTACCCAAGTCTTCTAGCTGCCCAGTCGGCAGCCCTTGGTGCAAATGCTACAAAGTCCACATCATCATCAAAGAATCCAAATGGTGTTTTACCTACGGGTGATGTTACAACACCTTCCCATCTTATTCGTTCTAGTTCAGGGTTTTCGTTATTCTCCATGTGTATAAATATTATGCTATATTCATAATCGTTATAAAATAAAAGAGGGGTTCAAAAGAACCCCTCTTAAATTTTGTGTTATCCTTAACAGAATTACAGAGAATCTGTACCTGTAACGGAGAGTTTTCCGTAGAATTCTGGACGAACCATCTTCTTAGCATAACGAGTCATTACTCCACGACGTGGTGTGAAGTTAACTGGATCGTATACCAAAGGAGTTTGGATCAACGGAATGTACGGAGCATAAACTGCACCTGTTTCAAGGAAGTTTGTTCCACGGAATCCAACAAGAACGTCACCACTTGTCATGTATGGGTTCTTGTAGACTTGGAAACGATTGTTCAATGCACCAACCTTGGTAACACCCATTGCGAACTGAGACTGATTTCCGTCTGTGTCAGCTGCATATCCTGGGATACTTTCAAGAACGGTAGCAACTTGTGGAGAACAAACCAAGAAGTTTGCACCACCACGAAGAGTCAATTGATGAATTGTGTTACTCACCTTTTGAATCTTTGTACCGAGTTTCTGAAAGAATGTTCCCTGGGTTTCACCACCAGTAAGAGCACCGTTTGCCTCAAATGTTCCACCGTCTGTGTGTGCGTTCACGATAAGCATATCAAGAATTTCCAAATCAATTTCCATTGAAACGTACTCAGAAAGAAGAGAAGTCAATTCTGCTTCTGCGTCAATACTATGATATGCGTTAAGGTCTTGTGCCAACTCAGGTGTCCAAACTGCTTTCAACTTACGTGTCTTTGCAACGATTGGTTCACTTTTGAGTTCCAAGTTTACTTCAGGAATACCGATGTCTTTTTGAAGACCTGTATCAGCTGCGTCAGTAGAGTTACCGAGATTATCTTCAAAGTCACCACGTGTGATGTCGGTTGTTTGTGCATGATAGTCAATATTTGTATTTCCTGTTGCGTCTGCAGCGACAGAAAGATTCACGGTTACATCACCACTTGCTTCGACATTAATTCCTGTGATGCTACCAACTGAAGATTTCCATGCTCTCCAACCATCAACATCAGCATTCAATGCTTTACCTAGAGTTGTGGTAGCAGTTGTTGTTGCTTCCCCTTCTCCTGCACTTTCAACTGTCATTGCTACAGTTGCTTGTTTGTCATTGATTGAGTAACCATGACGTCCTGCTCCGTAAAGACCACCTGTTGCTTGGTCGGTTGAACCGAGTTTTGCGTCTGATGTTCCACCGAAAAGACTCTCACTTGATCCTTGAAGTGACTGATTTGTTCCATACTTAAAGTCTAAGTAGAAAATCAATCCGGATGGAAGATTCATTGGTTGAACGGAAACGAATTCCTTTGATGCGATTTCTGCGAATACACGACGAACGAGAGGAAGTGCTACTCCACTCCATTCTTCTGATCCAGAAGATGTTCCTGTGCGTGATGCTTCATCGATCAACTGCTTTGCTTGGTTTTCTAAAAGAATGGACATACCACTCTTTTCTGTGTCTGTTGTAATACCTTCAAGAAGTCCTGTTTTTTCCCATTTTGTTACCAAACCACGGGTTTCTGCCATAAGACGTGCTTGAGGATTACTACTTTCTTTTAATAATTTACTGATTTCACTCATTTTGAGATTTCCTCTTTTTAGATTGTTTTATTATGATTTAATACCTGCAAGTTTCTTGAATCTGTTAGCCATTTCATCGCCTTCAGATAAAATTCTCTTGGAGGGTTTTGTTGATTTTATTGCCTTGGATGCAATTCCTTCGGTCAAAGGATTCTTTTCAGTTTTTTCCTTTTTAACTGTGTGTGTGTTTTTAACAGACTCAGTACGAGAACCGAATGATTCACCCAATGTTGCATATACTAATTTTGCTTCACGAACATTCTTTGTGAGATCAAAACTTTCTACAACTTTTATTTTTTGTTCTTCATTTAATCCAAATTTCTTAAACAACTTATTTGTATAAAGCAATTTTGCATTAAGAAGATTTACTTCATTTAACTTACCTCGCAAAAATTTATAAACCTTGCGGTATTCATCATTTTCTTTTTGAAGCTTTTCGTTTTCAGTTTTAAGTTCAGAAATTTCTGAATCACCTTCTGCTTCTTCAATTTTGGTTTCTTCTTCAAGTTCCTTGAGGATTTCTTCAAGATTGATTTCTTCATCGTCTGATTCATCGGATTCTTCTTCTGCATCTTCTTCTTCGGATTCTTCTTCAGATTCTTCAGATTCTTCTACAATTTCTAAATCTATTTCTTCATCAATTTCAGCAACTTTTTCGCAGTTGTCATCTTCGTTTCCAACTTCAGCACTCTGTTTCTTGGTTTCTGGTGGTAATTCTTCATCGTCACTATCTGCGATATTTACGTGTTCGTCTCCACCTTTGCCAAGTTCACTTGAACTTGATTGTTCTTCGATTTCTTCTGCTTCTTCTTCTTCTGACTCATCGTCTTCGGAACATGATGATTCTTCAATTGTCTCTTCCTCTTCTTCAGACTCTTCGTCTGCATCTGCGGATTCTTCAATTGCTTCTTCTTCTTCTTCGTCTTCTACATCAAGTTCTTGTTCAAGTTCTTTGATGATAGATTCCAAATCAAATGAATCTTCTTCAATATCTTCCTCTTCTTCTTCGTCAGAAAGATCAAGTTCTGGTTCTTCAGATGCTACTTCTTCTTCATCGGCAACTTCTACTTCATCAGATACTTCAACTTCATCTTCTGCTGGAATTTCTTCCTCTGCTTCACCTTCGTCGTCTTCGGAGTATGAACCCTCTTCAACTTCATCAGAAACTTCTACTTCTTCTGATTCTTCGTCTTCAAGATCAAGTTCTTCTTCTTTCAACTTCTTGGTAAGCATACTCTGTAAACGTGGTGCGAAAGCTTCTTCAAGAGCAAGTCTTGCATTTGCAAGAGCTGTCTCACGAACTGCCTTAGCGTCCACCATAGCTTCTTTAAGTAATTTACTCATGGTTAATTATCCTTAATATTGTGTGTTGGTAAAGTCATTTTATGGGACTTCAAATAATTAAAACCTTTATATTGTGTTTTTAATGGGTAAAAACATTTTAAAAATAAATATATACTTATATTCGAAAATATCTAAAAATATATAAAAATATTAAAAAAAGGGAAGATTACTTCTTTTTTTTTTGTTAATTAAGTGTTTTTGTGTGAAAATTTAAAGAATTTTCTTATTTCCAAGCATTCTATTGAGTTTCTCTGCCAAAGTAATCTTTGTCCAATTCTCACGAACCTTGTAAGTTTTTCCGTCAACTTCAAATTCAGTATCACCATCTTCACGTGCTTTTTTAACAGCCGCACCAAATGCGTTACCTTCTTCTACATCGTCTTCGTCTTCGTCTTCACCAGTAAATTCTTCAGTATCTTCTACATCTTCATTTACTTCTTTCTTTTCTTTTAATTTATATTTCTTTCCACCTACTTCAAATTCCTTTTCTCCGTTCTCACGGGCTGCTTTTACAGCTGCACCAAAAGCATTTCCTTCGTCTATTTTTTCGTCTTCGTCGGAATCATCTGATTTTCCTTGTTTTTTAAGAATTGCTTTCTTAAGTGGTTCAGGAAGTTTTTCTTGTGCCTTTGTAAGACCTTCTTCAACATCTTCCTTATCGTCGGAGTCTTCGGAATTACCTTGCTTTTTAAGAATTGCCTTCTTAAGTGGTTCAGGAAGTTTTTCTTGTGCCTTTGTAAGACCTTCTAAAAGACCCATTTCGTTTGCTACTTCTTCTACTAATTCTTTAAGTTCTTTTCTTGTAATTTTCATAATCGGTGTTTCCTCATAAGAACATATTGTGTCCTGTTGAAATTCTTTTCATATTTTCAAATGCAGTTCCTGATGTAAAGGATTTCTTACCGCAGTTTGTTTGTGGTTTTATAGTTGTTTCTTCTTTTACTACATTATCAAAAAATCTTTTTGATAATAATCGTGTTGTGTAATTTAAATCTATGTCGTTCTCAGAAAGAATACTTGCTTGTTTTACAAGATATTCAAATAATCCACTGAAAGATGTTTTATCATATAACTTGTTTTCAACAATATTGTTAATATGCTCAAAAACCAATTCACTAAAATTCTCTTTAAAGTCCTGATCTTCATAGATATAATCTATCAATTTCTCGGAATTATGTGCATCTACTTCTGTTAAAATATGACTTCCATCTCCACATATTCTAGAAAGTTGTTCACGGGTAGACATATTTGCTTCCATTAACTCACCATAAAAATCAGGATCTGCATGAAATTCATATGAAGTCATTTCATTTGTATAATGACCACCAAAATAAGAATCACTTTCATGTTTATATTCTAATTTGTTTTCAATCGCAAATGTATTCGCATTTTCAATTGTACCTTCACAAACTACATCACGTGCAATACCACTAAAACTAATTGTCTTTTTTACTAACTTACCTGTAATTCTAGGTGATTCGTTTAATCTTTCAAGTAAAACTTTACGTACAAACTTTTTTAATTCATTTTTATTCATGTGGTTCTTCTCCGTGAATTTCAAAATATCTATTTAATATGTTTCCCATATCTTCGTATAAACTCTGCATTCTTTGTGTATAAACTTGTCGTTCTTTTGCAGTTCTATAAAAATCTTTTGCAAGTGTTTTTATTTCTTTTAAATTTCTTTTTACACTTATTCCATCGAACCAATCTTCCGTTTCGTTTAAAATACAGGTAGACGCATTTTCTACTATATTACATATATCCTCGGCAACATCCATGTCTTTTGCCTCAAGTGCTATGTATCTTTGATATTTTCCAAATTTAGAAATCTTCTCAGATGCTAATTTTTTTTGTTCATGTGAAAGACCCTCATCGGAAAATCTTTCTGTTTTTGGATCATATTCATTGAGTTGTTGCTTTTCTTGTTCTTCTTTAAGAACTTCAAGAATTGTACTTTTTATTAACGATACGGTTTCTTTGTTCATTATTATTCTCCAAATTCTCCAAGAATATCGTGAATGATTGATTCCACCTTACAATATTTTGTACAAACACGTCCATCTGTTACTACTTTACTTTCATTTATATTAACCGACTCACTAAGGTTAACAGGTTCCAAGAAAGCACCACGTGTAGATGGATTGCTTACAAAATCAAATGCTACTAATTCAAAATCATCATTTACAATTGTTTTACCTTCAGACTCACGAGTTGTTCCCATACCACGTGAACTTATACCAAGTGTAATACCTGATTTAAACAATTCTTTTAGAATATTTCCAGACGGAGTGCTAAGAACTTCCACTTCACCGACTAGGTTATTGTCTTCCCACCACATCTTAGTTACATTGTGACTTACATTTTGTAGATTAACAACACTACTCTCTGGGTGATCTAATTCCCCAAGTGCACGTCTATCATCGATAAGTTCCTTGTATTTTGATGATTCTCTTTCAAGAAGACTGCGTGAATATACACGACCATTCTGATTCTGTTCAGATGCTTTTTGTAAAATCCCCCGCACCAATAGTCTACCAGAGTTTTTTTCTATACTTTCACTTATTTGTTCACGTGTGAACTCAAAGGGCATTGTGGATACTATTATATTCTTTGCCATATCAATAAATAAGTATATACATATCCATATTTATTTACTTTTTTTAACAAAGAATTTTATATACTATTTTATAGTTAAGAATTTCTTATTCTAAAAAAGGTATTAACGACTTCATATAAATCGTTAGTATTTCCTAGTAATTCACCTTTATTATTTTTTACTAAATAAAAATTATCACTATATAAAATCTCATTTAAACGCACGTCGTTTTTGGTAATTTCAAATTTATATGTATTATTTTCAGTCAATGTATAAGTAAAGTTACACTCGTTTTCTTGTAATAAAATTCTAAAATGATTTAAAGTATCCTCACTCAAACTTTCACTTGGAACTTTTTCTGGTAAATCATCATGTTTTGTTTTTGCCATTTTCTTTGCGTCATCGTCACCGATATCATTAGCAAGTTTTTTAATCTTAGAATATAAATCAGCATCTATATCAGATTTTTTTAATTCACCTGAATTATATGCGTGAACCATTCCAAATAATCTTTGTTGTGATTTAGAGACGGACTTTTCTGAGATACTTTCATTTGCTTCATCTTTCTCTTCGTCTTCATCTTCCTCTTCTTCGTCTGAGTCGGGATCGTCTGTTGGTGGTTCTTCAGTTTTTGATGCTCCATCTCTAGGACCACCCTCTCCTTTCTCACCTGCGGGGGTGGGTTTTACTTTGTCAATTTCTGAATCGTGTGTATCATGAATTTCATTTTCATCATCAATACCAAGTTCCATCATGGCAACACCTAGTTTTACTTTCTTTAGTAATTTTACTACATCTCTCCAATAATCACCGGATAGTTTTTTTCCTTCCTCTGTTTTATGAACAGACGAAATTGACTGACTGAGTTTTTTAAGCAGGTGTTTGTATTCTTCTATATATGGATCAGCAGACTCTTTAATTTCAGAGTCTGTCGTATCGCAGGTGCCACATCCACATTCGCACATAATTAGTTGCTCAGTTTATTACCCAAATCTGCTACACTTTTTACAATAGATACAAGATGGTCACTTATATTTTGCTTTGTTATATGTACATCGTTGTTTGTATTTTTTGCACAAGCACTTGTATTAAAATTAAAATTATAGGAATACTCGTGTGTCTTTTCATTTTTTTGAACTTTTACTGACACTTCAATATCATCAACTTTAGTTGATAACGAAATAGAATTACCCGTTGCAGTCCAATTATCACCAAACTTTTTTTGTAAAGCATTTCCCTTTCCGGCAGAAACTATTTTTTTCTGTTTGCTTTTTCTTGCTCTTGCAGCCTCCATTGCTTCTGAGATTTTAATTGAATTTCCAGATACTACATCTAATTTTACACAATCTTTCATAATTTTTTTACCTTAGTTCTTTTATTTTTCTTGAGATGTTTTTTAATTTTTCATCAATCTTTAGCAAATGCTTACTTGTTGTTTTCCACATTTTACTAGTATGTACTTTTGATTCACCTTTATACCTAGACGATACATTCAAAAGTTTATCTATTTCAGATACTAATTTTCTAATTTCTCGCACTGCAACACCAACCTTTTGCTCGGGTAGTAAATCAGGATGATCACGAAATATATGATATAAACTTTTTCCTTCGTTTAATTTTATAGTATTTGATTTTTCATTTTCAGTTGTTTTATAGTCAAATACTTCTGCTCTTTTTTTCTCTCTATCTTTATGAGATTTGTTCTTTTTACTAAAAGCATGAGGTGTTGAATAACCTTGAACGTTTGCAGTTACATTTATCTCTGAAATTTCGTCTTCATCAAGACACTCTTCGAATATAGACTTTATTAAATCTTTTAACTCACTTTTCTTTATTTGCATGACTCTTTAACTCCTTCAACAATTCATAACTCATTAGCAAGGTTGTTACTTGTGAATCTCTTACAACTTTTCCTTCAGTTGTTTTATCAAGTTGTGTTATTACTTCTTTCAACTTAATTTTTACCACATCGTCACTTACTATTTCTATGAACTTTTCGATTTCTTCTTTTATCAAAGGAACTTGTTTATTAACATATTCACGCAAACTATTTGTATTTGAAATATTATTTATATAATTCTTTAAAAGTGTTTGTTGAGCATCGTCTAAATTACTATACTTTTTATTAAAAGAGTCTACCAACAAACGATATGTAATTAATCTTAAATCTTCGTTTTGCTTTTCATACTCATTTACCGCAACCACTTCATTTTTATCATTAGAGTGAGAAACTAAATTTTGAATTATTGTATTTTTTGACTCGTATATTTCTTTTGGATCGCAATATACCAAAGGATTGCGACTTTCAAATAACTTAAAAATACTAGCATAAGTTTTATAGTTTTTAATTTTTGCACGAAACAAATCGTTAATTGAATAAGTTTCTTTTATATCTTTTACTAAATCATACCGTGCCTCGGCAAGTTTCTTAGCAGATAATTTTTGATGGTTTGTTTTTACAACATCAAGTAATGACTCTGCTTTAGTTGAATCTGTTACTGATTCTTCAATCAACAACTGATATAATCTTTGTTCTTTGCCAAGACAAGTGTTTTCACAAAAATGCTTTTTTAGAAGTTTGTTTGCAGGTGTATCTTGTTTACCATCAAGTACATCAGCAGTAATCTGCCTAACCAGCAACTCGAATAATATTCCAGTATTTTTGTATTTTGTGTGTTTTAGTTTTTTCACATCGATGCCTAAATTATCATATATATGAGTATAAATATAAATATAAAAGAGATTTTAATAAAATATTTTAATTTTGTTTGTTATTGGTTGTAGATTCCGTTATATGTTTCTCATCAGAATCTTTGTTTTCTTCACACAATAACTTTGACATTTCATTATCAGTTTTGCGTTTTTTTCCAAGAAAATCATCTAGTTTCTTTAAATCAGATTCTAATTTTAATGGAGAATCACCCCAATCACGACCATCAACTCTTCTTTCGTCTGCACCTAGTCTATCACGACCCATTGGTTTTTCATCAGGATGATCGTACTTTTTATTCGCATTTTTTCGTTTCTTTTCTTCTTTTTTTCTATCTTTGATTCTTTGTTGATGCTCTTCATCTGTTTCGTTTTCAAACTTACCAAATCCCCAACTTTCATCATCACCTAGTTCTTCACCATCTTCCTGTGAGGGATTTGCGGGATCATTTCCTTCGTTTTGAATACTTTCTAATCTAAAGAACTCTTTGGCATCATCTACAAAGTTATTTCGTATTTCATTAACTTCATCTTCAGGTAATCCAAATATTTTATCATAAACCCATTCTTTAGAGAACATTTTAGCATCTATCATATCACGTGCAGTATTTAATTTTTCGGAAAGAATTCTAACTCGTTCTTCTTCAAATATAGTAGATGGATTTGTTAATTGTAAACTAAAATCAACCAACTTAGCATCAGTATAACCTTGTGAATATAAATGAACAACTGCGATCTTGGTTAATTCACTTATCATTATTCTTTGTAATCTTTCAATAGTTCTAGCAAATCTAATATCTTCGGCTGCGAGTGTTGCTTTACCTGTTATACTTTCATCATATCCAAGAAATGCTTTAGGAACTTTAAGTGCGGCCATCATTTTGTTTTTAACATACTCAATATCCTCAGTTCCATCGTAAGTCATTGCACCAAGATTTTCAATACGAGTACCACTATCTCCACCACGAACAGGCATGAAGAAATCTTCAGTCATGTTTTGTAGATTGAATTTAAGATTATAGTCCCCTGTTTTTTCATCTACAAACGGAACTTTTTTCATTTTAGTCATAACTTTTTGCATAAAGTTATCAACCTCATTCGGTGGAATATTACCAATATCAATATAAAACATTCTTTTTTCAGGTGCTCGCATGATTCTGTGAATAAGCATAGCATCTTCCATCAGTTGAAGTTGTTTCCATGTTCTGCGGGCAGGTTCTATCATACTTTTCCCATATGGAAGATAATTGGTATCACCAAGCATTCTAAAGTGAGCAATTTCATAGTTTTCGTATTGTGCTTTAGTAGAACCTTCTTGTTTGAATACAACTAGATTAGGATTTGCAGGATCCATATCTTCTATACGAATCATTTCGTATGTCGAAACGGGTTTTACATTTAATACACCGTACTCTGGTTCAATTTCTAAATGTAAATAGAAATCTCCATATTTACACATATTGCGAGTCCATCCCCACAAATTAAACTCTACATTTAATATATCGTAAAATAAATTCTCTAGTATTTTTTTTACATTTGAATCTTTACTTTTAATTTGTAGTATTTCTCCAAATTCACTTCGTGTAGTAGATTCATCGGCATAAATATCTAATGCACTTGATATAATTGGATCAGTATCCATTATTTCATAGTCACTAAATAATTCAAGTCGTGCAGTTTGAAATCCTAAATTATTAAATCCACTTGCATAATCACTAAATAGTGTATGCATTCTGTCGTATTTATCTCTTGTTTTCTTAGAGTATTGTAAACGATCTGTATCTACTACTTTAGACTTTTTTCCACCAATATTTCTAACAACTACACCTGTTGAAAATAGTTTCTTTAAACCACTAAATAGTTTTTGTGTTCTGTTTTGTTCTGCCATTGTTTAACCTTTTTAATATGCCAATTTACATTAAATAATATTTAGTAATATATGTCAATTAAAAATCCGCATCACTGGCAGCATTAATTAAATCACCCCCATCAAAGCTTTGAAGGGGTCCTAATGGATTTCTTTGCTTTTCTAATTTATCTATATTTTTTTCACCTGAATATAAAACATACTCCACCACATCATCTACAATCATAATTAAGCACGAAAACTTCCATCCTGTGATGTGTGTATCTTTTCTGAAATTTAATGCATCTAATAGATAACTTCCCTCTCGTTGTTTTACAATTCTTTCAAGATTAACTTCATATGCTTTTAACTTTTCACGTGCAGCCAAACTTGTTATAACTCCCTCAGGTAAATCAATATTATTAAATAATGTGTATCGTGAGGGACTATCTAATTTAAACTTTGACATAATATCAAGATAAGTTAATTTTTTTACATTTGCCATATTTTCTAAATCTATCCCCATATCCAATAAATCTTTATTTGTAGTTTTTCCTAGTTCAATTTTACCTATATCGTTTTCTATTGTATCAAAACTCATATATTTTGATTCAGTATAAGTCACAGAACTTGGAAGTAATCTTTTATTATTACATCCACATAAAAGTAAAGCACACAAACAAATTGTTATATTTAATATTTTCATTTTTAATCTCCTATTGTAATAACCAATCTAAACTCTCAGTTCCTCCGTGTGGATTTCTCATTTCATATGGATTACTTGCTAAACCAGAGTTGTGATAGTTTTTTCCTACGTTCATGTTTGTTGTACTTCCCATATAATCAAATAAACTTTTTTGAGTTTGGACATTTTCATTTCTAAATCTAAGTGCAGTATCACGAACCCACAGAGATATACACAAACTCATTACCAAATCATCATTATATCCTTGCATTGCTTCTGCTCGTTGTCCGTTCCATATAAAAGTAAATAATTCATCCGTTGTTCGTTCTGATAAAATGTTAACTTCCTTTTCACGAATATATTGTTCCATTTTACTAATAATAAGTGGACGTGTTTTAATAGATGTTGTGAAACCAGGAACTTGTTTCTTTTCCATACGATTTAGTTTATTGGTATGTTGTGAAAATTCATCTATATACTGATAATCACGTTGTGTATAATATAAATTGTTGTATCCTTTATCTATAATTTGTTGCAATACTGCCCAACCTATATTGGCATTTTCCACAACTAATAATGCTCCGTTGAATTCACTTGCCACCGCAACCAAAAGGTTTCCAAAGTCTTTAGTTTCAATTTCACCTTTAAATTCAGCAACTTGCTTTACATTTTCTACATCAAATACATGAAATGCACTTTTGTCACGTCCATCTCCACGTGCAACATCGGCTGCTACTACATAATCTTTGTTATGATTGGGATATTCCCATATCCAATATTCTTTATTTGCACCTCGTTTTTCAACAGGTTCTTGTACCATATTTTCTTTATACCATTCTAACAAACTTGCATCTACAACAGAACGACCACTGCTAATAAAGTCACAATCACATTCTTGCGCCGCATCTTTTTCACCAAGAACTTTTGTTTGTAAATCTCTCCACTTTTGATCTCTATCAGGATGCAATGACCAATGCAAATTGATTGGATTAAAGTCATTTGATCCGTCCATAGTACCAACCCAAGTTTTGTGGAAAAAATTACCGATACCATTTGGAGTAGATAATAGAATAGAACGACCACCCGTTGTAATTGTAGATTGCGATGCAGTCCATATGTCTTCCATGTTTGTAATAAACGCACACTCGTCCACGATAAGTAAACTCAATGATGACGAACGAGAAGCATCTACACTACTTGAAGCCGCACGAATATTACTTCCGTTTTTAAAACGCATACTAAGTTTGTTTTTTTCTGTACACTCATTTCTCAACCAACTTGGTAAATGTTCGGACATATGGGTTACTTTAGTAACAATATTTTTTGCAGTTTCTTGGTTAATAGCAATACACAAAATAGATTTATCTGTAAAAAAGGTCATTAACCACAATGCATAACCAGATACAAGTGTAGATATACCCATTTGTCTTGCTTTTAATACAATATTAAATTGTTCGTCACGAAAACTTTCAAGGGTTTTTGATTGAAAATCGTATAATGCAAATGGAATAGTACCCAGTGTAGGGTGTTGAATTTTGCAGTATTTTTTCATAAAGTATGAAGGTGACTTCAAACACTCAGCATACTCTTCTTTGATTATTTCTCTTAATGGTTTATTAGTTGCCATCGAGAATAAATATATATGTATTTAATTTTCTATAATATAAAAAAGTTTAGAGGTATCGTCTAAAATTTTATATTTTCATACTCTAGTAGATCAGTTTCTACTTCACGTAATCTTTTTTCAAGTTCTTCTAAATCATTCTCTAGGTCATTTATGACTTTAGATTTATCAGGAAGAGTCCATTGTTCTAATGTACCATTTTCATTTAAGAACTCAGGATCATCGTTTATATACTTTTTAGATTCGACAAGTTTTGTACGTGTTTCAAATAAAAAACTTCGTTCGTTTTCAAGCATAGTCTTTTTTTCATATGCTTCGTATTTACCTTCATCTTTTAATTTTTGTTCATATTCATAAACACAATCAAAACACATACCTTTTTTTGCAAGCATTTTTTTATCAAGATATTTGCTTGGGTCACAGGTACAAACCTCTTTAGGACAATTTGGTGCTTCTCGTAGACTTTTACGAACTTTATCAAAAAGAGTTTCAGTTCTTACTTTTGTATTATCTCCGATTTGCTTCCACTCTTTACCATCGGAGTCTGTCCAAATTTCACCGATTTCTTTTTTTTCGTATTTATTGTTTTCTCCTTCGTATCCATGTACTTTAGGAATTTCTTCACCTTTAAATAATTTACGAGAACGTTTAATAACGTACTTCAGATCGTCTTTATCCATTTTTGCCATGAGTTTATTAAAACACTATTATACTATTTTGTCAAAAGGAAATTAAACTTTTTTATGGATTCTTTTAAAAAACAATTTATCAAAAAGTTATGATATTGTTTTCTGTATTTTTCTTTTTGTTTTTCTGTAATATCTCTTTTTAAAAATGATAGTTCGTTTGAGCATATTTCTTCATCGTAAATATCATATTCTAATATTGAAAATATTTGTTTCAACGACAGATGAGTTTCGTAGTAGTTATATGAATTTCGTATTATTAACTGAATATACTTTGAACGTTCTCGTATTTCTTCTATAAATTCTCTGTCAAGATAGGGAATTTTTTGTGGAAGAGTTGCACGATGTGATGTATTAAATAATACAATAACTTCATTTAATACGTCATAAACTTCTTGTGCAGTTAAATAAAGATTTCCATTTAATTTAATCATTATTGTTTTTAAACTTTTTTCTATCGTAGACTTTTTTACTTTTCATAGGTCTACTACTAGGAAGTGTAGGTTTGCGAATCTTTTTATATGCATCCATTTTTGATATAAGTTTATTTCTTTTAGATTCCGACAATTTTTTAATTTTGTGAACAAGCATTTTTATATACTCCTTTTTGCTTCCTCTTCCTTTGAAGTATGAACTTTTATCACTTAACATTTTTGCAATATCAAGCATTCCTTGTAAGTCTTTTAAATTATCTTCTTTTTCTTTATCTTCCATTTTTAAATCCTCGTCAATAGGTCCGTCTATTTTGGTAAATTCTACATAATAATTTCCATCACTATCTTGTATTATTTTACCACCAACTTCTTTTGAATGCTTTTTAGCATCTTCTTTATTTTTAAATTTCAAAGGTTCTATATTACCATTTTTATTTGTACCAGATAAATTTGCTTCACCACCACCTACATTATGTTTACTTATATTAAACTCTTCGGTAAAAAATCTATTTTTATTTAGTGGTGATAAAGCCGCACTCGTTCCAATAGTAACTAAACGATTATATCTTATAAGTTGATCTATAATAGAAACAATGTTATTCATAAAAGGTTTTTTTTCAAGTTCAGGTATTTCTTTTTCTATATTACGAATTGTTTGTTGTAAATGACCTTTACCGAATTTTTCGTCTTTTATCATTTTTAGTATACCCGGATACTTTCGCTTTATTAGTTCGTATGTTTTCTTGACATTAAATTTTGTTTCACGTGAGTTAAACTTATCATGTACCACTTTTGCAAGAGTTGTAGTTATCCCCACCACACCACCAACTGCAGCCACAATAGACGCAATCGTTAATGGATCAACCGATTCATTTATATTTACTTCTTTATCCGAACTGTTTCTTATTTTTGCTACCCTTGCTTTTTCCTTCTTCTTAACTGCGGGTAGCATTCGTTTTGCTAATTTAGCAACTAAACCTTTTTTATTTGCAAGTTTCTTATCGATCAATTCTTTCTGACCTACACTTAAATCTTTATAGGACTTTCCACCTGCCATCTTTTTTACTATTAGTGTTTTGGCAGCCTTCTCAGCAGATGCTTTTAACTTTGCAGGACTTTTCATTCTTTTGGCAAATAACTTTTTCTTGGCTGCTCGTTTTTTTGCAGTTCTTCTTGCGGCCTGAGAAAGTTTGCGTCTTGCGATTCTTGATAATTTTCTTTCTGCTTGGTCTTCCATATCAGAATCTCATTATACCCATGATTTGGTTAATGGGAGCAAATGTTCCTGTAAGTTTATATGTTCCACCTTTGTATTGAAATACAACACCTTCTGTTGGTGCGATTGACTTGCTTCCTCCGATAGCATTTAAACGAGCAAGATTTTTATTTAGTTTCTCCATGTCTTTTTTAAACTTATCAGGAGATTCCACCGAACTTAGTTTCTTGCCTTCAAGTGTTTTAACATGAGCATCAAGTGCTTTTGCTATATCATCACTTCCACCAGCCGCAACGAATCCTTTTACGTTCTGAAGAACTTCCGCACCTAATTTCAAAAAGATAAATTGAAATGGCCACATATTTTCTTCAAATTGTTTTACTAAATCTTCTTTATCAAATTTATTAACCCATGCTTTTAATTTAGGTTGTTTTTCTAAATCCATACGAATTGTGGTAATTTTATTTGATTTGTCATTATATGCCCAACGACCTATCAATGCTTCAAATACTTTTGGTGGAAACGTTTCTTTTGATTTATTTTGTTGTTTATTTAATAAATCTCTCCACCAAGCATCGTGATACTTCATCACTTTATCGTTGTCTTTTAATTTAAATTTCTTTTTTAGTTTATCAAGCATTGCAGAATATTTTGAAAACGAATCACCAAAACTTTTACTTTTAGGAAGTTCCACCACAATCGGTGCATTTAATGAATATCTTTTTTGAACATCTGCATTTACTTGCTTTAACATACCTTTAAGCATTCTAGCAGAGTCTTTTAATTCTGCGGTAATATCGTTTCCATCGGAATCTTCACTTACTGCTTTTCCTGCGGAATTGTATGCCTGTGTTCCGTGAAATACCAACATATCTACATTCTGAGGAATAACATTTTGAGTTGCGGGTGTCATTACCTCTATATTCATAAAACGTTCACCTTCTTTGAATACCTTACTTCGTTGTTTTTCACTCAACTTGGATATAGCAGATTCTAAATCAGTAACTGCACTCACGAACGCATCACGAATGTTTTCGGGACGATCAGCAAATATACTTTCAAATTCTTTTACATTAGGAGCGGCTGCACCTGCGTTTTTTAAATGCCCTTGATTTCTTGCAGCCACTAATTGTCCATCTTTCCAAGAAAACATTAAATTTTGACCATCTAGTTTTTCAGTTACTTCTTTTTCAACATTTAATTCACCAGACAACGACCTGCGAATCATTTCTTTTAAATCAGCAAATGTTAAATCCCGATCATCGAAAGGATGACTCATATGACCAGCCGCACCTCCTTCTGTTAATAATACTTCGTTGATAGCATGACCTTCTACACCTTTATCTATTTCTTCATCATCTTCTGCTTTGTCGGTATCTATGGTATTTGTTCCTGATCTTAGATCTTCATCTCCTTGTTCATCTTTCTTACGAATTGATTTTTCAGAACCAAGAAAATCTACAAGTTTATATCCTGCAGTTTCTGCAACACCATTTATGAAATTGACCCACTGAGTGTGTGCTGATTGTGATTTCTCAAAATCTATTTGATTCATTGGAGTATTTGCATCTATATCTCCTGCAGGATAAAAACTTACCGCAGGAACTGGTCCTGCATATTTTCCCCATTCACGATAATCTGCATTACGACCTAATCCATGTTTTCCTACTACATAGTCAAGTAAATCATAACCTAATTGTTGTGCTCGTTTACTTGTATTTCCTTCGTATGATTGTCCAGGGTAAAACATACTTGGTCCATCGTCAACCATTGTTTTTCCAAGAGCAGAAATTGAACTTATTTCATTAAGAAGTGTCGGTATACTATTCACGAACTTCTTAAATTTTGGATATTCTTTTAAAAATCCTTCAAATATTTCTTCATTTTCAAATAAAGTTGCAAACTTTTTTGTTAGATAGTCATAGATCTTTTCATCATACCAACCAAATAATTCTTTGAATGCTTGTTTTCTTTGTTCATCGGAATACTTTGGACTTCCAAGCAAGTCACGAATTCTTGTTCCACTTACTTCCCCACCGAGAACTTTAATGCTTACATGAGGAGCAACGATAAAGTATCCATGTTCTGCATATGGTTTTAATTTACCTTTATTTTTAACATATGACTGATAATAAGCAGGTGAACCATCTGCTTTCGTGGTTTTTAATCTACCTGCATCTTTTTCTCCAAATATATAAATAACCGCAGTTGTGTTTGGATCATATTTTTTAAGTATCTCTTCACATACATATGGGTTTTTTACTTGAACTACATTTTTTACTTTGTGCTTTGTCCATATCATTTTCTTTTCTTTAAAGTTCAATGGACTTTTAGAAGAGTCGGTTTTATTGCTAGTTGCTACATATGCTTTATCAAATTTTCCGTCCAACCATTTATAGGTTTTATAGTGATGCACACCCGCGGGTTGAAATCTACCTGGATAAATTCCAATTATTTTTCGTATTTTACCTTCGTTTAGTAGATTGTCTACAAGAAACTCAGATAATTTATCTGTGAAATCATCATTCATTTAGATTTCAAAACTTCAGATAAAATTGTTCTTATTTGTACTCGTAGCTTTTCTTCGTAAACTTTTCTTTCTACAAACTTATTGAATTCACCCTTTGACATATCAGATACATAATCTGCCATATCCTCAAATCCTTTTCGTTCTAACCAAGAAATAACTTTATCTTTTGCTTTTAATACACTTGAATGTAATCCTGACATAAAACTTATTGCTTTTTTATATTCTGGACTCGTTAACTTTATTTCATTTACTTCTTTCATTTTTGTTTCCTCATATAGTGACATATAAAAATCTTCGTCAGAACTTGCGGATTGAAAATCACGATATGCTTGTTCTGCTTCTTTTCCCACGAGTATTACTTTGCCCCTTGGGAAGTATAATATTTCATCTCCTTTTTTAAATTTCACTCCTCCTTTTCTTAGTCTTCTTTGTACAGGTAATCTTTGTTCACCAGAAACTCCGTCATATTTTGACTTCATCCAAACTGGATCATCTTTATATCTTGCTTCGTTCATATCAGTCTTCAAAGTATTCAATTACTTTTCCTGTTTTAATATTATTTTTGCAGGCTTTTCGTTTATCACGATGTAGATGTGGTGCTTTATCAAGATACTCTGTGGTACAATGAAATATATAACCATCCACCACAGGACCTTCTGTTGTTTCTCCTTCACTATATACTCCGATAAATTTAAAGTCATCTTTTTCTTTTTTAACAAATTTGCTTGCAAGAGACTTTGCCCAATTTTCATTTCCTGCTTTTTTTGAAGAATAACTATATCTAGAATGATTTGGTGCTAGTTCAAGTCTCCAAGTTTCTCCAAGTTTTTCTTCTTGAATTAATTCATCTAATATTTTTTCAAAATTCATTTTTCACCCTTAAACTTTAATGAACGAATTTGGTGAAAGTATTTTACGATCTGATTCCTTGATAAATTCAGACTTTCTACCAATCTCGATAATACCGCAAGATTTCTTCGTTCGTTTAATTTAAATTTTCTAATTACATAAATAGACCTACTCAAATGTCTTTCTAAATCCATAGGAAGAACGACATCTTCCATAGAAACTATATCTAATTCCTCATTCACACGATTTCGTTTATCACCACTCTTAGTCATTTTATCATGTGCCATCATCATTTGTATCCACTTTTTACCAATTGGATTTCGTATGGGTTTTGCAACAAATCGTGCAGTTGCTTTTAAAACGTGTGGAACTAAATCTAGTCTTCCTGGTTTCTTTTTACTACGAGTATCTTCAGAGTTATCTACAATAACAAAGTTTTTTCCAAATGAACCTTGAAACTTACCAAGATTTTTTTGTACATCGGTCCAAATATCTTTTACTATTTTTCTTGGAAGTTTTCTTTTACGCATTGCGTTTCTTTGTTGTGCAACTTCAAGTGTTGTGTTAACAAACACCATATAACAATCGTATCCAAGTTTTTCTAGTTCTTTCTTTTGCTTAGATATTTTGTTATAGTTATCACCAGTTCCATCAACAATAACACCAAGACGATTATTTTTAAACATTTCAAATTGTCTTAACATAATTTTCTTTGCACGGGAACGAATACTATTTGGATCACCACTTGTCACTTTGCTAAATGTTTCATCGTCCATTTTGGATAAATTTAAATCGTATCCTGCTTTCTTTAGAAGTATTTCAAACGCAGGATCACTATTAACTATCTTTAACCCACTTGGAGACAAATTAGTTGCTTCGGGTGGAAAATCAAATATTGTATCAACGGTAGCAGATTTACCAGATCCAGGACCTCCCGCTAAAAATACTGCTTTTAGAATACCAGGATCATACACACCCTCTACAAGTGTAAAATATCCTTTACGCAATCCTGCTTTAATCAGGGTTTCTTTGACTTCTTGGTTTTTTTCGGAATCTTCCATAAATACAATTCAGGTACATAATAAATATATATCTAAATATGTTTTATACTCCGTATTTTATCTTACTAAAAGAACCTTCTTTTTGAATTTCTATAATCTCGTCCACCATATCTCTCATTACATCCAAATGACTGATGACCATTATGAACTCAAACTGCCCCTTTAAATAGGTAAACAGATTAAATACACTACTTATGTTGTCTCCATCCAAAGAACCCCACCCTTCGTCAATAACAAGGAAATTAGAACGTGGCAAACTACTTACATTAATAAGTGCTACTCGCATTGCGATACTGCTAATGAAACGTTCCATGCCACTACACATTTCAAGTGGCCAATGACGATCTTCATATGTAATCTTTGAGTAAATATGCTTTCCGTCCATCTCAAGTTGCATACCAAAGTCAACAATTTGAGAAAGAATATTATTAACTTCACTTTCAATGCTTGGAATTGTTTTGGAAATAAGTTCATATGAAATACCATCTCGTTTTACTGCATCAAGATATAGTTCGTATCCTCGTTTCTTTCTTTCATACCCCTTTGCCTCTTCAATAGATTCTAAAACATCTTTATGTTCTTTTTCTACAATTTTAACTTCACCAAACAAACCTTGTAATTTCATTGTTTCGTTTGATACTATTTCGTCTACTTTTTTTAATTTTTCTTTTACTAAATCTGCATCTACTTGTAGTTTTTTATTGAATAGAATAATATCTTTACACTCATAATATTCTTCAATGCTTTTATCGTTTAATAGTATATCTTTTTCAAGTGACTCAAGTATACTTGAAAGTGCAAGAATTTTAGAATCTACGTCACTTATTTCATACGACATTTGATTTAGTTTGGTTCTATCTTCAATTAGTTTTTTATGTTGTTCTTCTATATCACCAAATTTATCTAATGTTTTAGTAAGTTCAGTTTTAGTCTTAACTAGTTCATCGGCATCTGCTTTATCTTTATCAAGTTCTTTTTTAGTAATAGCCGCACTATCAATCAAATTCTTGGAATTCTTTACACAAAACTCACACTTAGGATCATATTCATGACTATCATAGTGTTTAAGTTTATCTAATTTAGCATTAACAGATGTTCTTAAAACTGCTAAGTCTTTATCTACTGACATTAGTTCTTCTTTTATTTTTAATGACTCGATAAAATTATCTTCTATATGTTTTCTTTTGCCCAACGACTTGGTTAGTTCAGACTTTTCGTTTGCTAATTGTTTTTTTCTGTCGGATTCTTTTTTTCTATTATCGTTTGCTATTTCAAGTCTATCTCTTAAATTTCTTTTATTATACTCAAGTTTATCTATATCTACATTTTCTTCATCAAACGAACAATTTTTAAATTGAGAATTAATTTCAGCAAGACTATTATTTAATATTTTTTGTTCAGCAAGTGCTATATCAGTTTTTTCGTTTTGTTCGTTATATCTTAAATTAACATCGTTAAGTTTTTCTTGTACATTCAATAAAAGTTCATCGAAGTTTTCACGATTAAATCTTTTAAGTAAAGCATTTATTTCTTTTATATCTTCAGATGCAGTTGAATGCAAATTATCAAATACATCAATACCCATAAATTGTGCAAGTAAATCTTTACGTTCACTTTGACTTTTATCTATAAAGATTGCATTGTTGTTTTGCAAACTTAATGCAGTTAAAACAAAATCTTCATACGAACCCACATGATCACGAATATTTGCATTTGTACCTGTTCGTTGTTCTCCGTTCAAAGATACTTTTTGTCCAGTAGAATCGTTTTTCCAAAAATCTACTACCACAGTAACATCTCCATTCTTTTTAGTAGAAGCATTTCTTTCAATAAAGTAATCTACACCAGAAATCTCAAAGTTTAACTTACAATAAAAACTATCAGTCTGTGTATTTAGTACATGGGCAGCCTTGAATGCTCTGTCACACTTATCATATAAACAAAAACTTAATGCACTCATTACACTACTTTTACCACTTGCATTTGAGGCAAATAAACCCATAACACTTTTCATATTTGAAAAGTCTACAATGTTTGAGTCTCCGTAACTAAACATATTGCCGAATTCAAACTTTTTAGGTTTCCATATGCAATTTCTAAGAATTTCCTTTACAACAAGTTTATCATTTATTTCTTTGTTGATATCGAGTGCAGTTTTGATTTGTTCATCATCTACTACGAAATTTCTTCTAAGATAATCTTCTATTAAATCATTTTGAACATGAACCTTTGTAATATCACCAAAGTCAAATTTATTATCACGATCAAACTTTTTTGCTTCAGAAATAGCATCACACCTTGTTACATTTAAATCAGATATACTAGTTTTCTTACGAATCTCCGCAAGAATTTCTTTAGTTTCAGTTGCAGTTGTGTTATATACTTTTACACGAAGTCTTGCCTTTTTTGGCAATTGACTTAAATCACTTACACATTTACCATCACGAACCTCTACCGTATAATAACCATAATCGTTATGCACTTCGTGGTGTGTGTGTTTTCTATTTTTAATATCCCAAAAAACATAACCATGACCCTTTGGTTTTTCTCCATGATTTTGTTGAATCATGCTACCCGAGTATACCACAACAGGTTTCTCACCGTTGTGTCTTTTTATTTTTACATATGTTTTTGGTTCATCCATTGGTTATAATATTTAAAATTTCTTCTCCTAATTCTGAATCAGTTAAGTAAGGACTTAAGTGATGGTGACCTTGGAGTGGGAAATAGCAACATGGTCCTAAAAAAGGAGAACGATTCTCAGTTACATCGACGTTCTTACGATGTTGTTGCCAATGAATACCTTTTGGTCCGAACATTTGGTGTATGTAATCAGTAGATATAATAGTTGGTACTCTAAGTGCAGATGATATATTTGTAATACATCCCTCTGCACCAATTACATAATTGCAATTTTTAATCAACGATGCAGTGAATGTAAATTTGCTTGTGGAATTTATTGTAGGAAATCGTTTAGATATTTTATCTTCAAGACCAAGTGCAAATAAAATTATCTTAGGGTGCGTTTCCAAACAATTAATTATTTCAAATGTATCTCTTTTTCCAGAACCATATCCATTTCCTGTTTCACCACCCTCCGCACGATTATATTCTTCTTCTGTAAAAAGAAAACTTTTATTGTGCCAATCCATTTGGTATCCAACTTTGATAACATCAGTTTGCCAATGATTTATAGCAACAAGCTCTTCCATACTTTTACTTACACCATAATCAAGTGCAGAAGAAGTAAAAATTTCAAAGGTATCGTCGAAAGCTTTTATATCACACATTCGTTGAAACTGAGATACTGCCGATTCGTATGGATTTAAGGTAGCACCATCTTCTATTAAATTGTATACATGAGAATAATCGTTTCTTGAATCTTTGAAATGTACTCTATTGATATAAGGATTATTATTTAGCAATTCTATTGGTTGTAGATAATCAATATCATAATCAACTTCACAATCTATATGTTCTTCTTTTAATTTTTTTGCTACACTACTTGCAAACAGAATATCACCAATATGAATGTTTCTACACTTAATTAAAAATCTTTTAATCATTACAAACCTCCCATCCATCGAGTTTATATTTCTCTAGTGTGTTTTCCGACACAAATCTATGCTCAGTTTTGTATTCCTGTAATACTTGGTATTTGTGAATATCTCCGAGCATTACAATATCATATCCATTGAATTGTGGTAATTCAACATCACCACCCATAACAACATACCCAACATCAGTCATACTTCGTTTTACTGCTCCGTGGTAAACTGCTATTTTAGTTGTTATACTCTCATCTGTAATATCAGAACCCACTATATAATTTTGTGGATCATCAAATATTCCAAATACACTAATTGCTATATCACCGATTTTATATACACCTGTATCTCTTAAATAATACAGATTAGGTTGGTCCATCATTCCAACTATGGGTGATAGAACATCCAACCTATCTGGATTATTTAGATTGCAATCATGATTGCCTGCTATAACTACAGTGGGGTGTAGTTTAGCACATTCTGATAAAAAAGTTGCTATTTGTTTTATGAGTTCTGGACTCATTTCTGTTTTAGCATGAGCAATATCTCCACCAATAAAAATTAAGCAGTTATCGTAATTGTCTTCTTTAACTTGATTGTAAAAGTTTTCAAATACACCTGTATACTCGGAATGCCTTTTGATATTTCTAATATGAATATCTGCTAAATGGTAAACTTTATCAATATTTTTTATCTGTGAATCTAACTCAAGCATAACCTCTGTTTCATTAATTCAGAAAAGTCTAGTTGTCCGCAACTTTTTATTTTCTTTGTAATTTGTTCAAACCCCAAATCGGCTGCATCTTGTTCTTCCACTTTAACTAACTTAACCGAAATCCCCTTGTTTAACAATTGCTCGGATATTTTAAGTGCATTTTTATATGCATCTTTATCAAGAACTATTGTTACATTATTAACATGATGCTCAACCAATTTCATTTTAAGTTTATCAGGAATGTTTTTACCTAACATCGGTATAGCATTTCTACGAATTGCGATTGCATCAAAAACTCCTTCGCACAATATAATTGGTTCAGAAAAATCAACTTGATTTTCAAACACAACCACATCTTTACTAACTTTTGGATTTTTATATCTTAAATAAGCATTTCCTATAAAATCACGAGCAATAAAGTAATTTAATTGATTATCCGAATCGTAAGACGGAACAATGATTCTATTTTCATATTCCCCTTCCTCACAATATCCTATATTATATCGTTCTATATCATAAGAAAATATATTTCTTTTTTTTAGATAATTTATAGCAATATTATGATTACGAGATTTGGTGGAAGAATGTAATAAAGATTTAAACTCAAACGGAAGATGAATTTTGTTTTCTACTTCTTTTTCAAGTTTTATATTCTTTGGTAATTTTACTATTGTAGATAATTCTTGAAAATAATCAGGAGACACTTGCATTTTCTTGAATAAACTAAATATGCTTCTTCCTTTAGAATTGGTGTCAATCCAACTCTGCCATCTTTGAGTTGTTAAGTTAACTGCAAGTTTTGGTTTTCTGTGGTTGGAGAACGGGCACATAAACATAGCTTCGTCTTTGGAAACTATTTTACCAGTTCCCAAAACTTTTTGAAGTAAATTCAAAAGTTTTTGTTCAAATATGCCCACTATACTATTCAGAATACCAATGATACAATGATGCTACTACCGCATCAAGCATATCATAATTTTTTTTATCATAATTTTTCTTAGTATTATAGTGAGTAAATTCAGATAAATCAAGCATATTATCTAAGTTGTTCTTAACAAATGTTTTGCTATCTACACCAGATTCTCTTGATTTTCCAAAAACTGCTTTTCGCATTGTAGACACATTAATATGCTCTACTTCTATATTATACATCTCTTCTACTACATAACTTATTATAGCATTACACTTTGCTAACTTTACAATAGTTTGTTGACTAGTTCTTCCTCCACCAAAACCACTTAACGAGTCTTCTACAATTATAAAGCAAGGTTGCAGTCGAGTATTTTTTAACTCATCTGCAACCTTGTGTGCTTTTTTCTTTATGGAGTTTTCTTTATTAACAGAAACAAATCCTGCGTGGATTATGTTTTCTTGGGAAGATGAAAAACAATAGCCTATTGTAGTTGAACTTATATCAAGTCCGAGAGATATTGGGTTATTTGACATACCAAATGATATGTCAAAAATTTTTAAAGGTCAATGTTATTCAACACCTGAACGTGAGTTTCCGAGAACACTTGATCCGGATGACATTGCACCTGAACCTTGAGTTGCTACAAGTGACGTCATCCATTCTTGGTATCTTTCGGTATCAAAACTTGTTCCACCACCTGAACGATAAAAACTACCTTTAGCAGCTGCTTCAGGACTACCTCCTCCGTAATCACTATAAGTTGACATACCACGACTTATTTTGGTTGTGAATCCTGATATTGTTGATGATCCACCAAAACTATCGTTCATAGCTGCATCTACATCAGAGTTACCTCTATAAATGCCCTGTTCAGATGATTTAATTGCCTGTCCATAACCAAAGAAGTTAACACCTTGACCACGACCTGTTGCATTTGCAAATGAATTAAGTTGTGGTGCAGCCCCCGCTATTGGTGATGGCATAGATTCTCTGTAAAATGTTCCTTTGAGTTTTCCAGGTACTCCGTTTCCTCCGAAACGACCTTCAATACCACCACGACGTCTTGAAAATCCACTTTGAAAGTCAACAAGACCTTTCCCACTGTCTAAACTATTTGCTTTAGTTGCTCCAGTTCCCATTCTTTTATCTTCGCCTGCCATAATATTTGTCTCCTTTTTTATTTTTTAGTTAAATAAGTTTAATATAAATATACCACTATAATCTCAAACGTCATATTTTATCAAAAAATTTATTGGGTAATTTGGAATAATTTTCACAGGTTTAGCAAGTTTAGCAGTCATAACTAAATCAGGACCATCATATAAACCTACGGTTGTAGCATATGGTGCTAAATAACTACCCTTTTTATCCTGCTTGTTTTTCTCTTCATAATCCAAGAAATTGTTTAATATTTTACGACCATTGTATTTTCCTGTTTTTTGATCTAAATATTCTATAATTTGATAAGCATTGGGTCTTTTTATATTTCTATAAAACGGACTTACTAATCCATCGGTGAGTGCTTTTCCTGTTCTTCCGACAAAATATCTTGCAAGAAGTTTTGCGTCCGATGCACCAACCACACCGTCACCGTCAATATCAAGACCATTCATACCTAAAAGTCTTAATGCATCTAGTCTATCTAGTATTTTTAAATCTTCTTCTTTTGAATTATTATTATTTACAGTAAGGTTATTTAAAATATTCATAATAATAACATCATCTGCTTCACTAATAATAACATCATCATTTGGCCATTTGGCATCTTGCTCAAGCACTAAACTATTATCCACTTCAGCTGATGTGTCTTCTGTTTCACTTACTCGTTTAAATGAACCTAGAATATAACGATATATATAAGATAAATCAACTATATCAAATTTTCCGTCATCTGTTACATCAAAGTCAATATCTTCAATTTCTACCGAACTTGGATTTGTACTAACATTAAACTCATGTGGATTGACTTTACATACCACTTCATTTTCATATATAGAATTTATTCCATCAAATGAAATTTCATATCCACGCCTACCACCGAGTGAAAGCATATTGCTAAAATACTCAGTAAGTTCAGTAATAACTGCGATACCATTTTTATAAAATACATTTCCAACATAAACTCTATCTCCGTCACGAATAGTTTTTACGTCATATGATATAACCGATCCTTCAACTTGTAATTCGTTATGTTCTAAATTTCCCCAAATAATATCACCACGTTGAGAAAATACATGAGAACAATTATCAAACGACACAATGTTATCATCACCGAAACTTGATATTTGATCTATTGGCCAATCACCAAGAACGGGATTTCCAACATAAATTCGTGTTGAACTTAAAGAAACACTTTCTCCATATTGAGTTTTGACATTGTTTTTTTCTTTAACACTAACAATTTCTTTTATTGTATAAAGATTATCAGCATCGTCTATTCTATAATATTTTGCACAACCTTGTATACTATTTCGTTTAATATTATATATAAATTCTATTTCCTCGGTTGGATCAAACAAATGTCCAATCGTTTTTACAAAGAAACAAATCTTACTATTTTCAAATTTGGTTTTATCACGATATACACCACGTGTAAGTGTTCCGTTTCCGTCTGTATCTATATAGTTTTTTTCGGAATAAATAAATGATGCTCGTATTTCAAAGTCAGAGATAGTTTCTAAGTCAATATCTGTAATTGATTTTGTATCAATGCATATCATCATGTCTACTTGATTCAAACCTAGATATTCATATTCAAAAGATGTAAATAAACTTTGGACAACTGTATAAAATTCTTCCGAATTATTTTCTACTCCAAGTTTATAATCAGGAATTTTAAATTCTTTGCCTTCGTTTAATATCTGTATTCTACTTTGGTCTGTACATGGTGATCCAATTAATAAATCATTTCCTATTAACGATACATCACAACCGAATTTATTATTGTATCTCCGTTCAACATCATCGTCTTCGTATATCTTTCTTATATAATTTAATGTATTATCTTCAATCTTATACATCCACACAGATCCTGCTGAGAAAGAAATTCCCTGCGTTAACTCTACATCCGTGTCTACATATTTCCTATCATTTGAATCTCCGATGAATATATACTTTCCATTAGTTTCAAGTGATGTACCAAAGTTACTATATTTATTTTCAAAATATTTATATGGATATTTTACCATATCTTTTCTAGATTCTACATTTACTATCTTTGGATTTATTGAAAAACTAATTACAGATGGTGTTCCCACTAAAAATGATCCCAAATATCTGCCTATATATATATTATGGTCTCCTGCGTCAATATCATCAAATTTAATTGTAAATTTGTTTGAACTATCTATAACATTTCCATTGTGTAAAATTCTACTATTATACTTATCCGTTCCTTCACCGAATAGTTTATCTATTCTATATATAAATCCTTTACCGGTGGATTCTGCAACCTGCTTTGTTTCCACTTCAATAGTTATTGAATCATCATTAACTTCATACTTTATTTTATTAAAATAGTCTTGAGATAAAATTAACTTACTTGAATCGTAGTTGTAAATTTCATTCTTATAAAATGACTGAATATGTTTCCAAATATCGCAACTTCCTGTTTCAGATGGTCTTTTTCTAAATAAATATGCTTTTTTGTCATCGGTGTCAGGTGTAGTAGATAATAAAACATCACCAAACAGTTTTACCTTTTGTCCGAGTTTCTGTGACCCACTTGCTCTTACAATTGAAACAAGTTCCCATGTAACATCACCTATTCCATATTTTGGTGTTTTGTTACCATTCTGAAATTCATGGTATTCAGGTATAGGAAAGTTTGTTTCAAACCCGAATGATGCTATATCTTCTTCCGAATCAAATTTTGATATTGTGTTTTCCTCACATTCATCAGGTTCACTTCCGAAATAAGTTAATTCATATTCAGACGGAGATGCATTTGTTATTTTCCAACGATGTGTATTTTCATTTAGTTCTTTTAACTTATCGCAGACAGGATAACCTTTGTATATATTTTCTATATCATTAAAACAATATCCACTATACGAATCATTTATTCTATACCAAGGTGTATTTTCATCTCTTAGTTTCTTTTCAAAAATATATATAGCACCTTCATCATTATACATACCAGGTGCCCCGATTGCCATAAAGTTACCATATATTGAAATAGACGAACCAAATAATGAACCAGGATCACCTTCTAGTATATTGGTCATTCCCCAGTTTTCCGAACCACCCTTGTCTATGTCATATAAAAAAACATGACCCTGTCTTGATTCATTACAATCACCGTGAATGTGAGATCGAGGTGAACCAATTGCACAAGTCCCATTTTTTAATTCAACCGCACTTCCAAATTCATCGTTTATTGAATAGTTTTTTCCACCGAGTATTTTACCAAGTTCTGTAACAAGAAATCCACTTGAGTTTAATTCCGATTCTTCAATTAACCCCTGTTGTGTAAATGGACACTTAAATTCACGAACACTTCTAAATTCCTTTGTGTTTTCATCGTATCTAAATAAACTAGCTGTTCCTGTTAAATAGTCACTTGGAGAATCTTGATACATAGGTGCTCCTGATAAAACATAATCTCCATCCGATGCCATCACACTCCCAACACTCATATCAGACGAATTAAAATTTTCATCTGTGTATTTAAAGTTTAATCTGTCAGAGTTGCTTCTAGTTATTTTTTTAATTTCATTGAATGAGTTACCACTTATTACCAAGTTGGTTGACCCATCATCCACGATTTCAATAACACCATATGGTGAAGAATAGTCTGTAATTCTAAAGTTGTTTGGTTTTATTTTTTCACCAAACTGATTTTTGGAAAACTCAATAACTAAAATATCATCTTTAATAATACGTCTTTCGTATTTATCTTTTATGTTACCAAACGCATCACTCTCACTATCATCTACTTTGTATTGTCCTGTTTCCGAACCAAATACCATCAATGGATTTTTGACGTCGGTTTCGTTTTCATAAATACCATAGTTGTTATAGAATAAATGTTTTACAGAATTATATACATTTCTATAATATGTTCCGTCTATATTTATTGGTTCTTTTGTTTCATCATAAAAAATATGATTATGCGGATAAAAAGTACCATCTATTCGTTTTCCCCTACGAATTTTTACTTTAGTATTATTTGCATTTTGTTCGGTTGCGAGACTTTGTGCTTCGTTTAGAACTAAAGGTATTCTATCACCATCAAGGTTAGTTTGTTCAAGAGAAATTCCACCAAGAGAATTTATTGTTGAATACTTCCAAGATTTATTAGATTTGAATTTCCTAACTACCTTGTCAGAAACCTTTAGATTTTTAATCATAAATATAAATATATTTATATTTAATTATTCAGTTAGAAATCTAGTTTGACTTTAATTAATGTCTCAGTATCAAAACTTTTTAAAACAGGAACACTTAATTTAGCAACTGCAACTAACTCATTATTTTCAGTATATAGTCCTATTGTAGTAATATATGTTTTTGGATCATTTGCAAATGCGTCAAATCTAAGTCTTCCGGTAAAATACTCAAGAGGCAATCCGTTGGATGTTGCTAATTCTCTTGCTTCTTTATTTTGGAATATATAAGTTGGATTATTACTATAATTAAAATCAGAATTTCTTACACGAATAAAATAATGCTTTGATGGAATTAGTTCGCTGCTTCTACTTTTAAAGTCACCACCCAATTTGAACATATAAAATAGTTTCATAAAGTTTTGGTGATTTCTTTCAATACCGAACTTTACGTCATCAGAGTAATCAGAACTAGAAGAATCCTGATCAACTGATCCATACCATGAAATAACCCTTCCACAATTTTCTTCTCGTTTTGGAAATATATTACTCTTGGTTGGTGTAAACCATTCATCATACCATTGCTCAATTCGTGAACCGAATTCGCATGAAAGAGCATATGGATTTAAAATAACAAGACCGAGGTCAGGATATAATAGTCCGAAACCTTCACCAGAACCTTCACCTGTTCCAACCGCATACTTATCAGACTCCTGTGGATTTCCGTCTGCAAGTGTTCCTTTTATTATGTTAAAAGATTTTTCTACTTTTTTCTCTCCCGTAGTTGATAGTAGTGTTTGTTCATATCGTGAATCATCACGGAATGTCTGTGTGAATGTCTTTTCAATAAACTCACTGTTTCCATTTTCCTCATACGAAAATCTTGCAGTTAATGCAAGAGTGAATTCTAAATTTCCTTCATCAATTTTTTCTTTTAATGCAGAAGATGCAAAATTTAATACAAAAATAGAATCTCTATTTTTACCCGAAAGACTTGCATTATCGGATGTGAATGTAAATTGATCATCACCTGGTCCTAATAATATGTTTCTATATTGAGAATAAATTGCTTTTGTTACAGATGCGGTTTTTGTGCCTCTACGACTTCCGTATCCATTTTTATTTCCATAAGAAATGGAGAATTGTAGTTCAGAGTTTTCATTTTCAAGTTCACCGATAGTCGGTTCTTCATTATATACATTTACATAGTAGTCACCGTATCTAATCTGATGCCAAAATCCTTCATGGTAATTACTTGTAACATCTGTGGTTGGGTTGTAGTCCTGTATTAGAAACTTAGAATCAAAATTTGTATAATCTGGACTTGCAACATAATTACCTTCGGTGAGTTCATCTGAACCAAGACTTATTAAATCAGAGTTATCTTCTTCTGTGCCTGCACCTGATTTTACATATTTAGTTAATTCTGAACTTACTTCTCTTTCGTCAAAATACATTCCAATAAGTTGAAATCCTTCCGAGAAACTTCCTGTGGAAATTTTTTGTGACCTACCGAATACTTTATCGGCATCTTCTATTTGTTTATAGATCATAGTGAGTCAGATACTCCACTTTCTGCGATTGAATCAGTAAGAACTCTTACTGGAATTGTTACTGAACCACCACTTTCGTTTCCAATTATTGTAAGTGTTGCGGTTCTATCTTTGTCAATAGATGCATTGGGTCTAAATGTAAAATTTAATCCAACAACCGTTTGTGCTTGTTCACTTGAAGTATCACCCAAAAATAATGCCGAAGATGATGCAACGGTTCCCTCTACACCTTCACCTGTTAAAGTTCCTACTCGTCTATCACTTAAAACCGCAGTATAACCAAGAGTTGTATTATACACCGGATCAGTTGTCGGAGAAATAGTAACCGTACCGTTATAGTTTTTATCAAGTGTGATGCTTTGTTGTCCAAGTTTGATAAGAGGAATATATTGAGTTCCAGGTGGTAGTGTTACAAGTTTATATTTCAATGCTTGTGTTTCATCAGTAAGTGGTTCAAATACTGGTAGACTTCTTATAGCCGCATCATAATATTGTGTTCCTGCAGGGTGGTTTGGATCATACAATGTATAATCTATTTCATCGTCTGCTAGAGCAAAGCTTGTAATATTGAGGCCAGATTCAGATGCAAGTAATTCTCTTCCCCTTTTTGTTAAAGTTGCTTCAACCGTAATTGTCTCGTTATTTAAGTAACCCATATTAAATATATATATTCAGTTAGTTCTAATTTAATAAATATTTATATATCTATATTTTAATCGATAAAATAAGAAATGTCATTCCATTTCTCGCATTTCACCAGAAAAAGTCATAAATTTACTATCTGCGAACGTTCTTGTTCCATCGTTTACACCACCCTTTATTGTAAATTTCTGCTCATTTAGTGATTCTTGTGTTTGTGATAACAATACCTGTTGTAGCATTTGTCCTGAATCTAATTGTTGTTGTGTTCTTGTATTATAGAAATTACTTGATTCAATATATTCTTCATCTTGCATATAATAAAAATTTAATCCATCGTATTGATTTGGTTTTACAGAAGGAATAGTTTTTCTAATTGGTTCAAATGGTTTAGTACGACTTGTGTTATACAAATAAGATAATTCTGATTTTGCTTCTTGTCCTATTTCTACATCTCCATAATCAAGTATTTCCGAAAAAACAAATACACTATCAACATCACCACTAAATCTTCCAACTTCTAAATTCTTTAAGTTTGCTAAATCACGTTCGTGTCCTTCGTCAATTGATGCTCTATAAATATTATCTACAAATAATCTTGCTATTCCAGACGGATATAACATTAACACCAACCAAGTCCATTTATTTTTTTCAATTGTTACATCCTCAAATGTATTATCCATATACGACCATGTGCTAGTTCCATCTGTTAAATCTTTTTTTGTATTTTTCCATGTATAACCAATTGTTCCTGTTATTGTTTCATCTCCTTCTTCTCCATTTGTATTTACAATCAACGCACATCTAGTATTTTGTTCTGGTGTATTTTTGAGCATAGAAGTTTTTGTGGATGTGTAAGATGAAGTCGATGTAGGAGTTGGTGAGGGTGTGGGTGTGGGTGTTGGTGTGGGTGTTGTTATTGTAGGGTTAGTTCCGATAATTGTAGATGAAGGTTTTGATTCACCTACAAATTTTACCCATAGTGCGAATGTTAAAGCATTTGTTTCTATTGATGAACCACTTTTTTGTTCAATATACTCACTTGGATTATATAGTTCAACATCTTCAACATTTGTAATATCATTTCCAAGTGATGCAAATGTTGATAATCCACGATTTTCTCCAGAATCTTTTATATGACCATGTAAATGACCTGTTCTACCGTGGGTTGATAAATCTTTAACTCTGTAATGATTCCTAAAATCTGCATGAATTGCTGTTTTAGTAGGTGTGGGTGTTCTTGTGGGTGACGGAGTTGGTGTATTTGTGGGTGTGGGTGTTCTTGTGGGTGACGGAGTTGGTGTATTTGTGGGTGTGGGTGTTCTCGTGTGACTTGGAGTAAAAGTAGGAGTTTTACTTGGACTTGGTGTTGGTGTTTGTTGTGTAATTTCTGCACTCTGCGTTGTTAGATCTGCAATACCAATCCAACAGGTGTTATCAAGTGGTAAACTATCATCACCATCGTCTATTAATGATAATTTTAAAGTAACTTCAGACGTATCACTTACATCGTTTCTTTCTACTTTTAATCCGTCGAAACTTAATATAACCGATTTATCTTGTTCTAATTTTATATTAAAGGACGAACCAAATTCAGTAAGTAATCTTACATTTTTTGAAAACCCAATCTTAAATAAGGCATCTACAAACAAACCGGATACAGTTGCAAGATCATCACCAAACTTCAAATACTTAATTTCATCGTCTCCGATTGTTGATTCAAATACATTAAAATTTTCAGAATTTATACATTCACCCATTTTACATATCCTTTTTAATCACCGAAATTCTTGTCTCAAATACATTAATCATCTCACCAACACAAATTGAAGTATCTTCAGGTATATGTGATAAATTTTGATTGTTTAGTGTAATTGTTATGGTGTTATTTTCACTACTTTTAATTACACTTTCTACAATATAAAACTTTTCACTAAATTGATTGATTAACGTTCCACTTTCACACGATGAATTGTCAAAGTTTAAGTTATCAATATAAATAAGGTCACCTACATAAATATCATCAGATTTTGTGGTTGAACCTTTAAGTGGTTCAACTACAAGTGTCAATTCATCTTTTGTAAATTCGTTGGATGTGGAATCTACTAGTGCAAATGTTTTGGATTTTATATCATCACAAAAATATCTTTCAACATTCATGGTATTTTTAAAATCCTCAATATTTTTAGGTGTCCACAGATTTATATCACATGGATGTATTTTATTTCTGTCACTTTCGATTGTTTCTCCTTCTGCATCAGTTATTTCACCCAATTTTCCATTAGAGTATGCTTCTGTAAAGTTGATGTGTTCAAATGTGGTATTTTCTCCAATTTTGTACATGAGTTTCCACCATTTAGTTTCATCCCAATATATGTATGCCGATATATTTCCACCCAAAAGTTTATATAAAGGTTTATTGTTGTATTTTCCGTTTAGATAATAAGTTCCACTTAAATTTTTAGTATCATCATTTGATACTGCACCATTTACACACAATGCAGTTGGAATATCGTCACTTGCATCTTTTAAATCATTTTCATTTAGTGGTGTTACATCCCAAGGAGTTGGTGTAAATGTTGGTGTAAACGATGGTGTTGGTGTAAACGATGGTGTTGGTGTAAATGTAGGAGTTTGCGTTGGGGTTTCTGTTGGAGTTTTTGTAGGAGTTTTAGTTTTGGTTGGAGTTGGAGTTTCTGTTGGAGTTTCTGTTGGAGTTGGTGTTTTGGTGGGTGTAGGTGTAGGCGTAGTTGTTTTTGTAGGTGTGGGAGTTGGTGATGGAGTTGGTGTATTTGTCGGAGTTGGTGTTTCTGGCCAATTTATCATAGAAGCTTCATTAAAAGCATAATAAATTTCCAATTTACTTTTTACCTCAGAACTTAAATCTGTATATGATTTGATATTTTGTGTTGGTTCTACTATTGCATCGGTTGATGTAACAGGTTCGTCTTTTATGAACCAGAACGAATCTAAGTAATCTGTTACTCCGTCTCTACTCATTACATTTCGTGTTCTTACTATCGGTGGTGTTCTGTCTCTTTCACCTGCACGATTGGTTGTTGTAAAAACACTATTGATTGTATTTCGTCTGAACATTCTTCTTTTAGAACCAATATGCTCTCGTAGTTTTCCTCTTTGTATAAGTTCTCCATTTACTTTAATTTTGTTTACATCACATAGTCTGTAATCTATTTCATTGTTATATACATTATTCTCAATTGATGTTACAATTATGTCTCGTTCATCTTCGTCCGATGAATCTTCAAATGCTTCAATTATATTTTTGTCTTCGTTTACTTCAAAATCATTTTCAATTATTAATGTTCTATCACGAGATGTAGTTGTGTTTAAGTCAATGCTAACACTTACTTTATTAATTGTTGGAATACTACGATACTTTGATATTGTGGTGTCATATTCATATACAAATTTATTGTCTCTATAATTTAGAATTCTATTGTAAGTGTCTTGTTCTCTTATTATTATTTCTTCATGCTCTACATCACCAAAAAATTCAAAATCAAAATTTATTTTATTTTTATTATCTGTTAATTTTCCATCTGTGTTTAATTTTATTTTTAATTTATTATAGTTGAAATCTTTTTCAAAGATGTTTGAATCATAATTAAAATCAAGTGGAATAATACTAGTTGTTCTATTTGATGTACTTGATAATACTTTGTTAATTTTAAATGCATTTGATTCTTGAAATTCACCGACTTTTGTTTTTACCTCATAGGTAAAAGTTTTTGGATCATATTCATTTACTTCATTGGTAGTTTTATCATCAAAATCAAAGTTTATTTTTCTATTTGCAACAATTGCTTTATTTTCATTGGAAATCAGTTCACCATTTTTGACCATATAATAAACACCAAACATTTCATCCAAATCACGATTAAATTCATCTAGTCTAATATATTCTTTATATTTAATTTGCTTATCTGATAATATATCAGTAATACACCAATATTCATTTCCTGTGTATTCTTCTATGTTATAGAAAACAAACCAATTATATTCACTTGCCCATACATATCTGTTATTTTTTTCTAAAGTGGTTTTACTAAATTTTACATTATTAAGTTTTTCATTATCAGATTGTGTATACAAATTTATTACATCGTATTCATCTTTTTCAAAATACAAATAAACATTACTTCCGTTATCAGAAATGTATCTTCCGTATTTAGGAAATTCTAACAATGGATTGGTGTTTTTAATTGTAACAGATTTGCTTGATAAAAATCTAATAGGTATTGTTCCTACAATTGTCCGTGGATACACTTCCCACCCGATATCGTTATAGCCGAGTACATAATTCCAGTTCAATAAATTTTCGTAAATTGGAAACTCAGGTAACGAAAATGAAGATGGTGGTGAGCCTTCATCTGAAACATCTGCAATGCCATATTCTCCGTAGAAATTTATTATTTCATCATCACATATTAGTTTAGTACACTTTACCTCCATATACACAGAACCATTAATATCATTTAGATTTCCTCTTTGTCCTATATACATAGACGAAGCATCTTGTGGTGTTATAGATATATCAAATGTTGATGTTGCATTATCAACACATGAATTACAAGCATCATCATTTCGTGTACTTCCCCAATCTATTGTAGTGTTTCCACTTTCTGACAAAAGTGTAGCATTTATGAATGCTTGTTCTATTGTTAAATTTCTATTTTGAAATGAATAAACATTTGGAGTTATATCGTATGCAATTCTAAAGTTAAAATTATCAGTAATACACGCACCTTCTGATGATATAAAAGTAATTCTATCTTTGTTTATTAGATTGCTTGTTTTGGTCATTAGTGGTTGTAAATCCGCAGAAACAACCCAAACAGATATACTTCCCTCTTTTGTTACATAGTTATCTTTCCATATATAATAATCGTGGAGATTTCTATAAACCGGATAATTATTTCGTGTTGTATTAACAAGAAAGTATTCACCTTCAACTTTGTTGTCTTTGTTTGAAGTTGTGTTGTTTCCTAATAGTCTTACATTTGGTTTTAAGTCACCAAACTCATTAGTGTAAAATACCTCTATGGACAAATTAGAATCTCGTGTTGGTTGAATTTTTTCGTATATCCCACGGGTTGGAAGTTTTGTTTCAACCGAATTGATTGATATTGCCCATGCTAGTATATTGTTTCTAGCACCAATATAATTTACCGCAAATTCATCGGCAAATTCGAATGTATCGTGTATTGGTATAAATGTAAAAGAATTATCAATTACATCTTCGTTTCTAAGTTGTGCTTGTTGCTTTACAAACTCTTGGTCTTTGCAACTCTCGCAATACATTTTAATACTAGCAGAGTATTCTTCATCGTACTGAATTGGACCAATTCCTATATTTGAATCAAAATTATTTACATTTATTTCAAGTGGTTTCGTTGAATCGTAAATTTGTGTGTTATTGCCATATATCCATAAAGCATTCTCATCGTCAAATAATTCGGTTTCGTCTATGTTAAATAATGTTGTTGTATTGATTTTGATACAAACCCAAGCACCTTCAACATTGGTATCTATTAGATTTCTTTTATTCAGACTATAAAATACTAACCAATCTCCGTTTTGGTGGATGTATGCAGTTTTTCCATTCTTTCTCTGTGCAGTTGTACGATATTGTCCATTTGCCGATATAAATCTTCCAACGAATCCACTAATTATAAATCCATTGTATTCTGATGTACCGAGTATTAAAAAATATCCAGAAGATGAACTTTCTTGCGGAATATATGCTTGATTGTATATAGGATTTAATTTACAACGATACGATAGAAATTTATCTTTTACATTTATAGTAGTTATTGCGTTTAATGTGTCAGATGTATACACGATTGCTTCTGCATCATCACTTCTATTTGTATTAAGTTCACGATTTACCCCTAAGAAATATTTAACTTTTTTATTAGCAGTAAGTCGGAGATAAACATCATCTCCTAATTTTAATGATTCATCTATCGGAAAACTTAAATTCTGTTTTATCTCAATTTCGTCTTTTTTTATTTCATCTTCACCTGATTCTATGTTTAGATAATTCACACCACCTCGTATAGATTCTTCATAAGAGTTTTTTACAAAATCATAACTATGAACATTTATATAGTTGCTTTTTTCTTCATCAAGATATCCAAGTAAATAAACATATTCATCACTCAACTCACTGACATTATATTTTAATATGCAACAACGATTATTCTCAAGTTCAGCAATAAGTTCTTCCTTTGAAATTCTATTAGTTTGATATTCACTTTCATAAATTTCATCAAATATTAAATTAGAATAATCAATCAATTCATCATTATTACTTAATTTTGTAGTTGTTTGCTCACCTATAAAACTATTAGATCCAGAGTATAAATGATTCTGTTTTAAATCATAACCTTTTGCATAAGTTTGTATATCACCAACAAATTCTTGTATTTTTTTATTATATACAAACTTCAATAACAAATCTATTTCATATTCTTTTCTACTAGCACTTTGCTTATATTTTATATTATATTCTAAGTTTGGATTATTTTCTCGTTGAATTAAATCTATATAATAAGAAATTAATTTTACATTTCTTAATTCAGATGTTTCTATTTTAATATTCGTATTTAATTTTATATTTGATAAAAGTGGTGGTTGAATTATGTCTTGAGTTTTGTGATGATATATGTTGTCGTATTTTGCCAATGTATTTCTTTTTGCAACACCATCTTCATAGAAAATTACATTATTTAAATTTCTTTGAATTTTTACTTTTCGTGTTGCTTCAAGACGATTCTGAAATTTATATTTTATTTTAGTTGGTGTAGGAACAAGTTTTATTTTTTCAAAACTTTTAGTATTTTTTTCTATTTTGCTTGAGTCGTATAGTCCTAGATCAACAAGAACATAGTTGGGATCATTTTCTACGATTTCATTAATATTGCCATGCATTTGCTTGTTATTAAAATTACACCCACCGAATCGTTTATTGTTATAAAATCCATTTCTTAGAATAAAATCACTTCCTGTTTTTTTATTACCAACATACCCTCTTTTAAGTACACCGGAAAAGAAACCATTTAGTCTGAGTTTTTTATGTGAACCTTGAAATCTTGTGTATCCATTTCGTTTTACAACTACTTCATTGCCATTTGAATCTAATGTTATTTCATTATATTCACCATTAAACGACCCCTTGATTTGGCAATCTACTACTCCAAATACATCTCCTTCAAGTCTCATTATTTTGTCACCACCCACAGAAATTTTGGTAGAAAATGAATAAAACTTATAGTAAGTAATCGGTCCTGTTTTTCTAACATTTAAGAAAAAATCACTCCATGTTGTATATGCCCCACTTAGTTTTGAAATCTCTTGTGATACATTAATAGAGAAATCAGACGGAAAGTACCCATCCTCATCTACACTTGCGTAGAATCTTATTTTATTTCCATTAGATAATATTTTTTCTGTGTTTCTATATTTAAATGGGTCTTCGTTTACAAGCACCCATGCACTTACATATGGTTCGTAATATATAAACCAAGTAGATGCAGAGTTTTTAAATACTCGTTTCTTGTTTTTATTACGTGTTGAAGTGTATCTTCCTTCAGCAGATACTATATTATTTTTCTCAGATACACTCAATCTATCTTTGTCGTTTATTACAATATCAATTGTATATTTAGTAGAAATAGTATAATCAACTAGACCTGATTTGAATTGTGAATTTGAAAATAATTCTATGTTAGTTTTTTCTACTCGGTGTAGTTGTCCGTCATGATAATAATGACCGAACATTGTTGTGCTTCCAATTGAATCGTGTGAAATTGAATAGTCATAAAAGTTTGTATGATAGTTGTCTTTGTAAGATATACCACTTACTTTATTGTAATTAAAGTTACTGCTTAGACATATTATATTTTCAGAGGAAGGTTTATCTTTAAAATGCTGATTGTTTGCGAATGAAACAATATCTTTATTTTTATGTGATGCTTTTAATCGTATATTTTTAAGTGGTTTAATTTTATCAGATGATTCAATTACAGTTACATTATCTGTATTTACCTGTATTTCATTATCAACCCCAATTCCCTTTAACTTGCTTCTTTCTAATAATGTTGGTTCTACGACTAGTCCAGATATAACACGGGAACGTGCTGGTAGTAATTTTTCAAAATTAGAAAATAATGATTCATCGAGATATGCTTTTATCGTATTTAAATAAACTCCCCAGTCGGTTCTTGAAAAGCCCTCACGAAAAAATAATTTTCTAAAGTTTTCAAGTTCTTTGTATTTCTTTTTAGAATAGTCTTCAGGGTTTCCGATATAATCACCAAGTTTAAATTCTCCAAAAAATTTAACTATCTCCTCGTTTAAGGGAATACTAGGACCAAAGAATAAACCTATTGTATTTGAATCCTTTCCGACTCTATCAAGTGACTTTTTAGTTGATCTATTATACGGAGATAACGGAGCAATTATTTCTTGTTTTTCTTGTCGTATTTTATTGTTGTTAAATACGTGCATACCAAAACTTGGTAATTTTGCAAATTCTCTTTTGAACTTTCCTATAAAATCAAACGGAAATGTATTATTATTAAAATTAAAACACTTTGCATCCTTGGGTGCGGAGTCTGAAAATGAACTATTTGGTATGATGCCATAACCTCTTCTATAATTACTTGCATCTGAAATGTCATGTGGTGAATCAAAATTAGATTTAAATACAAGTATCTTTTTTAGCCTAGTTGGATTTTCTATATCATAAGACTGAGAAAAAAGAATGTGGTTTTCGAATCTTTTCTCTGATATTGTTCCTGTGTATATTCTTACTCTATCAAGAATTCCTTTAAATTTATGTTCCGTGTTGTTTCCTATGAACAATGATTTACTTTCAGAAAAGTTATTAAAAACTCGTTCATCAACAATCGCATCAGATTTGGAAGAGAATACTATTTTACTATCAAGTTTTCTTTTGACTACAATAGTAATTGTTTTTCTTTTAAGTTTATCAAATTGTTCACTTTTCTGTATTAATATATCGTAACCACCTTCAAACCAAGCATATATAGGTTTTTCGGTTTCGAGTGGACACATTTTTTCGTATTCGTGGGATTTAAAATAAAATCTACCAAATTGTCTGTCATTATCTGGTAATAGTCTTACTCCAAATTCCCAATCACCACATTCAATGATTCTAATTTGTGTACCAAGTTCTTTAGCACTCTCGTTCAATGCGACATTAAACTCTATTGTCGTTGGTTTGTTATTATTTTCATTCCAAGGAAATTCTACATACTGATTTTCCTGTTGTATTGAGAGTCCATAATCGTATGAATCAAACACAAATGCTGGGTTGTTCGTTGTTGTATCTGAGTATTCCGTTGCTCCACCGTACTCTCTTATTGAAAATAAATTATCAGGTACGTCGTAGCATCTTAGTAAGGCATTTATCGAAGCAAGTGTTCCTTTAGTTTTTAACAAATATGGTAAATTATTTAATACACGTCTCCATACTTGATTTCTTCTATATTCAACCGAGTTTTCGTTTTTAATTCCTACTTTTGATAAATCATCAGATGAAGAATCTTGTCCATCAAAATTCATTCCGAGTGAATTTAAAAAGTAATAAACAAGTTGATCAGGTATTCCTTTATTTGGAGAGTTTCTTACTTTCCTTGAATTTCCCATATTTTCGATATATCCGTGAACAGTATCGAAGTGTAGGCCTATGATGTTTAGAAAGTTAACAAAGTCTTCATTCGAGTCATCTCGTATCAAAAATTCAGGTATACTATTCACAAGGGACTCATCGTTACCTCTGTCAAAATACATTGCTTCTTTTAATTTCGCCGAATACCATTGATATGCGTGTGTTTTTCTCCACTCACCTGATTCACTTGGCATATAAGAGGGAGCAAGTTTTCCTGTTTCTGGTCCTAGGTCTATTAATTCTCTGGCACTTTTTAATTTATCATCTAAATTAAATCCCTCTGAGTCTAAAACTGATATTGTGTATTCAAAATAATAACTATCTTCTTTTATCTTAATCCAATTTGACAAAGTAAAATATTCTGTGTCTGATAATACCCAAGCACTATCTTCATTTGACCACCACAAAAACCAATTTGCTTGTTCGTGTTTATATTTGTATTTTTTATTTAAAAAACCATTTCTTACATATCTACCATTTGCAACATCATTTTTTCCATTTATTCCAGAAATAAATAAGTTATCATTTCTTGGATATGAGTGTTCTGAGTCTTCGTAATATAAAAACTTTTCATAACCACTTAGTGTCATAAGTTCTGTATTTAAGTCTCGTTTTGCTGAATCTAAATCAATTTTTCTTAAAACTTGAATGGCAGACTGAGAACCTCCAGAAACTGCTAGGTTATTCTCTATGTCTCTTTCTATTTGTATAATGTTATATTCAATATCTTTAATTGTTTTAATTAAATTAGATATTTTTTGGAATTTTAAAATAAAAACTTCTAGTTGACGTGTTGCTGAAGAATACTTAATAAAATTCTTAAAATCTGAATAGTCGTATTCTACATTATTTAAATTTTTATTATAGTAACTTGAAATTGACTTACTGCTTTCATCTAAATTACTTTCTTCCTGTTGCTCCAAGTCCTCTTGTTTTAATTTTTTTGTACCTGTATTGGATATAATTGCACTTTTATTTGGACCTCTTAATTTAAAAGCATTTGTCTGTGTAGTTTTAAAGAAATTTGCTTTTTGCATTATATCATCGGAGTATAATCTTGATGATATGTAGATTTTTTGACTTACCTCAATTTCACTTGGAAGAGGTTCAAGTAATTTAATGACTATTGGACGATGTTTTTTCTCATCATCTATATTTTCATTTGTAGGAACTATTGATAAAATTGGAAATGTATTTCCGTTTCCAAAATTAACAACATTGTTTAAATAAGTTTCAAATCTATCTTTATAGATTGTGTTTAAATAATCAACATCAAACAAAGAAATATAAATTGTTTTAAATAAATTATCTACATCTTCATCTACATTTTCTCCACCAAGTCTCGGATGTGAAGATATAATGTAATTTACAGAATTTAGGTATTCAATATAAAAATCCGACAACGTAAATGTATTGTTGTATACACTTTTTAATCTGCTTTTATACAAATTAAAAATATTATTTTTTAAAATATCTGCACTAATAAATACATCCTTTTCAGTTCCACCACCAAGCAATGTTATTGCTTTGTTTATTATCTCGTCATACCCCTCCATTAATTCACGAAGTTCAGATTGATAATTTTCAGAACGAATTTCTACGTCTCTTAATAGTTTATCCGTGATATTGTATACCGATGAAACCGGAAGTTTTTTATTTAACAAGTTTTCATACTCATATGAAAGTGAAATATCTTCAGGTTTATTTGATATTTTTAAACACTGAGGTATTACTTTTATTTCCGTTCGGGTGGTGGAGATTTCTTTGACAACTAATTTACTAGAATTTTCAAACGAACCACATAGATCATTCAAGAAACTATATCGTATATAGTAACTACCTCTATCTAAGTTAAGTTCTTTTGCATCATTTACAGGTGATACAAGTACATTATTATTTACACTTGTATAGTTGCTTTTGAATATTTGAACATCACCAGTTATCTTTTCTCCAAAATAATTGGTATACTCAAGTTGTTCTCGTTCAAAGTGTGGGTTATCATCAACGACTCTCCACCCAATAATCTCTTTGTTTAAATTGTATACCGAAAATTCAACAACATCTTTTGGACTTAGTCCAAATTCATAAACATCAGGTTCTTCTTGAAATGATATACCAAGTGTAGATTTATCTACATAATAACCTCGTGTAAGTTTACCTTCACTTTCTTCGTAGGTTTGAATATACTCTAGATTTACTGACATTTAATTAAGTACCCATAAAAGGAAAAGACTCAATTTTCTCTGCTTGCTTTTCTTTTTCTACCGATGTCTTTGGTAAGAATGGAAATACATCATGAAAATCATTTGTGGAGTTGCCTTCACCTGCGTTAATTCTTTGTGTAATGATTGTGTCCCGTGCGGCCAAATACATTTCGGCAGAATCTTCTCTAAACTTAACATTCTTTGCCATTTCTTCGTCAAGTTTCATTCCAAGTTCATCTATCTGTGTCTGCATTAATTGTTCATTTGAAATTGCTTCTGAGATTTCATCTTCTATTGATAGTAATTCTTCATCAGTTTCTATATCCACTTCTTCAATTACCTCAACATCAGCTGCGTATTCAATAACTTCAGTTGCGGTGTATGTTTCTACTTGTTCTTCTATTATGTTCAACTTCTCCATAGGAACATAAAGAAAATGTTCACCCATTTTAGTTTCTGAGTTTGCATCATTTAAATTAAAACTCATTGTACCGAGGTTATCTATGTTTCTGTTTATCTCTCCCGACAAAAGTTCTTGTAGTTTAGTCTGACTATAATTTGATTCTTGTATGAATGTTGGCAATGAATTTTTCATTTATACTTCCACAGTAAAAGTTCTAGTATCTTCGTGAATAGATTCACCATACTCGTTTTTAATTAGAATTGAGAATCTAAAATATCTACCAACATTTAAACAACCAAAGTTAAAATTAAAAAAGTGACCAGTTTCATCGGTACTTATTTTACTATATTTGTTGAACTCAATTATTGTTTCGTTAGTTTCTGCATCTTTTATTGAATAAAACATATCATAATCAGTATAATGACTTCCACCATAAACTGCTTTCTTTAAAATTGTCTTCATTGGATTTTTGCTACGAACACCTACGTCAATTCTTAATATTTCAGAATTTTTATATTTTTTGTTTATGGTTTTTATTTTAGAAATTATGTTTCCTGATATTTTTTGTAAATTGGTAGTTTGTTGAGTAAAGTTTTTGTGTTCAACGACTTCACACGAAGAATCTATAAGTTTTGTTGTATCAAAGTTACTATTTAGTATAGTTTCAAGTGAAACAATATCATAATCTAATAAGTCTGTGTTTGGTTTTTCATACCCAATAGAGCCTGATAATGTTCCTGATATAGTGTTTATCGTGGATTCGTCTGTTTGTTGTGGTTCTAACAGGTTTACCGAATCTACATAACTAAATCTAAGAAAAGGTGAGTAAATAGTATTGGTATCTTTGGAATAAAACTTGATCGAACCCACCTCAGGTGCGTTTGTAGATTCTTCTTTTAACTTAATAACCAATCCATTGTTAGGAATGTCACCCAAAATCCATCTCATTGCAATTGGAGTTATATCAACCGATACATCGGAGGTTTTGTGTGAAAATATAAAATTAGAATCAATACTATGAATTGTTTCACTACTACACTCTTTTATTGTTTCATAGTTGCTAGGTCCACCGTTTGTAACAGAATTTGTCCAAGTCTCTTCGTGGTTTCTGTATATCCAGTTTGCAGGACCATATACAGGATCTACATCAAAACCACGACCAATTCCTTCCAACCAAGATTCCGTCAAAGGAAATACTTGAAGTTGTATATCTGACGATACATCTTCACTCTCTGTTATTTTTAATTCAAGAAATATTTTTAAATCTTTATTATATTTTACATAGTTATCCTTGTTTAATGGCATATCAAATTCCATTAAAATTCTACTTAGAGAATGCCCACCCCCTTCACTAAATGAGTTTTTAATTTCAAGTATTTCGGAAGTACCAAACGAAAGTTCTCGTTCGTTTATATTCTTACTAATAGTTGTATCTTTACTTGGATATACAAAAAAATTCATTATATTACTCTTCCTACTATGTCTCGTGATGGAAATTTGACTTCAAATATCGATGGGTCCATTGATGGATATATTATTTTATTAATAGTCGCACCTCCGATGTCATATTCGTTTTCTGAGTAGTCTCCATCGTTGATTGTTAGATTTACAAATTCTAAATTGGATACAGATTTTACACCTTTTATTTGAGATACCAATAATTCTACATTTCCGATTTCAATTGGTTGAGAGATCTGCCATTTGCCTATATCAAAATACTCTGTGACTTTATTTATGCAATTTAACAAAACCTCTTTTTTATTAAAATTCTGAAAAACTGAGATTTCAAAATATACACCCACATTTATTATGAAAGCATTTGTTATATTTATTCCATCTGTTAGCATTCTGAATTGTGTCATGTATGTTGTTAGATTATGTAATACAAGTTCGTTTGGTGCAGTTAGTTTTTTTGTTTCATCGTAACTAAGTATATACATATTTACTGCAAATGGATTGTTTATTTCACCATAAACTGTATTCAGACCGTTGGGTTGAACATCCGTATCAGACATAGTCGATGATTTAACCAAGTCAATTTGAGACTTTGTATCTAGTATACCATCTTTTGTTACGAATGCTTTGGCAACACTTCCGTATTTACTAGGCATTGCATATGCACGAATAACATAATCTTCTTTGGTGACTGCCCGCATTTGAGAAGATAAATTTGACAAACCTCTCATTCGAATCTCTTCGTCATCCTCTGCACCACGACCTCCTCTCGCAGGATTTGGATTATTTACCATTAAACTGTTTTTTACACTTTCAAGTACAAGTTGCTCAGATGCAGATAGATATTCATTTGAGTCGGCATAACTTACACTTGTTATTCGTGTTAATACATTTGATTTAACATTCGATTCATCACCCCCACCTATATAATATTCTACATTTAAGGTTGTGTTGCTGGGTGATTCTCCATACGAATCACTCTTTAAAAAATTACTTGGATCATACGACATATCAAGTGTACTTTTTGTTATATTAGTATTTCTGCCAACATTATTCATTGAGGGTGTAATAATTTCTTCGTCCAGTTTATCCGCACCCTTACCAAATTCAATAGTAACAGAATTATCTGAATTTGTGTGTGTTATATATCGCTTGGATGTCTTAATATATCTTAATATATAAGGAACTGTTGTTGCGTATTGATAAAATAGAGGATTATTTTTTTGTGTATTCTGTTCTTCAATCAAAACCAAATCTTGTGCCATATAAGGCACTTCGTGCCAAATTGCACCTGTTGTATCTTTTACAGATACGATTTCCAAAACATTGGTTTCAGGTAGTTCTATTTCAAAAAATTCTTGAGCATCACCAACACTTACATTTTTTTTGATTAGTGTACCACTTGTTACATGGGCACTCTTTTTTAATAAATAAAAAGTTGGTTGTCCACCTGAGTCTCTTTCAAACACACTTATTTCAAGTGGAGATGAAACATTATTTTCTGCGAATTGTATACTATTAGTTGTTCTAAATATTACATCAGGATCATCTGCTGATCTAATTTCCACACCTGATTGAATGTTTAAAGCATATCTCATGTCAGGTATATTTTTTCCATCACCATCTAACCTTGAAGGAACAAGTTGCATTATGTCAATCATAGTTGAACTCGGTTTTGCTGGTTTTGGTTTGTATCCCAAATAATTTGCAAGTGCTAATATATTCTTTCTTTCACTTGCATATTGTAAGAATCCTTCTTTAAATTGGTAGTCTACGTAATACGATAATACATCACCAACATACGATGCGAGTTCTATGAACATCATACCTGTTGAGTTTTCCGAAAAATCTGTATATGTACCAGGAAAATAAGACTTTGTATACTGAATTAAATTCTGTTTAAAACTATCAAAGTCACGACTAAGATAATTTATGTCTTTTGATTTTATATTAGAATATATTTGAAAGTCGTCTGCCATATTATACGTCCACTGTTAAATTAAGTTCTTGTGTTGAATTTGGAATGTTAATAACTGAAAAGACTAATTCTACTTCTACAGTATATGGATTATTTCTATCCTCTTCTGTATATGCTTCGGGTCGTTTTATATTTACTTCGTCTATTACTATTTCAGGCATCCACATTTCTGTTGTTTCTATTATTGTATCTTCAAGTGCAACATCAGATAATTCAGTTGTACTTGGTTCAAATAAAACTGCTTTTAAATCACTTCCGTAGGTTGGCATCATGGGTCGTTCACCCTTTGCGGTTAACAACAACATTTTTAAGTTTGTTTTTACCTTTTCCAAATCTGTGTATATCTGCGAAAAATATCCATACTCATTATCACGACCATACGGAATCCTAATCCCCAAAGGAACTTTTTTCCCTTGGACTATACTATCCGTTGACGGTCGTGGTGGTATTCTATTTTTCACTTTTACGCATTACCCTTTTTCTTATCTACCGCAGTTAATAATTCTGAATAATCACGTGTTAATGCTCGTGATAGTGATTCCGGTAATTCAGATGTTGATACTTCATTTCCGTTGAAATCCTTTATTGTATTTGGATCGTGTTTTTCGTGAGGTACACCTCCTGTTGTTTCATTAAGTATTTTATTAAATACTTCGTTTTTTGAGTATCTTTTTTGAGGTTTGTTTGTTTTACTTGCGGTTAATACCTTTTTAGTAATTTCAATTGGATCGTCAGTTTTTGATTCCACAATATTACTCTTTGAAGGTTTTACATTAAGTTCACTAAGAATGTTTGGCAATGTTGCTTTCAATTCTAACTTAACTGCTTCTCGTATTATTTTAATTAACTCTTGCTTTTTCATTTTAATTTCTTTCTACATATATATATTATCCATCTATAAATACTCTGCTACTTAATAATGTTGGTAGTCTTGCTCGTAATCCTGATAATTGTCCTTGTTGAGCAGGTGATGAGGTTGTAATATAAGGGTCGTTATGAACATGACCCGATAACCACCCACACAATCCACTTAACCACCCAACTGCTACATCTCCTTTTAAAACAGGATGTCTTGTTGTAACATAAGCACCTAAGTGTATAGTGGGTGATATAACCGATGTATGTACCTGTGTTTGTGTTACTATTCTCTGCAAGGCATCAAGTGTTATTTCATCATCTGTTGCTATTCCATATTTACCTTTTGCGAATGTTACAAATTCTCCTGACTTGGATGAAATAATAACTCTTTCTGAATTTATTATTATTTGATTTCCGTCTAGTTTTGGAAGTTGTTTACCGAACATTAGACCTCCTGCACTTCCAATGACTTCTTCCTCAACTGCATCCATTTCATTGTTGAATGTAGTTTTCTTAACATTTTTTGCTTCAGCAAGTGAATCTTCAACTGCCTTTGCATCTTTTAACATTTCTAAATCAACTGGTGCCAAACAAGCAACCGCATTTAAGTCTGCTCCTGCAATTGGTGTTCCTGCTAATGATGCGGCTGTTATTTCTGCTCCGTTGTGTATTGATTTAACAGAACTTGGATTTTGGGGTGCAGCCCGTGTATTGTCCGATGCACTTGGTCTTATGTTTGAAGAACTTGATTTAATGTTACTAGAAGCAGATGCTGGTGGAGGATTATTTGTGTTATTTGGTTGCGTTCCACTTGATGATGAACCACCTCCACTTGTTGGTGTAGAGTTGGATGGTGTACTACTACTTGTCGTTGATGCACTTGGTTGTGAGGAAGAAAAACTTGGCATTGAACCACTTCCCCCACTTGAAGAAGTAATACTTGCATTTGCACTTGCGTTCGCACTTGCACCACTTGAAGTAGAACCAACGGATGTAGAACCACCAATTCTACCAACAGTAGATGCCGCCGCAGTTCCTCCTGCAGTAGCACTTGATGCTCCTGAGTTGAATTGGACACCTTTATTGAAAGAGTTATATTTTATGTCACCTAAGTCACGTGATGTGGTAACCGATGCAACACTTGCACCACCAAAATTGAATCCCGATGCAAATGGACTTGCATCTTTGTTTCTAAATAATCCAGTGAGTGGATCAAATCCCATTGTTGCAACTTCATCATTTCCTTTTTTAAGAGAAAGTCCCATAGAACCAAAAGAAGCACCCGCAGCCTTAAGTTGTGCTTTTTCTTCTTCCGTAATAATAGATGTGTATTGCTGGTCAAAGTCTTTATCGTTTTTGGTAAATGCTCCGAGTATTCCTTTTTCCGAAAAATTATCACCTATTGCTTTTACTTGATCTTTTGCAGAAGATGCAGATGGATCAAGAAATTTAGTTGCTTCACCTTTAAGTGTATCAGTTAATGTTGATCCATACTCTACTTGATTCACCCAATCACACAAATCAAAAGTAAGTTTATCAAGATTGAAAGCAAACATAGCACCAAAATCAAATCCAAAATCAAATTTTAAATTTCTAAGTCTTTCAAATATTGCCATTAGTAAAGCAAGTAACTCAAGATTTATTCCAAACGAAAGCATCCAACCAAGTTGCTCTTCGGTATCTGAGCCAAATTCTTTTTTCTTTTTTGCCGTGGCACAAATACTTTTTACACCAAATGATGCAAGTTTAAATAACTTAAACATTGAACTATCTTCAGAGTTTATTCCCAAGTCATCAAATCCATCTACACCAATTCCAAGTGAATTAGCTGCCGACAATGCTCGTCCTGCTTTTGTTTTTTTGAATAAATGATTCTTACCAGCACTTTTTCCTTTTTTAAGTGCTTTCGTTAAACCACTTTCATATACAGAGTTTAATGAAAAATTACCTGTACCGACCCCCTTTAAAAATTTACTTTTTCCAGTTTGTGAGTTTATAGAAGAACCTACTGCAGCCGCACCTGTTACTCCCGCACCACCCGACATACCTGCTCCACCACCCGTGGAAACCCCCTCCACGTTTACAATTTTTGAAGTATTTGCCATTCCCATTTTGCCAAAACGATTACCCACCTCCATACCGTCACTCGGACCTATTGCAGTTCCAAAACTTGCTCCTAGTGATCCGGCATAGTCTCCTTTGGATGCGTGTTTTGCGGCTGCTCCTGGTCCTGGTTGGTATATGCCTCCACCTGCACCCCCACTTGACGCAGAAATTCCTCCGGCTACTGATGATGCAGCTCCTGCTACTGCCATTCCTGTTTGAGCTGCGTTGTAGGCAGCCATGGGTCCTGCTAATTGACTTTGAACATATGCTTTTCCAGCTGACTCTGCTACTTTCATGCCTGCCTTTGCTACTGCACCTGTCGTATTTGCAGCTGCACTAACACTATCTGTTATTTGACCCCCGGCAGATTGTGCTACTTTACTTAACCCTTTAAAGTTTTTTGGTGCTTTCTTTTTCGGAGCACCACCCCCTCCACCTGTTCCACCTAATGTTGGAACAAATTTAGATACAGTTTTTCCACTTGTGATGTGAATGGATGAACCGTCTAAATTAATATCTTCCAAGACGGTGTGGGAATATATGCGTTCGTTTCCTTTTTTTGGACACGGACGATTTCTAATTAAAATCATTGGATTACCCAAGTTACCACTATAATCCTCTCCGTTTCCTTTGCTTGTTCCTGCGTCTATGGATGGATTATCTTCATAGCAACTAAAACGTATACTATTTCCAATTCTACTTTCTATTATTGTATCACCCTCAAAATGACGAAGTGGTCTGATTTTATTGTTTGCTTTAAAATACTTTCCAAGGTATTGACCAAACTCGTTTGATGCAGGACTTATTACAGATGGATTTTTAGCACCTTTTAAATTTGGGCAGTTTTTAGGAGATAGTTTATTTCCAGCACCATATCTTGGTTCTGTTCTAAAATCTGCGGAGTTATTTAAAAAGTTTCTTGAATTTATTCTCCGAGTATAATAAATGTTATTAATGTATTTAACAATTACTACATTTTCATTTACCAATGGATATTCTTTAATTCCTGTTTCAAGTGGAAGAATCCATGATAGTTCAAGCATAGGAGATTTGTTTTGACTAAATATACCTCTTGCCTTGATTCTTCCAATCCAAGAATAATCTATGTCACCTTCATTATTGTACCCTTCAGGCCACTCATCAGATTTTACTTTAGGACAAAGTTCTTTATCTGAAAATATTGGATGTTTTTCATCACGAATAACATCAAGAACCACCGCAGGTTCTAGTTCATAGAATTGTACAGTATCAGGTGTAGAAGAAAAAAGTTTTCTTTGTGTAACTAGTTGGTTTGTGCCGAGTTCTTTAGTTACGGATTTTTTTGTAAACTTGGTATATGCCATTATTACTTCTCATCAATTTTTTCACTTAGTTGCTTATCTATTGCATTATTTTGAACTTCAATATCATTAAGTTCTTTTTTTACATTATTAAGCAATTCTTCTTTTTCGGCATCAGTTAGTCCATAGCCACCACCTGAGTCTTCCGATGAATTTGAAGTACCTGCTATAAATCTTTGTAGCACCGCAGACAATTTAACAAGTTGATCGTCATTTTTTACTCCTACATCAATATAGTCTTTTATCATAGGTGCAATAACAGTTGCAGAACCTACATCCTTAACCATTTCTCTCAAATCCTTAATAAGTTGATTAATTTGGTCTTTCTTGTGATTAGAATTAAAATAAATATCTTTTATAAGAGACGAGAATGTTTTTCCCTTGAAAATTTCTGTATCATTTTCCATAAATATAAATATAAATGTATATATTTTTTATAGAATAATAGTTTAATCTGCTTTAATATATCCTGTAGTTAAGTAGTCTTTTGTAATTTGACTCTGTATATCTTTCATTTTGTTTACTACTTTCGTAATACTCTGTGTCTTACAACTAGTCATTTCACGAATATATAGGTACAATGCTTTTTTATTAAAGTTTTCAATACTATCACATCTACGAAATATTTCAACTACCGCAGCTGCGATTTGTAATTCTTGTGGTTTTTTGAATATCTTTTCTAGATTATTATCATAATAGTTAATCATCAATCTTACAAACTCACTTAATTCTTTTTTCTGATTTTCGTTTTTCGGATTAACTGTTAATTCTTTTTTCTCGTATATAATTTCGTCATCATCAACACTTGTATGTCGTTTGAATTTCTTATAATTTCCGTTGTTATATAAAATTAAAAAGTTCTTTGCAATAATACTAAAGTATGAAAATGCCTTTCCGTTGCCCTGTCGATATTTGTGTATATTGCTAACTAAATTACTAACTACTTCTTGTTGAACTTCTTCGTGACTACATTGAAAATAAGAAAACTTAAATGTATTTAGAATGTTTTCCGCAAGTTTATCAAACGGATAACTTATTCTTTCATTGTAGATATTGTTCCTGAAATGAACATCTTCGGAATTGTTATATTCGACAATTGCATCTTCTGTGTCCTGTGAAAAATAAATTTTATCACTACTAGTTTTTTTCTTACGACGTCTACGTTTTATTACCTTTTTTTCAGTTTTTTCAACAACTCCCCTTTTTTTTTCTTTTTTTTCATTAGTCATCCGATTGTTCTACCTTTTCATTTAATTCTGTGATTAACTCTGTTATTTCTTCAAATGTCGTACCAACTTCATCATCTTTTTCAAACATTTGTTTAGAGTCTATATCTTTCCACCCATTTCGTATTCTATTTAATGAATATAATATATCAGATATCCATGCTTCATAATTTGAAAGTTTTGTGAATAAATTCCAAATAATAAAAGAGCAAACACATAGCAATGTGCCTAAAAAAATACTTATATACATATACATATTCCCTCTAAGTAAACATTAAATTTAAAAAATGTCAATAATTTAATATTTTTAATTACTTTTTTCGTCTTTGTTTGTGGGTATATTACCAAGTGTACTGTTTGGGATATATCCGTTTGAGTTTTTGTATATTTTATTTACAAAATATTTATTATGAGCATCCATTGAACTTTTTTTCCAAGGAACATAATAAGGTCCTTTTGGTTCAAATATAGGGTCATCATCTTCACTATGCAATGGTGTTGAAATAACATTATCGTCCTCCAAGTTTCTTTTTACAGTTTTTGGAGTCGGGTTTGGTGTGGGGGTCGGTGTTGGAGTTTCCTCGGGTGTAGGAGTCGGTGTAGGTGCGGGGGTCGGTGTTGGAGTTTCCTCGGGTGTAGGAGTTGGAGTAGGAGTTGGGGTTGGAGTTTCCTCGGGTGTAGGAGTCGGTGTGGGGGTTGGGGTTTCTTCAGGTGTTGGGGTTGGAGTTTCCTCGGGTGTAGGAGTCGGTGTAGGAGTTGGGGGGGTGTAGGAGTCGGTGTAGGAGTTGGGGTTGGAGTTTCCTCGGGTGTAGGAGTTGGGGTAGGTGTTGGGGTTGGAGTTTCCCCGGGTGTTGGAGTTGGGGTGGGAGTTTTTATATCGTCTATAAAGTCACCCTCTCTTTGAAATCTATCGGCAAACGGAAGGTCGTCTATCCAGTTTTTTTTTTCGGCATCTCGTAGTCCCTTGTGATTTTTCCACCTATCATAATATTATATGCAAGTACAAGTGCAACTGCAACCGGATCAAAAACAAGAACAATTACAATAATAAACCACTTAACTACCGTATCTACTTCTGAGTTAAATGACTTTGCTATAAATTTAAAACTGCCAATATCAGTTGCACGAATAGATTCTTTTTCTTCTAGAATTTTGGATTGATTTTCTTTTATTTTGTTATAATGTTTTTCTATAATTGGTCCTGTATTTACTTCTTTTGTTGTATCTCGCAATCCATTTACTTTTTCTACAAAAATGTCGTATTCTTTTTGTATTTCAGTATCAAGTCTTGTAATAGTTTCTTTATATGACTTGGATGCAGTTTCTTCTTCTTCCGTCAGAGTTTTTAATGATGATGTAATCGAGTCTCTTTCAGTTTTTTGCAATTCAAGTAATTCTGCTACTTTCTTTTTTGTGTCAACAAAGAAACTATTCTTTGCTTCAAGGTCACTTTTTGCTTTATCTAAAACTTCCAATCTATTTAACAATTGTTGACGTCTGTTCATCATATTTTCTGTGTCAGACTTTCGTCTTTCCGATAAACTTTCCTGTCTCTTTCTTCTATCGTCAACAAAATCATCGTATATTTTTTGAAATCCTGCTATTGTATCTTCTTTTCTATTATCAACTTTGTCGGAAGTATTTTTAAGTGTAGAAATTTCTTCTTCTATTATTACTATCTCTTTGTTAAGTTGGTCTATACTTGCCTCGTGCATTTCTACCCGTGAACGAGTATCATCATACGCATCACTTAAAAAACCATAAATACCAAGTGATGTAATTCCCACTAAAACTATAACAGATATAGTAGAATACCATTTTAGCATTCTTGGAATTCTGTCCCAATATCTATATAAGAAGGATGTCATTGCAAGTTTACCTGCCTCAAGTACACCTGCCATTACCATAGCAGCGATTGATGCACCTGCAAACAATAAACCTATACCTCTTACAGAGAAGAAAGCAGCTGTTCCTGCTACTGCTAATGCGAGTCCACCTATTATCGCAGTAAATAACTTCATATCTATATATATCTCCTCAAAATTTATTTAGTATTTCATTATATAAATATATTATAATACAAAAAAGGGAGCATTTCTGCTCCCTAATTGATTTTTAAAAGAAATATATATACACTTAGAGTATCTTAACTTTCTTTGCCTTTGTTTCTATCACTTCTCGTTTTGGAATTGTAACATTAAGAATTCCGTTATCGAATTTTGCGGAAATATTATTTACATCTAGGGTAGAATCATCCACTCTAAATGATCGTTTAAATGAAGATCTTTTAAGTTCCTTGTAAACATACTTTACACCAGGTTCTTCAATATCAAACTTTTTATCTCCTGAAATCGTAAGCATTCCATCTTCATATTCAACCGATACATCTTCTTTTCCAAGTCCAGCAATTTCCGCCTCAATTCTAACATCATTTTTAGTATCTGCAACATTTACTCTTGGATATGAACTATTTCCGAAGAAGTTTACTCCAAATTCTTGACTAAAACTTGGAAATGCTTGATTTACTACTTTGTCAAACAGAGAATCGAATGGTACTAAGAATTCGTCTCTAAGATTTGGAACGTGTTTATTTAGTCCTGTTCCGTTGGACTTATAATTATATTTTTTCATTGTATTTTCCTTTGTTTTGGTTACGAACCCCGATTGGGCATTCGTGAGTGACCCGATAGGCATCACTCATATTATAAATATAATTGAATATGTAAATATTACTAAATTAAATCTTTTGTTTTTAGAAATTCAGTATATTCAAGTGTAGTTGCCATGTGGTCTGCCCAATGAACTATTTTTGGGAGAAGTGTTTTTAACTCACCCCCCAATCTAAATGACTTTAGATAAAACTCATTTGACTCATCATACATTCCATCCGACAACTTGATTCCTAAGAATTCTTTTTGAGTAATTTTTACATCAAAGTCTTGTAGTAGAAATAATGCTCTATCCGTTACCGTCATGCTTTGAATTTCAGGATTTATTTTAAACATTGATCCTTGGTTCTTTCTATGCCAGTCAGACTCTTCTACATTATAGTATTCACCATCTAAATCACCTAGTTTGCCTAAGTCATGGTTTAATGCACAAAATAATAACTCATCTTCTGTGAAGTCTACTTCACCTCCGAGTTTGTTGAATAAAAGAACCATTCCCTTTGCAGTACGACATACATTCATAACATGGTCAATATACCCACCTGAGTAAGCATTGTGGTATTGGACTTTTCCACTTGCAGGTGCAACTAATGCTCTTAGACCTAGACACCCATCGTCTGTTCCGTACATATGGAGAAGTTTCTCCTTTCGTTCTCCTGAGAACGTATTTTCAATAAATTCTAAAAATCTAGTATAATTTTCTTCTAATTGGGACTCTGTATAATTCATAATCCCTTATTTTATATATAATATATTTTTAGTCAATAAAATTTTTCTTCACCACAGGAAGATACTCATTGAATTTTTCAGGTGTCCAATTTTGCATCTTCTGAAAAACTTCGTTATAGTGTTCGTATGTCCTTTTTAAAATATTATTAGAATTTACAAGAAAGCAACAAGTCATAGAATAACTTTCTTTAAGAGAGGTTCTTTGAATCTCTTTATGTAATGATGTATATCCAATTTCTTCCTTATTGATATACTCTCCACTATTTACATTATTAAATGTAGATACAAGTTCTTTTATTTGCAAGGAATTCTTGCAATATGAATCATTTGCAAACAATACTGTTGTGTTTTCTTCAAGCAATTCATATATGTGACATATATATTCAAAATAATAATACAGGAAATGCTTTTTTTCAGGAACTTTGGTGAATCTACCATTTATGTTTTTTAATTTAAACGAATTAGTATCACGCACCGTGATTACATCTATTCCTGGAAAAAATACTTTTTTATTTGAAGAGTATACAATTCCAAACTTAGGTACTTTCCACTTTGCCAATACACGTTTTTTAACAATTGGTTTATTGGGTTCGTTGTTTTCTGTACGAACTTCTCTAAGTTTTTTGTTAAGGTATATGTTTTTCTTAGTTGCGTTTGCTTTACCTGTATATTCTTTTAATTTCTTTTTTACTAAATCGTTTACCTGTGCTTTTGTATAATTGACATATAATTGACGATTTATGTTTACATTTTCAGTTGACGCTGGTTCGTGGTACATATGATACCCCATTAAACTTACACTCGTATACGAAACCGAATCACTTAGTCTATTTTCCACAAAGTCTAGATCTTGGAAACCCCACCCCTCGAAGTCTTCATTCATCCCACCAACTCTTGCAAATTCGGATGATTTTATTATGAATGAAAACTTTCCGTTTTGGGAGTTGGTTTTGTAGTCTACTCCGTGATCTAAATGTAATTGTTCTGTTGCTTGCAGGTTATATGATTCTTGTTTGCTTAAAAATACAACTTCACTGAAAGGACGGATAAAGTCATAATCAGTATCTGCGTTATTTAAAACTTCATTGAAGTCAGTATAAAAATCTGCATCGACCATCCATATGAATTCAGTAAATGAGTGCTTGCTTGCATGATTTATTAGTTTTGATTTGTTTATCTTATCAATCTTTAAATCAATTACATGGTGTTTTAGATTTTCAAATGTTACAAGATATTGCTCTATCATTGGTGTAGAATCTGATCTTTGTTCACATACTATAACATCACACCCAATTTCATTTAATTTTTTTGCCAAGAAACAGAAATTATTGAATCTCAGAGATTTTAAATTAAATATAGGTAATATAATTGTTATCTCAGTGGTGTTCATTTTAGTCAGTTTTTTCTATACCAAGTAGTAAATCAGAATTAGTTGAACGTTTGATTATTAGTCCTGCTTCATATAACTCACGGAATGTGTAATGCTTACCTTCTACACTACCGTCAAATTTAAAGTCAATACAACATTCGTTTTCTTTTCCTACATTTAATGTAATAGTTACCACTTCATTATCAAGTGTATCTTGACCTCCAATTTCCATTGCAACATAACGTGGGTCGTAGTCTTTTGCTCCACGAATTCCAAGAACGTCTTGCCTTGCTTCGTTGAAGTATAATGCCATAAATGATGGTTGTGTTCCATATTCAACATTCTTTGGATAGCAGAAATGAGTTCTTTCACGTGCGTTTTTATATGTAACTCGCAAAGCATTCTCACTTGCACCACCTGGCATTGCAATTTCAAAATCTTCTTTAAGTGTATATAACTTTGGATTGGTTTCAAGTACCTTATTGTTTTGTCCAGTTGTCATAAACTTACTATCTCCATCAGAACTTAATAGATCTGCTAGTTTTGCTTGTGCAGGTGTTGAACCACCTTCCATTACGTCTATAAGTATCTTATCGTCAGAGCAACAACGTTCACTGTCACATATAAATGTAGAAGGTTGTATAATTTGTGCCCAGTGTCTTATATCAAGTGGAGTTCCGTCTTTATTTAAAATACTCAATGTTACGTTTTCTTGTGTGATACCTTCACCTTGCTCGTTCACAGGAATAATTTCAACAGCAGTTTGATTTGAGTCCAAGAAGAATTTGTTTATAATTGGTTCAGGTAAACTTGCACTTTCTACTTTAAAGTACAACTCATCTGCCATAGGAACTCTTATATCTTCATTTAGTGGGTCTGTTTCCAAACTAATTTCAAAAATAACTCCTTCAAAACTATATGCAGTTGATGCTCCACCAGGTGAAACAACTTTATCAGGAATATCAAGGTCATTGTTTGTTATAGTAGTAAGATTGTCACCTCCAGAACCATCATCCTGACTTGCGTATCCACATTCACCTTTAATTCTAATATTTGGAAATCTTGATAGTGTGTTTGCGGTTTGAAATGGAATTAGTGATTTAAGAATACTTGCACTTTGTGAGTTTGCGGTATTTGATTTAAGTGTTACGGTTAAATCTCCTACTCCGTTTATTCCACTATCTAAGTTATCGGACACACCTCCTTTGATTCCAAATTCTGATTCTACGGTGACAAGAAATTCAGTCTTATATTCTAATGTGTCACTTTGTGTTACATCTGCTACAAATTTATTGCTCAATATTCCGATATTTTTAAACATTGTGTGAACTTCACCACCATTCAAAGACTCCTGTGGTCCTGTTCTTCTTGTGTAATCTATTTGTGCTATGATTGGGTGTCTTGAAGTAATTCCACCGATATTCTCAATAGTTATTTTCCAACCACCACCACCCAGTGCAGTTTTCTCTACTTTAATGTCATATCGTTCGGATTGAGGTCTTCCTCCTGTTGGTGATCCTGTTAATGGACGATAATTTAAAACTACTGCGGTGTTTGTTCCTGTTGCTACGAATAGGGGTTTACTAATTACGGGTTCGTGAATATCATGCGTTACATTGTTTCCGAGTTTAACTTGTGAAGGGTGGGTTCTGTCCCATAGATAGTATACCTTACCTGCTTCTAGATTGGATTCTGTTGGTATTGTATCAAAAGATATTTTACCAGATAATACCACAACTGCATTAGTTTCAATACCATCCTCAGTTTGTTCACTTCCACTTCCGTCACAAGTTACGGATACACTCTCTACTATACCAATTACTTCGGTTAAATGTTCTTGGTCTTCTGGATTATTTGTATCAAACATTGCATATGATAAATTGAATCCTTTTATTTTTGGGTCCCACCTCACCGCATCTCCAACCTTCGGACAATTATATGTAAGTTTTGTTCTAAGTAGGGTTCTTTCGGATTCCCATTTGTAATCAGATGCAGCCTGTTTTACTTGCTCGTATATATTTTCCAATACACTCTCATCACATTGACTTTTTACTGGTTCTAATGCTTGACCACCTATTGGTTGACATCCTCTTAAATTAAATGCTGATCTATGTTGTAACGTTGCCATTTTATGATTGGGTTGTTTGTTCAGGTTTACTTGATTCATTTATTTGTGCCAAGGCATCTGCATCTAGTGTAGGTACAGGGTCAACGGCTTTAACCCATGTAGGTGCAGTTCCTCCACCCAAACTCATTCGTGTGAATATATAAATGTTGCTAATTTGCTTTACGATTTCACCAGGATTACCTTCTACTTGGTTTACGTAAGTAACAAAAGCATAATCTCCCTCCGAGGAATCTCCGATGTAAAGTCCTTTTAATGGCCAAACAGAATCTAGAAATTTTTTAATTTCTTCTTCAGGATTATTGTATTCAAGACAATCTTCGTTTTTATTTGAACCACAGGTTGAATAAAAAGTAAAGTGTTTATATCTAAAGTTTCCGATGTCGTATAATGATCCCATGATTTATTATTCCGTAATTAGTTCCCAATTTCCATAGTTTATACTTCCACCTGCAGTAACGTTATATTCAGTTTTAATATAACGTTTTAATTCTATCATCTGTGTTGAGAAGTCTATTAAACTTATATTTGCAACATCACCTTTTCCAGCATCAGGCCATTTTGGATTGATGAAATCATCAGCTGCGAAATTGTCTCCAATTTTTTTTGCGGTAAAATCTTTTTCGTTGGTATGTTGCATACAAGGTTCGTTTAAATTTGGATTTACTGCATTACACGCATCATATGGTGTGGGGTACACAGGTTGATTTAATAAAAGTATTTGGTTTTCCGTTACTGCATAAAAAACTGGTTTAGCATAACTTACAACTTTCTTTGTTTGTGGGTCACGTTTAAATGGATTATTAATTGTAGTATTTCTAAACGGAGTTGCACCACTTGAAGCAGACTCTATGTTAGAGTCACCTGTTTTATTGTTAAACCAATCATCTAGTTCATCAACACTATAATCATAAATTGTTCTTCTTAGTTTTTTTGTTTGCTCCGAGTAGGAGTTTGTGTCGGAATTAATATCAAATGCATCAAGATAGTATGTGTATCCTCTTTTAAATAAAGCATTGGGTTTTGAATTAACATCCGTTTCTGTTATTTTTAATCCAGTCGGAATGTCAAATGTTATCATCCCTGATGTTTGTATTTGAAAGAAGTCAGATGTTGCAATAGTTACGATTCCTATTACATCACACCCATACGCATCATCTATCATTAAGTCACCTTCTCTTTTTTGGGAAGAAGCATTTGCTAATACATAAGGTGAATCACCACTTTCAAAGTCAAGGTATGTAGGTAAAATAGTTTCTGCAACTCCCTCAAACTCTGTGATATTCTCTAGGTTGTCACCAAATTTTCCAGAAGCAGTTCTTTGTATTTTCCTTCTTACTCTTACAACATCCCCAACTTTTATTTTGGAACAACTTGTTGAGTATTCAATTACAAATTTATTTGGTTGATCTGTTTTTTCACATATTAAACCACGATAATTTACAAATACACCAGACTGAGGACCTGTTGCTATTAATAATGGTTTTGAAACATGGGGATCGTTTTCTATTAGTTGTTCAGCAGGATCAAAATCTGCTAATTTACCATCTCTTCCCAAGAAATAAGTTTTACCTCCAATCAAAACAGATTCCGTGGATGCAATTTCAGATGTATCTAATTGGAACTTTTCAACAAATACTGCCTCGTTAAAACTAATATGCCCACCAAATGCAATGTTAATACTTAATATCTCACCATCAAAATCACGTTTTATTTTTCGTATAATTCCCACAACTTCTGCGTTATCAGGATTGTCAGAGGAAGCATGACGATATTTGTTAGTTCCAAGATCACGTGATAATACATCACCCACTCTGTAAACGATTGTTTGTGTAGATTCAATGTTTTGATAAAAGTCATCAAAACTTACCGACACTTCTGAGTGTCCTGGTGATTCGGTAAATTCAATTCCGTCACCAGTATCTTTTACTTTTACGAATGATCCAGGTGCAACATTATATTCATTTGGTACATCCGAGAGTTCACTGAATCTAATACCTACATCATTATGTTTAAGCAAAGATAGTTGTTCTGCTAACACTTGAGCGGTTATAGATTTAGTTTCTCCCGTGGGTGATGTAGCAAATTCGTCTTTGTCTACGACTATGAATAAGTCTTCGTTTGAGAGTTTGTCACTCTTGTTTAAGTCTGTGATTTTTTGGTTAGCCATTGTAATTCCTATACATATAAATAATAAATATACATATATTTTATTACAATAAATATTTCTATCTTAAACTTTTTATCTTCTTAACGATAAATTTAACCAATTCACTTCTAACAATATCATCTTCTGTGAATTCGAAACTATGAATTCCGTGTGATTTTGAGTCGGTGTCACCGAATAATTCACGGATGTTATTAAATCCACTTTTGTTACCAATATCACTTTGCATCGTGTCTCCACATATGAATAATTTTGAATTTTGACCTACACGAGTCATTATCGTAATAAGTTCTTTTTCTGTCATATTCTGTGCTTCATCTACTACAATAAACTTATTTTCCCAAGATGCTCCACGAAGAAAACCTACCGGTATTCCATAGATTCGTTCTTCCTGTTGCAGGTATCTGATGTCTACGATACTTAAAAATTCTTCAAGTTTATCTTTTAGTGGTTCTAGGTATGGAGCCATTTTATCATCTTGTGCTCCTGGTAAAAATCCCAATTTGTGGTCTGAACTTTCTACTGCATTTCTTATATATACAAGTTCTTCAACTGCTTGATCTGTTAAATACCGTAACCCGCAATATATGCTTACATAGGTTTTTGATGATCCTGCTGGTCCATTTACAAACATTAAGTTTGTTTTTGGATCTAGTGCATTTTCTAAAAATTGTTTTTGTTTGTCAGTAAAGGGTTTGTGTTGTATCCTTAACTTTCTTACTTCCTGATTGTTATTGATTGTGTCCTGCAACTCTGAATCAGTAAGTGTACTTTTTGTAATGTCATCGTGCTTTTTTCTTGACATGGTTGTTTTCCTTTGTTTTATTATAAGCTATAGTTGTTATTAACTAGTTAGTATTTATATTACTATTTTTTTCTATATATTCTATTAAAGCTTTTAAGATTTTACATTTTTCATATTCCTCCATTTTTATATATTGTTCAAGTATATTTTTTAAATTGGGTAAAAAGTGAATGGATTTCACTACTACTTGTAACTCTGTGTTCTCAAAAGAAAAAACTCTTATAGTATCAGGAAGTGGACTATTCAGCACAATTTTATTTTTAAAGCACTCAAAAACGTGGTCAAGGTACTTTTTTTGATTGTTTTTTAGTTCTTTTTCCAATAAATTGTTATTATTAGAAAGTTGTAGTATATTTTTTTTCATCTCTAATATAAGTATTTAGTGTAAGATAAATTAAAAATGTTATGAGTAATTTTTTTCAAAGATACAAAAGAAACGGAGTACCTCGCACAGGGTTTGTGAAGAAGGAGACAGATTATTCGAAGGTTAATAACGAATTAAATAATAATAAAGATTCTGAGAATAAAATAGAAGAACGTGTTGAATCAACGGATATCAATGTTGATACAAACTCAGTAAGTGTAAAACCAAAGAGAACTACTGAATCTGAACCACCACCTACAGTTAAAGAGCATCTTATGCATTTATTAGAACAGAGTAGAAAAGATGCTTTAAATAAAGCAGAGGATATAAAGTCTAAACCGTTATCAACAAATTTAAATGATGTAAAAAAAGAATCTGTTAAAAAAACTAAACATCCGAAAAAAGAATTTTACGAAACCGAAGCAGAACAACTTGGTTTTACAGATTTACCTAGTAATCTAGCGAATTCACTGGTTGCTTGGAAACGTAGTAATCGTCCAGTTGTAACCGCAGATCAATGGAATACTCGTCTAAGTATATGTCGTGGTTGTAGTTATTGGATGGAAAATAAAGAATCTAATGTTGCTAAGTGCATGAAGTGTGGATGTAGTAGTGGTAAGTTATTATTAGCAAGTAACTCATGTCCACTCTCCCCACCAAAATGGAAAGCACTTTAATACTTTTTATAATATTTTTATAATAATTTTGAACTAAAACTTTTTTTGAGATATATTTATGTACAAATGAATGATGCAAACTACAAATTAACAACGGTAAAAGTATTATCTGACAAATACTCAGAATTCAAAATGAATACCCTAACTTCTGATATGACCTTACAGAAATTGGTAAATCGTGCGATTCATTTGTATTTGACAGAAAACAAATTTAAAGAACAAGTCGATAAGACTAACCCTATCACCGATAATAAGAAATACTAATTGACTTTTATTTCTTTTTGTTCCATAATAAATGGAATGAAACCTAATATACTGCTCATTGGAGATGATATACGATACCCAACTGGTGTGGGTAATATATGTAAAGAACTTATCACAAGGACTTTAGACAAATATAATTGGATACAAATTGCCAATAAACAGAATCATCCTGAGTCAGGTAAGATAATTGATGTAAGTAAATCCATATCAGAACGATATAAAGTAGATGATTGCTATGTTCGTTTATATTGTTCAAATGGATACGGTGACGAGCAAACCTTATTTGGTATATGTGAGAATGAAAAAATTGATGCGGTAATTCACATTACCGATCCTAGATTTTACAAATGGTTATATTCAGTTGAAAATAAGTTAAGAAAAACAACACCTTTGTGTTATTATCATGTATGGGATAATTATCCAATTCCCACCTACAATCGTGGAGTTTATTTAAGTTGTGACTGGATAGGTTGTATTAGTCAACTTACTTACGATGTTGTAACACAAGTTACAGACGGAGAGGTATTTTGTGAATATGTACCACATGGAGTTGATACAAGTATTTTTACAAAGATAGATAATGCTTCCATTAAAAATGCACGTGAAAGTTTACTTGAAGAAAAATGTAAGTTTGCGGTTTTATGTAATAACGTAAACATGAGACGAAAACAGTTACCTACATCCATTGAGGGTTTTTCAAAGTTCTATAACACAATTTCAGAATCAGATAGAAAGCATACACTATTAATGCTACATACAAACTCTGTTGGTGAAGGTGGGCATGATTTAATTAAGTTAGTTAACGATTTATATCCCGAGGTAAATGTTTTATTTAGTACAAGCAAAGTCACTCCTGAAATACTAAATCAGATGTACAATACTTTTAGTGTTACATTGAATACTGCTAGTAATGAAGGTTTCGGTTTATCTACACTAGAATCATTGTCAGCAGGAACTCCTATTATTTGTAACAAAACGGGTGGACTTAAAGATCAAATTGATAAAGACAATACATGGGGATTGGGTCTTGAACCAAGTATTTCAAAATTATCAGGTGATGGAAGTAGTCCTTATTTATACGAAGACTATGTTTCCGCAGACTCTGTTGCGTCTGCTATTCTAACTATGTATAATAAAACTGAAGATGAACTTGATAGCATGGGAAAACTCGGTCGTAGTTTCGTTGAAGAGAATTTTAAGATAGACCGAATGATAAATGGTTTAACGAATGGTATTGATTATGCAATAGCAAATTTTAAACCTTCCCCAAAATATAGATTTAATAAAGTATCATGAAAAAGAAACTATTATATGTATCACCTATAATGTCAAGAAGTGGATATGGTGACCACGCACGTGAATTTGCACAATATCTTACTACAAAGAACAATGAATATGACATAAGAATGGTTGCTACACCCTGGGGTTCAAATCCACAAACAGGACTAATTGATAATCCACCATTGAACAAAAAATTATCGGAATATTTTATTAAAAACGATGATGCCTTTGAGGGATGTGATGTATATATTCAACTTGGACTTCCACCCGAATTTAAAGCAATTGGTCAATTCAATATAGGTATAACTGCAGGTGTAGAAACCGATACCGTTGGTTCTTCGTTTATAGATGGTGTAAATAAAATGGACCTGCTTATAGTTCCGTCTCAGTTTACAAAAGAAACATTTCTTAATTCATCGTATTCAAACAAACAAGGCAGAGTAATAAAAATAGAAACTCCCATTGAGGTAATACATGAATATGCCGATGACACGTTCTACAAAGATGAAGCAATTAATTTAGGAACTATATCAGAGTTAAATCAAATAAAAGAAGACTTTTGTTTTTTATTTGTTGGTCAGTGGGTATCAAGTCACACAGATGATGGTGGACGTAAAAATGTTAATTCACTCATTGAATCGTTTTTAAATGCATTCTCCGATGAAAAAGATAAACCTGCACTGGTACTTAAAACTTCAGGTACGAATTTCAGTATAAGTGATTATATAGATACCGAAAATAGAATCAAAGAAATATTAACAGAACATACATCCAAAGATTTGCCGAGCATTTATTTATTACACGGAAACTTTTCTTCAACTGAATTATATCAGTTATACAACAATCCTAAAATTAAAGCATTTGTAACACATACACGGGGTGAGGGATTCGGAAGACCAATACTAGAAGCATCATTATCAGGAATTCCAGTTCTTGCAACTAAATGGTCAGGACACTTGGATATTATTGATAAAAAGAATTCTATATTACTACCTGGTCAACTACATGAGGTTGGAATTGATAATAGTATTTTTACAAAAGAATCAAAATGGATGACAGTTGATGGTGAATATTCTTCTAGTAAAATGAAAGAAGTTTTCCGTGAATATGAAAAATATTCAAATAAAGCAGTCAAATTAAAAGAAATCAATTTAGAAAAATTTAGTCCGTCAAAAATTCACGATGATTGTGATAAAGTTTTTGAAAAATACTTATCAGAGTTACCTGCGTTTGAAGATATAGAGTTACCTGAGTTGGATATATAATAACTAACTTGTTTCATATATATTATATGTTATGAGTTATTACAGAGATTATCTTCGAAGAATGGTTGGTGGTGTTCGTGCAGGTAACAAACGACTACTAAAACCAGGTCAAATATGTACCTTTATGTACAATAACTCAACAATTGATGAGTCTATATCAAGACGAAAGTTTTACAGAATCATATTTGTATTAAATACATGGAAAGATACTAGAGGATTAAAACTTCACGCATTAAGTCTTGAGAATATTCCTTGGACACGTTTTCGTGAATTTATTAAACGAATACTCGTTACGGATACACTTTCACTATTAAAAAGACGATATGAAATAAAAAGTCCAATCAATGAATTAATCAACCGACCTCGTCCATTCTATGAATCTCATGTCAAGAAATTATTAAGTTTTGATTGTTATAGGACATACACATTAACAGAGATTAAAAATTGCAGAGTTGGATACCTTAATTTCTCATCTATGTTTTCTGATTATCAAAAAAAGGACACAATTATACGAAAAACCGATAATATATCCGATATAAAAATGGAACGTTCGGTTGTTGAGAGAAATTTAAATTTAAATTTATCAAAAATAAATGACAAGACATTTCGTTCAGCCATTATAGACAGATTTGGTAGTGTTGATAATTTCCTACAAGTATATAAAGATCTTGAAGAATTCATAAATGGAGTTGAAAATAAAGAGCAAACTGATAAGTTTAGATTATGAAAATTAGTTACGCAATCTGCACTCACAACGAAGACGAAACACTATTAAATCTATTATATAGGATTAATGAATATTTAGATGCAGAAGATGAAATAGTTGTATTAGATGATTATTCTAACAACTTAGAAACTCTAAAAATATTGGAATCACTCGGTAATGTTCATAAAAATAAATTAAACAAGGATTTTTCAAATCATAAAAATATATTGAATAGTAAGTGTAAAGGTGATTTTATATTTCAGTTAGATTCAGACGAACTTCCATCTAAACACCTAATGAAAAATATAAAAAAAATTATAGAGTTAAATGCAAAAAAAGATTTATTTTATATACCAAGAACAAATAAAGTAAATGGAATAACACAAAAACATTTAAAAATGTATAAGTGGAAACTTGATAAATTTGGTAGAATAAACTATCCAGATTACCAAGGAAGACTTTTCAAAAACACTAAAACTATAAAGTGGACTCGTGCTTTACATGAACATATCATTGGACATACAAACTATACAAAGTTACCAACTGACTCTAACTTAGAAATACATCATATAAAAGATATAAAAACACAGGAAAGAGCAAATCAGTTTTATAATGACAATTATACTGACGACTTTGAGATTAAATGAACACAACTGATATAGCATTAGTATGTTGTTACTTTAATCCATGCAATTATGTATCAAAGTATTTTAACTTTCTTAACTTTTACAGAGAAATAATTGATACAAAAAATTTACATCTTCATGTTGTAGAGTGTATACACACCAAATCAAAATTTAAAATAAGTGACAATTTAAATGTACATACAAAAGTGTATTGTAATGAAATTTATTGGCAAAAAGAACAATTATTAAATCTAGGAATAAATAAACTTAAAAATGATTTTAAATATGTAGGGTGGGTAGATGGAGACATTCACATCACCAACCCGTTTTGGATTAACAGAATAATCGAGTCACTTGAAGATAATAAAATAACTCAAATTTGTAAAAAAATTCTAAAAGAAACAAACTTTAAACAAGACTATGAAGAAACGCACTCGGTTGCAAACTTTTTACAGACAACGGATGATGTTCAAAAACTTTTACACAACAGAATTGGAGAACCTGGATATGGATATGCTTATCACTCAGAATTATTCCACGACAAAAGTATGCCACTTTACGATAAGGCAATATGTGGCTCTGGTGACTTTTTAAATTTAGTAGGTTATCTTGATATTAAAGATATAGACAACTTCATTAATCACGATAGATTTTTTAACGGACTTGAATATGTAAAGCAGGACTTTATAGATTGGAGACGTAGAAATAAATTGGTAAAAAAAATTGGTTGTAGCAATAATCAAATAAAAATTACATACCACGGATCGGTAAAAAACAGAAAGTATATAACCCGAGAATCTATTTTAAAAAAAGCAAAATATAATCCAATTATTGATGTTACTTACAATGAAAAGACGCAAATGTATAATATTACTAAAGATACACTTCGCAAATCAATATCTGGATATTTTCGTTCAAGACGTGAAGACGATTTTTTTGCATCAAGTATGAATTTATCACACTTTAAAAAACGAGTATATTCTTTAATCAAACATTATGACCAAAATTTTAATACAAACGAAGATCCATTCTCTTTTTTAAAAAAAATAAAAACAGGACTCAAACCAAGTACGCAAAAAAAACTAAAAAACCAAACAGACTACATTTGCATTAAAAACTACAAAGATGTAAAATTTACGGAAATCAATAAAGATGTAATTGTCGTTAATAATCTAGAAGAAGATACTAAAAAGAGTTATATAGAACAATATCTTAGATATATAATAAACAATTATGATAATCTACCAACTACATTATGTTTAATTAATGAAGAATTTCCAAAGTCCTGGAAATTTCTAAATAAACAAATATCATTTCATAATAAACAAAAACAACCAAAGTGCACCGTTGCATCTGAATATGAAATAGATATTGAGTTATCTAAAAACCTTCATGTAAAAATAGATGAAGAAATTGAAAGATCAAGATATAATTTTAAACAATGGCACTCAATATTTCTCGGGACATTTCCATATAGAATTCAACCAGTAAATGAATATGTAAAGTTAATTGACATAAATAAAAATTTATATGTAACCAAGAGTTGTGATAATAATTTTATAGTTTCAGGTGAAAGTATATTAAAAAACAAAAAAGAGTTTTATGAAAAAATATATTACACAATTACAAAAAGAAATAACGAAGAAGAGTTCCTATATTTTAGAATGATATTTCCAAGAATATTTAAATGAACATAATATCAATACATTGCTTTCCACATGAATTAGAACAATATAATCGTATTCTAAGTCAACTTAATTTATGCTTCGAGTATATTAAAAATAAAGATAATTTTAAAATAATTTCTTGTCTAAATTTAAACAAGACAATACTAGACATAGATAGTGAAGAGCAAGAAAAATATATATACATATATAAGAATACATCTAAGCAAAGTAAACTGCAAATTGAAACAATAATACAAAAGAATGACAATTTTCTAGGAGTAAATGAACATAGACGACATACAATTAAAGAATCCAATGAAAATGATAATATTATTTTCCTTGATTGTGATTTACACTTTAATAAAAAAATACTCGGTCATCTTGAAAACTCAATTGATAAAATAAAAAATATACTAGATTGGTATATAATCAGTCCAAGTCTTGTAAAAATGTGGGACAACACATGGGATTGTTTGGTTAACGAAAACTACCTAAACAAACCACTCGGAATATGCAATTCGATCAAAAACCACGATGAGATTACAAACAGAGATTACGGAAAAATTTATTTATCACCCATAAGAACCTTCAAGTGGGGTGGTGGTTGGTTTAATTCAATATCCGCATCACTATTAAAACAAATAGGAATCCCAACTACATTTAAAGGTTATGGACCAGATGATACTTTTGCGATGGAATGTTGTAAACTTCTTAAAAAAGAAAAACATAAAATACAACAATTTAAAATAAATAACTTGATTGTGTGCGAGAATAGAAATTTAATGTACACCGAGAAACAATTTCGTAAAAATATACCGAACTTTCGTGCAGAATCGGAAAAGAACTTTCACTCAGAACTAAATAAATTTTATATAAAAATAAAAACTTAATATATATTATTATGAAATGTGCTAAAAAAATAGCAATATCCATTGTTTTATTTAGTTTATTATTTACACAGGGTTGCATATCAGTTTCTAATTGGGGTCTAAAACAAGATAGAACGGAAATTGCAGGACAATTAAACAGACATGAATCAGAACTTGAACGTCATGTTCGTTCATATGTAACCGGAACGGTAGATGCACTTGCATTGTCGGATGATAAATCAAGTGAAGATATAGTTGCACTTAATTTAGCAAAAAAGGCACAAGAAATAGTGGGGTTACCGAAACCTGGTGACAAAATTCATGTTATAGACTTAATAAACAAAAATGAGTCGGCACTGGAAAATATAGATGACCGAGAACTTGATGTAATAAAATTACACAGAAGAAAAGAAGTGCTTGGTTATGATCTAAAAGACACAGAAGAAAAACTTATTAGTTTAGGTGAATTAAAAGCAAAAGAACAAAAAGAAGGATTCTTTGACAGAATTTGGGCATGGTTAACAGGAACTTTTGGATTTATCGGAGCAATTGTTGCCATAGTGTTATTAGGACCTGCAATGCTTCCTATACTTACACAATTCATTGGATATTTTGTAGCAAAAATTCCTGGACTTATAGCATGGTTTGGAATCACAAGCAGTCAGTTAACTACTAACATAATTCGTGGAGTAAACGATGCAAAGCAAAAAATAAGATCTGCGGACGAGGAAAAGAAATTTACAAAAAACGAAGTATTAAATATATTCGGAAACTCACTTGGTAATAGCACCAATGTTTCTGATAAAAACGCAATTGACAGAATAAAAAGAAAATTCAAATAATTCATATCCATCTTATATTTATAAAAAAAGGTTATACGCAAATATAATTTAAAAGATGGAGAGTGCGTTTAATGAGAGTAGGAGTAGTTGGTAATGGATTTGTAGGTCACGCAATGACCTTATTAAGACCATATGTAGATGTATTGGTATGGGATATAGAAGAAGAAAAAAGAGAACCAAAGAATTTAACATTTGATAGTTTCGTAAGTGATTCCGAGATAATTTTCGTAGCAGTACCCACTCCTATGAATTCAGACGGGAGTTGTAATCTTGATATTGTAAGAAGTGTATGCGAAGAAATACAAGAACACGCTGATACAAAACATATCGTACTTCGTTCAACTGTTTTACCTGGTACAAGTGAAGAACTAGATGTTGCATTTATGCCGGAGTTTCTTACTGAAAAAAATTGGAAAACTGATTTTAAAAACTGCGATCAATGGATACTTGGTTCTGATGATTTATTTTTATATGAAAAAATGAAAAGAATGTTTGAACTTGCATATAACAATGGAAACGGAAGTATAATAAATAAAGAAGTGATTCAATGTAAGTCATCTGAAGCGGAAATGATAAAATATGTAAAAAATGTTTTTCTAAGTGTTAAGGTAGGTTTCTTTAACGAAATGGAAAATATATGCGATGAACTTGATATTAACTACGAAAATGTAAGATGTATAGCAACTGACGATAAACGGATTGGTTCTGGTCACACGAAAGTTCCAGGGCACGATGGAAAGAGAGGATTCGGAGGAACTTGTTTTCCAAAAGATACAAACGCACTTGCAAAATTTGCTAAAGATGAAGCAATACCAACTCCTATATTAAACTCGGTAATAAAAAGAAACGAAGAACTTGATCGTCCCGAGAAAGATTGGAAAACAAACAAAGGAAGGGCAGTTACATGAGCATAGAATATGATTTATTCAACGGAGATGCCGATGGCATTATAAGTGTACATCAGTATAGAATGTTTAAACCCAAGAAAACCAATTTAATTTCAGGAATAAAACGAGATGTTACTTTGTTAAGACATTGTGATTCTATAAAAAACACTAAAATTAATGTATTTGATATATCGGTGCTATCAAACGAAGAATATATTGATTCCATTTTAAAGAAAAATAATAAAATCATTTGGTATGACCACCATGAAACAGGTGGCAGAGTCAGTGCAGATAATATTAAAATTAGTGTAGATACTGACCCAAATACGTGTACAAATATTATTGTAGATAAAACACTCGGTGGAATTTATCGTCCTTGGACAATATGCGGAGCATACGGAGATAATTTACACGATAAAGCAAACGAGTTAAATCTTAGTTTTAGTAAAGAGCAAATGAAAATTTTTCAAGAAGTTGGTGAAACTTTAAACTATAATGGATATGGACTAAAAATTGAAGACTTAAATGCTAATCCAAAAGATGTATTATTAGACTTAATGAATTACGAATCACCATTTGAGTATCATGCTAAGTCGAAGTTATTTAATAAAATAAAAAATCAAATGAAACTTGATAGAGAAAAACTTGAAAGTAGTGAAATGTTACATAAATCCCACGCAGGTGAAGTTTTATTATTACCAAATGGACAAGAAGCAACAAGATACTCAGGCATATTTAGCAATAAAAAATCCACCGATAATCCAGACCAAGCATTTGCGATTATTACGCACGGAAATAATGATACATATCGTGTAAGCATTCGTTCACCACAAAATAATCCAACTGGAGCAAGTAAACTTGCACTTCGTTTTCCAAGTGGAGGGGGTCGTGAAAAGGCCGCAGGAATAAACGAACTTCCGAAAAATAAATTAAAAAGTTTTATAGATAATTTTTGCCAAGTATATGCCAATCATGATGTAGGTAAAATTAATAAATTCAAAAAATGATAATTTCACACAAACATAAGTTTATATTTTTTAAACCTTGGAAAGTTGGTGGTGCGAGTGTTGAGCATAATTTAATTAATTTATGCGATGAAAACGACATTATAGATAACACACACAGAAATCCATTAGACACAAAAGATATAATTGGAGAAAAACTATTTAACGAATATTTTAAATTCTCAATTGTAAGAAATCCGTGGGATAGAATGGTTTCTTATTTTTGGTGGCAAGATGGTGGTTTGGTCGGAGACAATCACCGTGATAATATTGACAAATTACTAAAATTAAAATTCAATGGATACGAATTTAAAGAGCAATTTGCAAAGTGGGTTGGTAATTATTCACACTTCAATCAACCATTTTATTTTGATGAAAATGGAAAACCAATAATGGATTTTTATATGAAATTTGAAAGTCTTGATACACACTATAAGACTATTTGTAAAAAACTAAAACTAGAGTATAAAAGTCTAAAAAAAATAGGAGCATTTCCTTTCAAAAAGAAAAATGAAAAATATTGGAAATACTACAATTATGAATCAGGTGCAACAATAGCACACAGACACAGAAAAACAATTAAAATGTTTAATTACTATTGTGGACCTAGAAAACGAATTTGAATTGATATTTATACATAAATTATTTAAACTATTTTAAGGATATAAAAATGAACGAACAAGACGAAAGTATAAGACCTTGGGGAAACTATGAGATTCTCCTAGACGAAGAGTATTGTAAAGTAAAACGAATCTTTGTAAAACCTGGGCAAAGACTAAGTTATCAGTATCACTATAAAAGACAAGAAGCATGGACGGTAGTAGCAGGTACCGCAAGAATTACTCTTGATGGTGAAACACGAGATTTTGAAGCAGGAGACACGGTTTTTATAGCACAAGGATCACATCACAGAATGGCAAATCCAAGTGACGATGAGATGATGATTTTGATTGAAGTTCAAACAGGATCTTATTTCGGTGAAGATGATATTGTTCGTGTTCAAGACGACTATGATCGTCCAGAAAAACACGAATCGGAGTAATTTTATGAAAACAGTTGCGGTTAGTGGATACTTTGACCCAATTCATGTAGGGCATCTTGAATATCTTGAGTTGGCAAAGAAACTCGGTGATCGTCTTGTCGTTATCGTAAACAACAATCATCAATGTGTTCTTAAAAAAGGCAAACCTTTCATGGACGAAGCAGACCGAGTAAAAATTGTAGAAGCACTTGGTATTGTAGATGAAGCATTTTTAAGCATAGACACAGACAAAAGTGTATGTGCTTCTTTGGATGCAATTAAACCCGACATCTTTGCAAATGGTGGAGATAGAAGCACAGGAGAAGTTCCAGAAAGTGTTATATGCAAAAAACATAACATTCAAATGGTTGATGGACTTGGAGATAAAATAAGAAGTTCAAGTGATTTAACAGGACTCAAAGAAAAAAAGTAAATGCATAAAGTCCTAGTAACCGGTGGTGCGGGTTTCGTAGGAACTGCACTTATCAAAAAACTTTTAAGAAAGTATAAGAATATACAGATTGTTAGCATTGACAATTATAGCAGTGGTTACGAAAGCAATCATGTTAAAAGTAAACGAGTTACTTATTTGAACAAAGATACTCAGACATTGATTCCACAAAAATTTGATGTCAATAACACCAAGTCAGATATTGCAGATACATTTGAACCCGATGTTGTGTTTCACTTCGGTGAGTTCTCACGAATCGTTACAAGTTTTGATGCTTTTGATAATTGTTGGGACTATAATATGCAAGGAACAAAAATGGTTCTTGATTATTGTGTAGCAAAAAAAGCAAAGTTAATTTACTCTGCAAGTTCAAGTAAGTTTGGTAACGATGGCAAAGACGAAAACCTTTCTCCGTATGCGTGGATGAAAGCAAAAATGGTTGAACTTATAAACAACTATGCAGATTGGTTTGATCTCAAATTTGAAATTACATATTTCTATAATGCTTATGGTCCCGGTCAAGTAAGAACAGGTGATTATGCAACCGTAATTGGAATTTTTGAAGAACAATATTCCAAAGGAGAACCACTTACAGTTGTAGAACCTGGAATTCAATCAAGAGATTTTACACATATTGATGATATTGTTAGTGGTGTCGTATTGGCCGCAGAAAAGGGTCAGCAGAACGAATATCCTCTTGGAACAGGAATTCCACATAAAATAGTGGATGTTGCTAAAATGTTTAACACAGAATATGTAATGATACCAGAAAGACGTGGAGAAAGATTCTATGGAAAAGCAATTCCATCATTAACTTACCAACATCTTGGTTGGGAAGCAAAAATCAAACTAGAAGATTATATAGCAGATATAATCAATAAGAAATAATTCAGGTTGACTTTTTTTATAATATATCCTATACTAATAGGGATAAATGAAAAAGTATTTCTACGAAAAAAACAATCTTACCAAGTGTGAACATAATATTACATTTCACGAACTTTTACAAAAAAATGGAAAAGAACTAGAAACTTGGATTGATGGTTTGCGAAATTATATCGTAACTACTTGGGATGACCTTGGTCTACCACCGAGAACTGGTAAAAACGAAAAAGATATAATAGCAAACTTTAATAAACTAGCAGGATACAATACATACAAATTTCTTCAGACCGATGAAATGGATGGAACAAAAACTATCATCAAAAATTTTAATAAGTTTGCAACCGTGGTAGATCAGTTTTTTCCTACAATGCTAAAAACTAAAATAGGTTCAAGCAAACATACATCGTGGAGTGTTTATGATTGTTTTGCAAATCCACTCAAACGAGAAAGTTTTCATACTTGCATGAGAAGAACTGTTCGTAGAGACTCTTTTTATGCTCATGGAAAAACAATTTGTAAAAATGATTCAGAAGTACCATTTCAAGCAATTAATGGTGAAGCATGGGTTCGTGAATTTTCTGCTAATAAAAAATTATACCCTAACAACGACTTTTGGATTATTGAACTATTCACCGAAAAAAAGTTTGATGCATACGAAGCAGATCACTTAATGCTTAATGCAGAACAAATTAAAAGATTATACAAAGATGGATGTTTAGAAATCCACAACATCAGAAATCTAGAAAGAACTGCAAACTTCGGTGATGATATAGAAAATATAAATGATGTAGTTATAGAAGATGAAAAAGAAGTGCAGTTTAAATTCAGCATTCGTTACTATAACAAGAACTCAAGAATCTTTCCATCCGCAATGGAAGCATTTAAGTTGGGTTTAAGTCAACCCGCAGTAAACTTTCCCCCGTTGACTGCAAAATATATATACCAAAAATACACAGACCACATTCAAGATAAAAGTAATCTTCATATATATGATCCAAGTGCAGGATGGGGTGGTCGTATTCTAGGTGCTATGTCAGTACACGACCGTCAAATTCATTATATAGGAACTGATCCAAATACAGACAATTATATAGATGAACTAAATCAAAGTCGTTACGAATATCTTGCGGACTTCTTTAATGATAAAACAAACGGAGGAAATCCATTCTTTGGTCATCGTAACACATATGATGTTTACCAAAATGGAAGTGAAGAAATTCACAACAATCCAAGTTTCCAAAAATACAAAGGTAAACTTGATTTGGTTTTTACAAGTCCACCTTATTTTAATCGTGAACAATATTCAGCAGATGAATCTCAGAGTTTCAAAAAGTTTCCTGAGTATGAGGATTGGAGAGACAACTTTCTTCGGCCTACTTTAAAGACGGCTGCCGAGTATTTAAAGAACGATAGATACTTACTTTGGAATATAGCAGACATCGCAGACGGAGATGGATTTATGCCATTAGAAAAAGATAGTCGTGATATTCTTGCGGAATACGGACTTGAGTATGTTGAAACTCTTAAAATGCTTATGACAACAATGCGTGGAGTTAAAGCAGAAACGGTTAAGAATTGTTGCAAGATAAACGGAGAGTTACAAAAGTACGAACCTATCTTTGTGTTTTACAAGAAGTGATTAAATATCACTTGAAAAATCTACTCTGTCTACATCAACTCCGAAAAATTTCATAAGTAGTCTAATTGCCGTTTTACCTTGTGCTACTATAAAGTCAAACGCAGAGGATATAGCATCCGACACCCATTTCCATGCTTTTTTCAAAACTTCCATAGTTGAGTCTTTAAGTTTCTTAAATCCACCTTTTACTTTATCGACACCCTTTTTTAATAAATCAGCCGCATCACTAAAAAAACCTTCACACATCAATAACCTAAGAGAGTTAAACAATTCCATTTCATTTAGATTTTGGAAATTTTCATTTAATACTTTATTTCCACCATCCACTTTATTAAATGCTTCTTTCATGATTGTAGAAAACGTTGGTATATATGTTACTCTATCCTTTTCCTCGGCAAGTCGGCTCACGGCAGACTCGGCTGCTTTCTTTGCAGTATCAGCTGCTTTCATAATATTACCACGCAGAGCAATATATGGAGTTGATCCAGAACCTGTTTTAAAAGAAGCATAAAAGTGACACTTTGATGTTAAATCACTTAATCCTGCTTCGATATCAAAATACTTAGTAACTTTACCAGAGGGAGGATCAAATTCTATAATCGTATCAGCACGTGAATCAGATGTAGTACCAAATTTAACGTCACCCGAAGCAGCCTCAAACACAAATGCTTCTTTTAATTTAGGATTTCTACTAAATTCTTGATTCAGATTCAAAGTAATTACATTTCCTGCTTGTGTTGCATCTTCAACATCTTTTATTTGGTTTTGCATTGCTTCAAGTTCTTTTAAAGCCTGTGGTGATTCATCGTCTTTTAGTTTTTTTACTTTATCTTTGAATGTATCAATCGTTCCTTTATATCCTGATTTGCTTGTATCAAGCACCCCTGTTTTCAAAGTATTAAAAACTTTTTTTAGTTCTGAACTTTCATTTTCTCCAAATTTTTGGAAAGCAACCTCAAGTGTAGCAAATGCTTCAATTCTTTTGGCACTCATGATTTGAGAACCACCCTTCTTTTTTAATGAAATTCGTTTACCACCACCCATAACATCTGTTTTGGGGGTTTTGCTAGGTTTATCTTTTTTACCTGCATCTGTGAATATTTTTGACCACTCGGAGCTCACAGAAGCACCACCCTTACCTCCACCAATTTGTTGCAAGTTTTTGATATTGTGGGCAGAAAATGCGTCTGCAAGTTTGGTTGCCTGATCCCTAAGACCAGCTGAACCCCAAAATCCTTTATCATTAATACGTTTCCATTCATCTGCATATTCACCTTTTGATAAATCTGCATTTTTGTTTTTCTTAAACGCAAGAGCAACGGCAATCATTGCTTCCCAATCTTCACCAGACGGTTTCTTTGCACCCTTTACGGTTGACAGATCATTATATGCCTTTCCTATGTATGCAGGAACCACACCGAACAATTGATTTATCTTTCCTTTTTTATTGCCCCAATCAACAAGATCATCTTTGTTGTTTGCTTTTAAAAGTTCTGCTTTCATTTGTTTCCACAACTTTCTATCTTTGATCTTTAATTTGTTGTTTTTGTTATCTCTAAGATCATTTGAATCTACTTTTGAAATAAACATTTTCTTATTGTCTCTATGAGAGTCAACGGTAAATAGAGTTGCCAAACCACCAAGACCACCATTTTTATCAGATGCTTCATTCAGTAACTCATTAAAATCTGTTGGAATCTCAACTAAAGATGAATTTTTTATATAATGTTCAACGATGTCCACGACAATAAATATATATCAAAATAGATTTATTGTATTCTTCGTGGATAATCAGTAAATACTCCGTTTACTCCAATCTCTCGTAAAAACCTAATTGCTTTTAATTCATTTACAGTAAAAACAAATACTTTTATATTATTTTCATTGCAATACGAAACTATATTCGGAGAAACATCTTCAATGCTAATGTTGATTGAATATAAATTCATATCAAAATATTCCGACTTAAATTCTTTTAAAGTTTTCATATCAAGTTGGTCATCATCAAAAAGTTGACTCAACTTTATATCAAAGTGATTGTTTCGTATTGTT